ATATTGTTATGGCGAAAACGCACGAACTGTTTTTAAATTTATTTATCAAAATCCAATGGATTTGTTTTTAAATAGAAAATATAATAAATATTTATTAATGACACAAGAGAAAGGTAAATAACAATATGGCAATTAACCTATTAAATATTCAACCTCATAAAGTTTCTCGTGACCTATCTGGTTTCATAACTTACATTTTTGGTGCAGGCGGTGTAGGCAAAACAACTCTTGCTTCTCAAATGGATAGGGCGCTTCTTTTAGCCGCTGAGCGTGGCTATAATGCAATTCCTGGTATTATGGCACAAGATATTACCTCTTGGGCAGAAATGAAGCAAGTCCTTCGTGAGCTAAAAAAGCCAGAAGTAAAGGAAGTATATAAATCAATTTGTATTGATACCATTGACCTGATGGCTGATTATTGTGAGAAATATATTTGCAATCGTGAGGGCGTTGAAAAGCTAGGCGACATCCCTTGGGGCGGTGGCTTCAAGATGATGCAGAAAGAGTTTGAGGATACTTTCCGCACAATTGCTCAAATGGATTATGCTCTGTTCTTTATTTCTCACTCAAAGGACAAGCTCTTTAAGCGTGAAGATGGCACAGAATATAATCAGATTGTTCCTTCTCTATCTCCTTCCTATAATGAGATTATCCGTAACATGTCAGACCTGCAAGGATATGCGCATCAGACTCGTCTAGAGAATGGCCGTCCAGAAGTTATGCTTACTCTTCGCTCTATGGACGGTAGCGTAGAATGTAAAAGCCGATTTAAATATATCGAGCCTGAAATCCCGTTTAATTATGAATCTCTTTCAAAAGCGCTCAATGATGCAATTGAAAAAGAAGCTGCGCTAAATGATAACAAGTTCATTACTGATGAAAAGGCTAAGCAAGTAGAAGAAACTACTTATGACTTTGAAGCTATGAAAAACGAGTTCAAGGAACTGACTGTCAAGATTCAGCATAGTGTTTCTAAGGATGAATTCAAGAAGTTATGGGCGCCTAAGATTATCGAGATTACAGATAAGTATCTTGGTGTCGGCAAGAAGGTCAATGACTGTACTGCCAAGCAAGCTGAGCAGCTTTCGCTTATCCTTGATGACCTCAAAGACTTACTGTCTAATGGAATTGATGTAGCTTAATTCTAAAGACCGTCCATAATTGGGCGGTCTTTTTTATTGACAAAATCTCCTGAATATGTTATAATTATATTATAAAGTTAGGAGAAAATATGGCAAAACAAAGACTTGTTAAATGTCCATATTGCGGCCAAATGATTGACCGTGATTGTGAGTTTGATTGGAACAAGATTGGCAACAGATATTGGCATGATGAATGTTATGCCAAGAGCCAAGAGGAAAAAGAAAAAAATAAAGATAAGCTGAAAAAGCAACGAGAAGCAGTTATGAAAATGGCTGGAAAATATCTCGGTGCATATGCAGATTATCAGAAAATTGCCATGAACATGGGGCAACTCATTCAAGCTGGTGTTACATATGAGCAGATGGCTAAAGCTTTAAAGTATTGGTATGGAATAAAGCATAATGACCCGAGCAGGTCAAATGGCGGCATATGGATTGTCAAATCAATTTATATCGAAGCAGAAAATCATTTCAAACGATTGGACGAGATTAAAGCTATACAAAGTAAAGAACAAGTGAATACAGATATTACAGATGAACACCGTGTATTTGTGCGGCCAAGGGATGTAAATATCTATAGGAAAAAGCCACGTTTCAACTTAGAATAGAAGGGAGGATATTTGATTAGTAAATACTATGATTCTGTCGCTGCATTACAGGTAATTGGATGTTGTATGCGGAAACCAGAATACTTGGCGGCAGATGGACAATACTTCTTTTCAGAACACGACTTTTGCAATGACTTACATAAGGTAGTATTTGGTGCATTGTATAGTCTATATAATGCGGGTGTAACTGACCATCTTGCACGAGAAATTGAGAATTATCTTAAAGATAAGCCGAAAGCATATGCAGTCTATAAAGCTAACAAAGGTAGAGAATGGATGTTTGAAACTCATGCGAATGCTCACCTAGATGCTTTCGAGTATTATTATAATCGTTTAAAAAAGATGTCTCTGCTTCGCGCGTATGATGATGTTGGCGTAGATGTATCTGATATTTATGACCCAGATAATATTTTAGATTCTGCAAAGAAGCAGGCACAAGACGAGTACCTTGATGGTACGACATTAGAGCAGTTAGCAGATGATGTAGAAGGTAAGTTTTATTTTATCAGGGACTTATATGTAGACAATAACGATAATGACTCTGTTGCTATTGGTGATAATGTCCAAAAGATTGTAGATGAATTAGCGCAGCATCCTGCTCGTGGTTGGGCGATGTATGATATGTATGAAGATGCAATCGCTATGGGCGCACGACCTGGCCGCTTTTATTTAAGAAGTGCAGCGACAGGTGTCGGTAAAATGATTTGCCGACAATAAACTGGGGAAAAATCTGGAACCCTAAACCAAAAGGCAGGGGAATCAGAGGTGAAGGTTAATTTTAAATTAACCAGCCGCAACGCATAGCAGGTGAAAAGATATAATCCTGCCACGAGGCCCCAGCTTTCTTTATAAGAAAGAAAAGATATGCTGAACTTGCGGGAAACCGTAAGAACCGTAGGATAAAAAGCCTATGGGGTAACAAATTGAAATCAAGAACTGGTGTTGCTGATGCTTGTTTTTTCTCATGTTCTGAGTATTATTCAGATGAAGGTAAATGGGAACGTTTATATAATCGAGTACCTACTTTATATATTTCGGTAGAACTAGACATTGAAGAGCTTACAACTATGGCATTAGCTTTTATCGGTAATATTCCAGAAGACCATATTGTTGAAATGGATTTACTTACTTTTGACGAGGAAGAGAGATTAAAGAAAGCAGTACAGATTCTAGAAGAAGCACCACTTCGTATGGAATATCTTCCTAACTATGGCATGAAAGATGTTGAGAATTGTATTAAACGCAATATGCGCAAATACACGTATCCACGAGTAGACGAACAAGGCAATACAGATTATCTAACTTTTCAATGTGTCGTTTTTGACTATCTAACTTCATCCATTAAGATGATTGAAGAAATCTCACATGGAACTGGTGTAAAAATTCGTGAAGACCAGATTCTATTTCTTATGTCATCTAAGCTCAAAGAAATAGCTGTCGAAAATAATATCTTTCTCTTATCAAGCACACAAATTAATAATAATTTTAAGCAAGAGAAGATTCTAGACCAGAGTATGCTGGCTGGCGCAAAATCAATTGCAAACCGAATTGACTATGGTGAAATCATGGTCGATTGTACGGATGAAGATATTCAAGATATTGAAGGCGTTTTGGCGCAGCATCCCGGAATGTGTCCACCAAATGTAAAAAGAAGCGTATATAAGAATCGACGAGGAAAATTCAATCGTGTTATTTGTTGGATGCGCGCAAATAAAGGTACTTGTCGATATAAGACTTTATTTGTAACTGATTTCTCTTTTAAACCAATAGACAAAGATGAAATTTTCCAAAAGAAGAAAGAATAGGAGGTGCGGGAATTGGGATACGATAAATCGAAGGTAAAGGAATCAATTGAACCAGAAAACGTATATGATATTCTAGAATACTTTGGAGCAGAACCAGAAATGTATTCTGATTATATCATTTCCCGCACAATCTGTCACAATGGCATCGGTGAAGGTTCAAAGAAGTTATATTATTATTTTGAGAATAGCATGTTTAATTGCTATACTGAGTGCGGCGCATTTGATATTTTTGAACTTGTTGAGAAAGTTAAAAATGTAGACCTTAATTCCGCAATCTATTTTGTGGTTAATTTCTTAAATCTTCAAATTGATTTAGATAATGATATTGATTTAAAAGATAGTCAAGAAGACTGGAAAATATTCAATAGATATAAAGAGCAAAAAGATGTAACTGTCAATGATAATACTATTGAGCTGCCAGAATATGATATATCTATTATTCAGCATTATCCTCAACCTATTATTTCCTCTTGGTCTAATATCTCAAAAGAAGTATGCGATTTTGCGCAAGTTCATTATGACCCTCTTGGCGGCAATATTCTTATCCCGCACTTTGACCAGAATGATAGATGTGTAGGTATTCGACAAAGAACTATTATCCAAGAGCAAGAGAAAAAAGGAAAATACAAGCCTTGGCGAGTTCACGGTGAACTTTACAATCATGCTCTTGGCTTTAATTTGTATGGTCTTAATTGGGCTAAGGAAAGAATTAGAGAAATACAGACTGCGGTTGTAGCCGAATCAGAAAAGTCGGTTCTTGCCTATATGTCATATTACGGTACAGGTAATAATATTTGTGTCGCAACATGCGGCAGTTCCTTGTCTAAATATCAATTCAAACTTCTTAAAGATGCAGGATGTAAAGAAATTGTTATCGCATTTGACCATGACTTTGATGAATATGGTTCAGATGAAAGTCTCAAAGTTGAAGAAAAGATTGCCAAGATTGGTAACAAATACAAGCCATATATGAATATGTCTGTAGTTTTTGACAGAGAAAATATCTTAGGATATAAGGCAAGTCCATTAGACCAAGGTAAAGATGTATTTATGTATCTATTTAAGAATAGGATTATGCTATAATGGGTATTACAATTGGACAAATCGTAGTTTTAATACTTATACTTATGTTTCCGATTCTTTTATGTCTTGCTATCATTGCAGCTTGTATTATTATAGATAAATGGGTAGATATTATATTTTATCCTTTTGAAATTCTTCGTGATAAGATTGATAATTATAGGCAGCAAAGAGATTTAGAATCATGGTACGAAGAAAACGAAAATCGCCAAGAGGATGATAAATGACATGACAGAAGATGATAAATTAAATATTCTTAGCTATCGCCGCAAACATCAGCGCTGTCGATATTGTAAATATTATTTTTATCCGTATGTGCCGCATGAGTTAAAATTGACTAGTGCCGTTCCTCCTGAATGTGCTATTAAAGATAAGAAAATTTATCCTTATATTCTAGGTTTTAAAACGTTAGCAGGATGTATGTGCAAAGAGTTTGGAGTTGATGAAGATAGATTATAAATTATATAAGCCAACATTAGATAGCTTGACACCTCAACAACAAATTTTATATAATAGAGATATTCCAGTAGAAGAGCAAAGCAGTTGGCTTAATGCCTACTGGAATGATGTAAATGATTTTCATTTACTAAAAAATATTAAAGAAGCAGCTGTAATGATTGTTAATCATTGTATGTGGGCAAGTTCTAAGATTACTATTTTACAGGACTGCGATTGCGATGGATTGACTTCGAGCGCTATTATGGCTAATTATATTTATCATATTTGTAGCAAAGAACCGACCATCTTAATTCACGAAGGAAAAGCTCACGGACTTGCAGACATTGACTTGGACAATATTATAGACACTACTAGTCTTCTTATTATCCCAGACGCGGCAAGTAATGATTATGAACAGCTTAAATATTTGCATGATAATGGTGTAGATATTGTAGTTTTAGACCATCACCATTGCGAAAAATATTCTGAAGATGCTATCGTAGTAAATAATCAATTAGATGATTATCCTAATAAGAACTTTAGTGGCGCAGGTGTTACATGGCAGCTTTGCCGTCAAATTGATGAAGATGCTGGTTTTGATTATGCGAATGATTTAGTTGATTTATGCGCTTTAGGCGTGGAGTAAACGCGCTATTATATTTTTTCTTTAATCAAGAGGGTCTTTATATAAAAGGCTAACGGTGAAGGCTAAATCTATTTAAAATAGACATGCTAATACCGTGGAACTTATATTATTTTTAAGGAGGTGAATGATGTATGTATAGAATTAAACTTTCAGAATTACAAAAAGGAATTAGCGGTATTTATCTTTTAAAATATCCAAATAGTAAGATTTATATTGGTCAATCTATTGATATAAAAAGAAGAATGTACGAACATAACAATATTAAAGAAAATAGCAGACGTAAAGAGAATGGCACATGTGCAGTTTGCGATTTAGCAATAATTAAATACGGAATAATCAATGAAATTACAATCCTAGAAGAGTGTTCACAAAAAGACCTAAACGATAAAGAGCGTTTTTGGATTGCATATTATAATTCAACAGATAGAAATATCGGGTATAATCTTGCCAAAGGAGGTCGAAACAATAGAATTACTCTTTTAACAGAAAATGAAATTTTATCTATCAGGCAAGAACGACAAGTTGGAAATAGAAAAAAAGACGTATACGAAAAATATAAAAATAAAATAAGTTTTAGTGGTTTTGAAAAAATTTGGTTAGGAATCACACGCCCAGATATTGGCAAAGAGCTATTAAATTGTTTTGAAAACAAAACCAGACAAGAATATTCTCATGAAGCTAATGATGGAACTAATAATGGAAGAGCAAAATTTACAAAAGAGCAAGTGCTGGAAATACGTAAATACGGAGAAAATAAACCAGAAAATATCTCTTGGAGAGCTTATTATCAGCAAATTGCTGATAAATACTTAGTTAGTGATAAAACTATCAACCGCATCATTCACCTTAAAAGCTATAAAAATATATAAATCTGTATCGACTATCCCTTACGTTGAAATGCTGGGGAGTAGGGCTACTATTGATACGTAGTTACATTTTAAGAAATGAAGTGTTTAAACCGAAAGAGATATGCGAAAGTAAAATATAGTCAGCTCAATATAGAAATATATTGGCCGCAGTGGTGTGGCGATATGATGGATTACCATGAAAAAGAAGTGAGAGCGCTTGTCAATATTGGTTACGCCAATATTAAAAATAAATTTTTTAAAGCATTTGTAGATAAACAAGAATTCTCTTTAAATAAGATGAATGGACTTAATTATCTCAGCTCTAGCTTTTATGTAGTTCCTTATATTAATGCATGTTGTCGAACTGGTGAAATGGTAGAGAAACGTCTTCTTCTTAGCGCTCTATTGGATTACAAGTGTGATATGATGATTCCATCATCCAAAAGAGGTGAAAAAGGTAAAGAGGTTCCTATTTGGCAAGAAGCTATCACTGTTATTGAACGAGTGAAACGTAGGCAAACCAAGCTACAAGATGAAGCTATGGAGTTCTTTGAATATCAGATTCAGTCCAAAAAACTAACTGATAATGCTATTATTACTTGTATATGCGGCAAAGATGATACTGAACCCGGTATTTTGGGATTAATTGCAAATAAAATTCAAGCTAAATACCAGCATCCTACATTAGTCTTACAGGAAGTCGAAGAAGAAGACGGGGTGCATCTAAAAGGGTCTGCTCGTAATTATTCTTACTGTCCTATTGAAGATATGCGCAGTCTTTGTGAAGATACTGGTGTTGTTGATTATGCTGCTGGGCACGGGTCTGCATTTGGACTCTCGTTGCCTTTAGAGAATTTTTATGAGTTCTTAGATAAGACCAACGAGCAATATAAAGGTGTTAATTTTAAACCTGTATATCTTGTTGATTACGTCTGGAATTATGATAGAGTCAATCCAAAATATATTCTAGATATTGCAGAATTGAATATTTATGGTCAGGATATTCCAGAATCTAAAGTTGTAATAGAAGATATTGCATTAGACAATGTTAATGTTCAGCTTTTAGGTGAAGCCAAGGGGCATCCTACTATTAAGATTTCTTTACCTTCCGGTGTTGATATTATGAAATTCAAGTCTTCTAGAGAAGAATTTGAGGAATGGACAAGTGGAGAAAAGAAATTGACTATTGTCGGCAAGTGTTCCAAAAATTCTTGGATGGGAAACGTTACGCCGCAAATTCTAATTGATGATTTTGAATTAGAAGATTATGAAGAGGAATGGGTATTTTAAATGAAACTTCAAATCGAAGAAGCAGAGCTAAGGAATCTTGTGCATAAGGCATCGCGTTATGATATTATTATGGATGCTCTTATTCGTGAAAAGTTCGACAAGATTGATATTTATAGTGATTGGGAAATAACTGAAAACTATATGTCAGATATTATCAATCAGCAGCCGAGTGATATTATACCAGTAGATGAAGATAAAATTAAAGAAACTCAAGAATGGTTTGACAAGCATCCTGACTTTGGCACAATGTAATTAAATAGAAAGCCCTCTAGTTTTTATTGACTAGAGGGCTTTTTTGTGTTATAATATATTTATAAAGAAATCCAATAGAAAGGAGTAGCATAAATTATGCGAATGGCAAAATGTCCTATGTGCGGACAGCATAATGTCAACGGTTTTAAAAAGCACAACAAGTGGTATTCAACTTGTTATAATAAGGAGTGCCGATATACTACAGAAATAGGTATGCCGACACGCAAAATGAGTCGCTTTAATTGGAATCTAAACTATGAGCATTTAACTGGCGAGATTCTTCCTGATGAAATGACTGGTCGGCAGAATGGCGCTTATATGAAAAAGGAGATTCGTTGTGGCGTACCAGAATTAGTACAATGTTTTTCTCAAGAGGACTTTGAGAAGTGGGAAGAAAAGTACGATATTTCTAAGGTTGATTGGGTAAAGGAAAGCGGTAAGCATTGCAAACGAGGTAAGCGAGTTGTTTTTATAGGCCAGAAGAAGGACAAATAATGAGTGCAGAAATTTGCGGAGACAATCGTTTCTTAGTGATTGAGCGAGCAAAAAACGATTTATTTGAAAGCACCAACATTGAAACGGCTCCAAGAGAAGTTGAAGTTATTGATAGTATTCTTTTTCGTTGTTGGCAAATGGGCTGGTTAAAAAAATATGAATAGAGGGACAGAGATGCCAATGACAAATCAATATCCCGGCAGTCTTCATAACCACACAGATTTTTCAAATCTTAGGCTTAAAGATTCAATTAATACTGTAGACCGTTTAATGGATTATGCTTTGGAGCTTGGTCAAGACGTATTAGCCTTTACAGAACATGAGTCAGTAGCTAATGCAGTTAAAATTCAAGAAGCATATGAAAAGCGCAAACAAGATAATCCAAATTTCAAAGTAATTCTGGGCAATGAGATATACCTTGTCCGTAATGGTCTTAATAAGGATAATTTTAATCCAGAAGAAGATAGGTATTTCCACTTCATCCTTTTGGCTAAAAATGCAGAAGGTCACAAACAAATTCGTGAGATTTCAACACGAGCTTGGATGCGCTCTTATATGGCTCGTGGTATGCGGCGAGTGCCAACATATTATCAAGACTTAATTGATATTATTAGTAAAAATAAAGGCAATATTATTGCTTCAACCGCCTGCCTTGGTGGGCAATTACCAGCTTATCTTCTTAAATATAAGCAAACGCATGATAAAGCAGACATTGAACAGGCTATCAAGTGGCTCAAAGGAATGGTTAAACTTTTTGGCAAAGGTAACTTTTTTCTAGAAATGCAACCTTCTCACAACGAAGAACAAATTTATGTTAATAAATGGATTAAAAAATTATCTCATAAATTAGATATTCCATATATTATCACTTGTGATGCTCACTATTTAAATAAAGACGAAGCATTTATCCATGAGACATACCTAAAGTCTCAAAACGGCGAGCGCGAAGTCTCTGAATTTTATGCAACTACTTATCTTATGGAGACAAAAGAGCTTGAAGGATTCTTTGAGTATTTTACCAAGGAAGATATTTATGCCGCATATGAGAATATTGAATATATTAAGAGTCAATGCGAAGATTATAATCTGAAAAAGCCGTTAAAGATTCCTCAGCTACCTTGGAAAGATAGTTATATTACAGATGAACAGGTAAAGTCTTTTCAAGATAAAATTCCTAATCTGAAATATCTAACCGAATCTGATTTTGATGGTGATAAACTTCTTGGTCGATTGATTCTTCAAGGCATTCAAGAGAAAGAAGATTTACAGAATCAAGATGCCTACGATGAAATCAATGTTGAATTAGAGTCTGTTTACCAAAGTTCTATTGTAAATAAAACGCACTGGTCTTCATATTTTCTTAATTTACAGAAAATTATTGATACCATTTGGGAAGCTGGTTCCATTGTTGGCTGCTCACGAGGAAGTGGCGGCGGCTTCCTTATCTTGTATGTTCTGGGCATTATTCAGATTAACTGTTTAAGGGAAACTACAAAGACCTTTCATTGGAGGTTCCTTAATCCCGCACGTGTCTCTGTCTTGGATGTAGACATTGACGTATCTGGTCTTCGCCGCAAGCAGATTCTAGATAAGTTTAGAGAAGTCTATGGCGAAGATAGAGTTTGCAATGTTCTTACTCTTGGTACAGAAAGCACAAAATCAGCTATTCTAAGTGCGGCAAGAGGTCTTGGAATTGATAATGATGTGGCACAATATATTGCTTCTCTAGTTCCTTCTGACCGTGGTTTAATTCGTTCTTTGCATCAGTGCTACTATGGTGATAGTAAAGAAGGAATAAAACCAGTTATTCCTTTCGTCAATGAAATGAAACAGCGTCCAAAATTATGGGAAGTTGCTTGTCGAATTGAAGGTCTAATCTGTCGCTCTGGAATACACGCGGGAGGACTTGTCTTTGTTGATGAGCCATTCACGGAGACGGCCGCTCTTATGCGTGCTCCTGATGGGACTATTATTAGTCAATTTGACCTCCATGACCTTGAAAAATTATCACTCATTAAATACGACCTACTTTCTGTCGAAGCAATGGACAAGATTCAGGTCTGTCTTGAGCTGTTAGTAAAATATGGTTATCTCAAATGGTCTGGAACACTGAGAAAAACTTACGAAGATGCTATCGGTATTTACAATCTAGAACGAACAGATTCTAAGATGTGGAAAATGGTATGGGAACATAAGATTCAATCTCTATTCCAAATGGAAAAGTCAAGTGGAATTCAAGGTATTGCACTGACGCATCCTAAATCTGTTGATGATTTAGCTACTCTTAATAGTGTAATTCGACTTATGGCGCAAGAGAAAGGTGCAGAAACGCCTCTTGAAAAGTATGCAAGATTTAAGAAAGATATTTCTTTATGGTATCAAGAAATGGACTCTTATGGTCTAACAAAAGAAGAGCAAAAGATTCTTGAGCCTGTTCTTAAAATCTCTTATGGCCTGTGCGAAAGTCAAGAGCGTTTCATGATGCTTGTCCAGATTCCAGAATGTGGTGGCTTTGACCTAAATTTCGCAGATAGGTTAAGAAAAAGCGTAGCCAAAAAACGTCCAGAAGAATACAAAAAATGTGAAAAAGAATACTTTAAACGAGTCCGAGAACAAGGCTTAAGTAAAAACCTTTGCAATTACGTATGGAACGTATGCGTAGCTACAAGCAGAGGATACGGGTTTGAGAAAATTGGACCCTACACGCTAAAATATTTATCAATATGGTTTTACACTTTATGTTTCTAACCTTTAGCCAAGGAAGAACGTGTAAAGCTAACGAGGGTAAAATCTCGTGGCAAAATTCAAAAAGGTTATTTACTATATAATATATATGAAGGAGGTGACAATATGCTTTATATTTATAAGTTTACAAATAAGGTTAATGGAAAAATATATATAGGACAAACCAATGATATAGAACAAAGAAAGCGTGGGCATAAATCTACAGCCTTCAATGAAAAATCGCATAATTATCATTGTGCTTTCCATAATGCAATTCGTAAATATGGATGGAATAACTTTGATTTTGAAATTTTAGAAGAAATAGATGATAGTTTTGGAAGAGAATATTTAAACGAAAGAGAAATTTTCTTTATTTCATACTATCAATCTCTAACCTCTCAAAACGGTTATAATATTACAAAAGGCGGCGATGGATGTGCGAAAGAGCAAAAAACTTTTGAAGAATGTGTAGCTTGCAGTAAAATATTTACTTTAAACGAAGTAATTGATATACAGACAATGCTCGTTGAAGGTTACGCCTATTTTGAAATTTATAAAAAGTATCCTAAATTGACAGATAGTTTTTTATCTAATATTTCGTCTGGTTTAAATTTTTATAATGAAAAACTAGAGTACCCATTAGGCAAAAATAAGACAAGGTTTTCAAAAGATACTCAAGATGAAATTATATCTAGTATTAAAAGTGGAATCCCATATAGCGAAATTAAAGAAAAATTTGGGATAAGTACTGGATATATAAGTTCTATCAATTCTGGCAAAAGGTGGCATCGGGATAATGAAATGTATCCGTTATGCTTTAAGGCATGTGCCAATAATGATTTTGGACAAAAAGCAATACATGATATTATTTTTACAACTTTGTCGATGGAAAAACTTGGAAAAGTTTATCATAAGTCTAAAGCAACTTTTACTGCAATTAATGTTGGTAGAAATCGTAACAACCCAGCTTTTAAATATCCATTGCGTACAAATGCTGTAGAAAATCAAAAAATATGGAATGACCTTTTTGAATAATGCTGTATCGACTATCTTGGGTTAGACCGAGAGTACATTTACTATTGATACGTAAGTGGAAACAGCGTGCGTTTTCTGGGTGGCACCCAAATTAAAAACGTAAGAAATAGTCAGTTATTAGTATAACGTAATCTTTCACACACTTTAGGATATTCGCTTGTAGCTCTTCAAGAAATGAATCTTGCTTACAAATATCCTATTATCTTTTGGAATTGCGCGAACTTAATTGTAGACAGCGGCACAATTGAAGGTATTGATGACAAAACATCTGATTACAATAAAATCGCACGTGCCGTCAATAAAAATAAATTAGCAGGAATTAAAGTATCGCTTATTGACATAAATAAATCAGAGCTATCTTTTACACCAGATGCAGAAACAAACACAATTCATTATGGTCTTGGCGGCTTACAAGGTGTAGGCAACGAAGTCGCGCAAATGATTATTGATAATCGTCCATATGATTCAGTAGAAGATTTTATGGATAAGACAAAAGTAAATAAAACAGTTATGATTTCTCTAATCAAATCTGGAGCTTTTGACCAATTCGGAAAACGCAAAGATATTATGAAGCAATATCTATATACTACAATCAATCTCAAAAAACGTTTGACTATGCAGAACTTTAATGCCCTTATCGAAAATAGCCTTGTGCCGCAAAAACTCAAATTCCAAAAGCAAGTATTTAATTTTAATAAAGGGCTGAAAAAAGATTGCAAATATAATGTAGATTATTTTGCATTAGATGGTGTTTACTATAAGTTTTATGTTAAGTTTTTCAACGAAGATAACATTGAACCAATAGACAATAAGTTATGTTTAAGCAAAAAGGCATGGAAAAAAGAATATGATTCTGTAATGAGTGCAGCCAAACAATATATTACTGATAATCAGCAGGAGCTATTGGATAAGTTAAATAATAAAATGTTACAAGATGCTTGGAATAAATACGCGGCAGGTACGATTTCTCATTGGGAAATGGAAAGTCTTGGTATGTATTATCATAAGCATGAGTTAATTAATATTGATAATTCATTATATGATATTGTAGATTATATGAAACTTGACCGCATACCTATTGTAGATTATACGTTCAGACGTAACGGCGCGGAAATTCCCATTTTCAAGACTTTTAAAATTGCGGGAACGGTTATTGCAAAAGATGAAATGCACTCCCAAATTACACTGCTTACCACTACTGGTGTAGTAGAAGTTAAAATGTCTAAAGAGTATTTTTCACAATACAATAAACGTATTAGTGAAGTCAGACCAGACGGTACTAAGAAAATTATGGAGCAAGGTTTCTTCCAGCGTGGCATGATACTGGTATGCAATGGTATTAGACGTGGAGATACCTTCGTATTAAAGGCGTATAAGCGTAAAGGGAATGCACAGCATCAACTATACAAAATTACGAAAGTGAATAAAGATGGCACCATAGAAATGACTAATAACCGCTATGGCGAAAATGTTGACAATTAAATAAAGTTATGTTATAATATAGGAGTAAACAGAAAAGGAAGTTTGCTCCTATTTTTTGGAGGTTTAATGAAACCAATTGTAATTGGCATTTGCGGCAAAAGTGCTAGCGGCAAGGATTCAACCGCGACTCGATTAGTTGACGAATATATTGAGATGGGTATCCCAGTTAACAAGGTGGTTAGCTATACTACTCGTCCTCCAAGAGAGGGAGAAATTAATGGTGTAGACTATCATTTTATTGACCGAAGAACATTTATTAAAATGCAATATGAAAATAAATTTATGGAATACTCAGAGTTTCGAGGTTGGAAATATGGCACTTCAATTGACGCATTTAAAGATGATTGCGTAAATATCTGCGTCCTTAATCCTACTGGCATGGACGCTTTAAGTAAATACTATCGTTATACTCGTTCAATTGCAGCATGTGAGCTATTTTATCTCAAAGTTCCATTTTTTACACGACTTAAACGCTCTATTAAACGTGAGCATACTTTTAAATGGGAGTTTATTAGACGAGCGTTCGCGGACAATCATAACTTCTTAGATTATGATGAATATTTTGGATATATGGACAATGAGCATCTTCTACCTTATTGCAATGGCCGCGTGAATTTCGTATCCAAAATTATGAATAATGACCGCTTAATTTATGAAACTTCAAAGTTAGAGCGTTAACATTTATCCAAATAAACGTATGGACATAAGTTTAGAAAGTTTATTAACCAAATTTTATATAAGAGAAAGAGGATAAAATGATTTTTCAAGTACGGCAAGGAGTGTTTGAAACCAATTCAAGTTCAACACATACACTTACTATCTGTTCTAAAAATGATTTTGACAAGTGGGGAAAAAGGCGAAGTGTTTTGGCTTGATAATGATTGGCAAAAGCTAGGTACGGATAAGAAATTCGTCACACCAAAAGAATTAGAAGAACTTGCAGAACAGTACAATGAAGAGCAGCAGAAGCGTATTGATTCTGGTGATAAGTTTGCTCACACGGTAGATATTGATAAAGTCCTTAATGAACAGCGTGATTATGATTCTTATTACGATAGCTATTGGGACACTGAGCGCAGCGCGTTTGAAGCATATACAATGGACGATTGGTATGCACGCAATGGCGACCTTGAGACTTATTCGCGGAGCTTTACTTCTCCTTCTGGTGACGAAATGGTAGCGTTTGGAGCGTTTGGATATGACGGCTAAAGATTGGAATATGACGGCTAAGAGTTTCGACCCTCGCCCTTCCAATTGTGTTTCTTACAATAATGGTAACTATACAGTTACGTTATCTCTTACAGACGGAACTATGATTCGATACAGCAAAGACGATAAATTAGTCCCGTCTTTTCCTGACTCAATGGATATTAAAATCACCAACTGCTGTTCGCTGAACTGCCGCTATTGTCACGAGAAATCGACAAAGGATGGACAGCATGGAGACATCTTATCAGATAGCTTTATTGACAAACTTCATCCTTATACTCAATTAGCCTTGGGCGGTGGCAACGTTTTAGAACATCCTGACCTTGTGCCTTTTCTAAAGAAGTGTAAGGAACTAAAGTTAGTCCCATCTGTAACAGTGAACCAGATTCATTTTATGCAACAGCATAAGTTTCTCAAGCAGTTGACAGATGAAAAGCTAATCTACGGTTTAGGTATTTCTTTCCATCACCCTGATAAGAATTTCCTGCTTATGCTCCGCAGCTTTCCTAATGCGGTCATTCATACTATCGCAGGTATCACCAAGGAAAGAGATTATGAGTTTCTTTATGACAATGGCTTAAAGATTCTTATTCTTGGATATAAGAAATTCGGTCGTGGAATTCAAGCCTACCAAGAGTCTCACCAACACATTGATTATAGTATCATAAATCTTAAACACCTTTTACCATATATGGTAAAAGAAAAATGGTTTGATAGTATTTCATTTGACAACCTTGCATTAAAACAACTTGACGTAAAGAACCTTGTACCACGAGATAAATGGGACATGTTCTATATGGGCGATGAAGGTAGTTCCACGATGTATGTTGATATGGTCAATCGTGAGTTTGCGGCGAATTCTACGTCTGAAACTCGCTATCCTCTTTTGGACAACATAGAAGATATGTTAAAAGTAATTCACCAAGAGAAGAAGGAGAAAGATATTGACTAAATATATTACAAAGCGAAATGGAAATAAAGTAGAGTTCGATATTTCTAAGATTGAAAATGCAGTATTTCGTGCTGCATGTGATGTGTCTGGTACTCTTGGATGGACATTGACGTTTTGTCATGAGGTTGCGAAAGATATTGCACATGACTTTGAAAAAGCCGAGTATTATCATGACGGCATGACAGTAGAAGAGATTCAGGATGCTGTTGAAGAACTGCTCATGGGCGATTTCCCGCATGTTGCAAAGTCATATATGATTTATCGTTATGAACATCAGATTGCACGCCAAAAACAACTTGATGAAGCCATTGAAGAAAAATTAATGGCAAAAAAGATTGACAATCAAAATGCAAATGTTGATGAACACTCTTTTGGTGGACGCATTGGCGAAGCAAGCAGCATTGTTATGCGCAACTATGCGTTGAATCATTGTATGTCTACGATGGCAAAAGAAAATCATCTAAATAATGAGATTTATATTCATGATTTAGACCACTATGCTGTTGGCGACCATAATTGTCTCTCTATCCCATTCGACAAACTTCTTAGAGAAGGTTTTAATACTCGTCAAGTAGATATTCGTCCTGCGAATTCTGTTAATACCGCTTTTCAACTTGTTGCTGTAATTTTCCAACTTCAATCTTTGCAGCAATTTGGCGGTGTAAGCGCAACGCATCTTGATTGGACTATGGTGCCTTACGTTCGCAAATCATTTAGAAAACATTTTATTGACGGATTAACTTATTGCGAACCGGATTTTTCTTTCAACATTAAAGAATATGCGGAGCATATTCCAGTAGATACAGGCATTGAAGGTGAAGAATATAAACTTCAATCCAATGCTTACAAGTATGCTATGGATATGACAGAGAAAGAAGTATATCAAGCAGTCGAGGGAATGTATCATAATCTCAATTCGCTACAAAGTCGTAGCGGGAATCAATTACCATTTACCAGTGTGAACTATGGCACGTGTACGCTACCAGAAGGACGTATGGTAATTAAGGCATTGCTTGAAGTTTCAATTGAAGGTGTTGGTAAGCTACACAAAACCTCTATTTTCCCATGCGGCATTTTTCAATGTATGAAAGGTGTTAATCGAAAAGAAGGCGAGCCTAATTATGATTTATTTAGACTTGCTTTAAAGTCAACGGCGAAACGGTTATATCCAAATTATGTCAATGTTGACTGGTCTAACAATGCTGGATATGATGTTAATGACCCGTGTACGTATACTTCGACTATGGGTAAGCGTAAACTATAGCCCATATAAAATCTTTTGAATTCGGATAGGACTTAGATTTAAGTTGAGTCCGAACTAATTAAATGTGTATCGACTATTCCGAAAGGAAGTAGAGATAATAGCTATCTCGAAGTAAGAAGACTATCCAATAGGATAGATGATATAGTCAGTGCGGCAGGTGACTGCCGAGAACATGTGTAGAACATATAATGGATATGATATTAACGGCTTCGGTCAACTAAAAGACGGTCGCGGCAATATCTGTCCTGTTACAATTATTCTTCCTACTCTTGCAATGGAATCAGGAAGAAACGTAAAAAAGTTCATGGAACTTTTGGACAAGAAGCTCTTTGAAGCAAAAGATATGCTTATCGAGCGTTTTGAATATATTTGTTCACAGAATCCCGCAAGCGCTAAGTTTATGTATGAGAATGGTGTTATGGCTGGATATGTTCCAGAAGAAGGAATTAGAAGTGCGCTCAAGCATGGCACTCTAGCCATCGGACAAATTGGACTCGCTGAAACTCTTGAACTTCTTATCGGAAAGAACCAGCGTCACCCAGAGGGAATGGCTTTAGCGAAGAGGATTGAATCTCATATTAGACAGCGTTGTGACGAATTTAAGAAGCAATACAAGCTCAATTTCGGCAACTATTTTACCCCAGCAGAGAACCTTTGTTACAAAGCTATGAATAAGTTTAAAGACAAATATGGAATCATCCCGAACGTATCAGACCGCGAGTATTTCACTAATTCCGTCCATACTCCTGTATGGGAAAAGGTAACACCTTTTGAAAAAATTGATATTGAAAGTCAGTTAACTGGATATAGCAGTGCCGGCTGCATCACTTACGTTGAGCTTGAATCAACTGTTAAGCACAATATTGATGCACTCGAAAAGGTTGTAAATTATGCTATGGATAAAGATATTCCATACTTTGCTATTAATGTTCCTAATGATACCTGCCTAGAGTGCGGTTATTGCGATGAATTTAACGATGAATGCCCAATGTGCGGCAGTCATAATATTCAGCAGCTTCGCCGAGTAACAGGATATTTAACTGGTAATTATAAGACCGCTTTCAATAAAGGTAAGCAGCAAGAAGCAGAACAGCGAGAAAAATCATCAAGTGGAGTGAAGGTTCAGTGAGAATAGCTTATATTGATTATTGTGAATGCACCAATGCAATCGGATGGGGCATTTCTCTATATACACAAGGATGCGTTAGAAAATGCAAAGGATGCTTTTCGCCGCAAACGTGGGATATTGAAGGTGGACGCGAATACACTTTTGTAGATGAAAATACCATTTGCGGCACTTTTAAAACAACTTCTTATTTTAATCATTTTGTAATTGAGGGTGGCGAACCTTTATTTACAAAAAATTTAAAAACGATTTTAACTTTAATTGAAAAAGTCAAGGCTACTCGTTCTGATATTAAAATTTGGATTTATACTGGATACACCTATGAACAGCTCCAAGAGAGAATCAAAAAGAATAAAGACGATTATTATCTAGAACCCATTTTGCGACTCGCTGATGTTCTAGTAGATGGCCCATTTATCCAAGAGAAGAAAGACTTAACGTTGGCTTTTAAAGGTAGCTCTAATCAACGAGTAATTGACCTTCAAAAGACATATGCGGCAAATGACATTATGCTTTTGAATATTTAAGTATGAGGGATAGATTTTGTTCTATCCCTCATTTTTTTATTGACTTTTGTAAAATATTATGATATAATATAATTACAAACAAGGAAGAAAGGAAGCAGCTTGGACACTACTATTAATAATTACGAAATTAACAAAAAAATGTATGCTAAGATTACGCCACCTTCACAGGATGAAGTAAATGCAATGTTCGTCAATGTAGGGGCATGGCTTTCAACGCATCATAAAAAGCATTACTACATGCTACTTAATAATGAACTTCATTATTACACTACCTTTAATCTTAAAAACCCAAATTATGATAAGATGATTCAAGAACTCAAAGAGTGTCTTGCGTTCCGTGGCCGCATTCTCGATATTGAATATCAGCACGCCGAAGATACTTATCAGATTTGGATTAAAGAATATAAGACCGATAATGTTTATATGTTTATGCTATTTGAAGCAGAAGATTTTGTAATTGAGGTAGAATAATGAATAAGTTAATCGTGGCGGCTTTTCCCGCGTCAGCTATTAAGTTTATGGTACAAGGTGATACAGAACAGGTCGATTCACAAAAGATGTGTTGGTTCCCTGAATTTGAAGAAAATCTTACACCGTATCTAGAAAAAGAATATGGTATTCAAGAAATTTATGTTCTTGGTCCTAAGAGTTATATTCCAGAAGTAGTAAGTAAAATTAAGGGTCTTACGACTCTACCTGTTATTGAGGAAGGTATTTAATTATGCGCCATTATGTTATCAAGAATACTGCTGAGTATCGTGTTGAAACGATTGAAGACGTGGTAGCTTTTCGTGAAGAGCTACAGAAGCAGGCCGCACAGGACGGTTATTCTCTATCTGCGTTCAGCTATTCCGAGAAGCTAGTCAAAGAGCGCGGAGAAGTTGTAGATAATTTTTACGCTGTTAAGGCTGTTTTCACAGTCAATGATATGAAGGAGCCTACAATTCCTATCTTCGATGTAGAACTGCCTTATGCGGCAGAATCTATGCGTTCTACTAATGACGATGATAGTGAGGATGATATTTTTGAGTAATTCAGAAACTATTAAGATTCGATATGTTGACTCCCCCGCGCTAGAGCAAAAAGACGGGTCAGATTGGATTGATACATATATCGCGGAGGATGTTTCAATGCAACCTGGTGAATTCAAACTTATCTCTCTTGGTTTTGCTTGTCAATTGCCTGATGGATATGAAGCTATTCTAGCACCTCGTTCTTCTACCTTTAAACGATATGGTCTTCTACAGACTAATTCAATCGGCGTAATTGACAATTCATTCGCATCCAATTCAGATATTTGGATGTTCCCTGCTTATGCTACTCGTCCAATAGTTATTGCAAAGGGTACGCGCATTTGTCAATTCCGCATTCAAAAGAAACAGCCTAAGATTGAATTTAAGCAAGTTGACAATCTTACTGCTATTGAAAGAGGCTCTTTTGGCAGTACGGGGATTTAAGTAGGATATATGGACAAGATAATTGAATCTACTATTAAAAAGCTAGAGACGGTTGCTATTGACCCACACCCTACACTTAATCCTACTCTTGGTATTGTTTATCGAGCGAATGATTCGGCAGCTGATTCGTATCTTCGCTCTATTACTCGCAATGCCGAGAAGTATAAATCAACGACAATCTCAGCTCAATGCGATACAATTCAAGATGCAAGCCTACAAATTCGCAGATGGTCACAAGACCCAAATATCAATGGAATAATTCTTATCTCAGATTATGGTGAAGCGACTCAATCATTATATAACATGATTCCAATGCGTCTTGATATTGATGGTCTTTCCAATAAGTCTGCGGCGCACCTATATGGCAGCAAAGACCCTATTGCATATCGCAAGGCTCCCTGTACTGTTGCGGCATGTCTAAAAATTATTCAAACACTCTATGATAATAATCTTGCAGGTCTTAATGTCGCCGTTGTTGGCAGGTCTATGCGAGTTGGGCGACCGCTTGCAGAGCTGCTTTTACAACAAGATTGCACCGTAACACTTTATCACACCAAGAGCAAAAAAACTAATGATTTTAAAGATAAAGACATACTTGTTTCTGCTATTGGGCGGCCTGAGTATTTCTACCATCCTTTAAATCTTGATGCTACCAATCTAAATATTATTGATGTTGGCATTAACTATGATGAACATGGTCGTATTTGTGGTGATGTCAATTATGATAGTGTAAAAGACAAGGCCGCATACATTACGCCAGTCCCGAATGGCGTAGGTGCAGTTACGAATACAGTCCTATTTGCTAAACTATATGCAAATAAACTTGATTTTGCTGGGATTGATGTTTAATGCGTCTTTTAGCATTAGACCAAAGCCTGAATACAACAGGCGTTGCAGTTTTTGATAATAATGAAATCTTAAATTGCGGAGCTTTTACTATTCATTCTAACCAAGAGCTGGGAAGTCGTCTTACTGAATTTCTTTATCAATTAGATGATTTATATACTGCCTATCATTTTGATGCAATTGTATATGAAGATATTCAATTGCAAATGGGCAACGTTGAAACATATAAGAAATTAGCATATGTTCAGGCTATGATTTTATTTTGGTGTGATAAGCATGAAAAGAATCTATACTGTTTATCTCCATCACATTGGCGCAAGGTGCTGAAAGATAAATATGGTATGTCATGGGGCAGGAAGAGAGCAGAGCAAAAACAAACCGCCATTGACTTTATCCAAGAGCACTATGAAAAAGAAGTGGATAGCGATACCGCAGATGCTATTTGTATTGGATGTGCGGCAAATATCGAAATCAATAAAACTGAATCGGCTTTCTAAAAAGCTATAAAAAAAAAGAGGGGTATTCTCAATTAAGAGAATACCCCTTATTTTGTTTAATTAAAATGGGTTAGCATCAGAAATGCAGACTTGTAGACGGTCAAGAGCTTCACCATACATGCCAGCGAAATCATCGCCGCCATATGTAGAACCGTCATCGCATACAGAATTTAGCCAACCTTCACGGTCAACAGTCTGAGAACGATAGTATACTTGCTTATAGCTCTCACCCTTTGGAGTAATATAGAACATACGAACACCATCAATCGCATGACCACCGATGCCAGCACAGCCGTTTACAAGGTCATTCTTATTACCCTGTGATACATAGCCTAGCCAGCCGTCCTGCTGAGTGTGAACCTGATACTTGAGAGTACCATGGTCAACCCAAGCGCACAGATAATCGTGCTTGCCGCAAGGTACACCCGCGAAACCATTGGAGTCAGAATTATTAAAGTTAGTTACTGTGTCATTCCAGCCACCGTTAAGGTTTCGTAGAGCATAATGGACGTTGACAAGAGTTTTACCCTGCGGAGCCTTATTAGTAGGAGCAGGCGCGGGAGTAGGCTTGTTTGTAGAAGGAGCAGGAGCGGCTTCTGTACCGTTCTTCATTGCATCGTACCAAGCCTGCGCTCGGTTCATGTATTCAGCGTTTTGACTACCCGCAAGTTCACCAGGGCACGCTGTAGCAGACCAATAGCGATGTGGGAAGACGTTGACTAGCCACTGAGGACGGCCAAGATTATAATAGAGACAAAGAGCAGCGACTAGATGCGCACCAGACTCTAGAGCAGCGGGGAAGACAGTCCAAGGATTGCTGTTGTCGTTAGCGTGCTCAATAGAGATAGTATGCGTATTAGCATACCAATTGCCGCAAGCCCAAGCAGTATCCCAATCATTGACCATCTGGCCGATTTTGCCATCAGACTGAACCGCATAGTGAGCAGAAGTCTGTGAACGGCTCCACAGATTATAACACTGGTCGATAGAAAGATTACCAGCCATATGGTGAATGGTAATACCAGTAATATTAGCACCTTCACGACCTGCGGTATAGTCGCAAGGCAGAATCTTGGTTACATCAGCTTGAATGTTTTTCCAATCCATAATTTTCCTTTCTGTTGGAAATAAAAAAGGGAGCCGTTAGGCTCCCTTGTGTAACATTATTTAGATTCTTTATCGGAACCGTTGAGAAGATTTTTATAGGCTTCAAAAAGACCTGTACTTGCCAAACCACTACTTAATCCTGCAACTACAACATCAACAGTAATTGGAACACCTGTTGTAACCGCAGTAAAGATTGTGGCGGCAACGCCAAGCACACCTACGATAAGAGGAATAAAACGGTTAATAGAATCATTTGGAATCAAGTTCTTAATAATGTAGCCGACCAAAAGACATAGAATAACTACACTAGGAACGAGATAGGTAGAGATAGTTGATAAATCAAACATTGTTAAATCTCCTATTCAGATTTATAATTCTTGAATTCCTCAAGAATTTCATCAGCTTGAGCCTGAGATAGCTTAGGATAACTATTTAGAATATCATCAAGAGTTTCGCCACGGTCTAGACGAATCTTAACGGCTTTCTTAACGATTTTAAAAGCGAGTGCGGAAACACCTTTAGTGGGACGTGCCATTATTCATCACTTCCTGATACAATTTCAGAAACAAGTTCGTTTAGGTCGTCAATATCAGATTCCATCTGGATAAAACGATTAACGACAAACTTCTTAACAGTGCCGATAATGGTAATTAGCAATGCACAAGCAATTGCACCTAATATAAAATCCATAGTTACTCACTTTCTTTTGGAGTATAGAATTCACGAAGTTCAGTAGTCTGTTCCGCAGACAGTTTAGGATAGCTGGCAAGAATGTCTTCCAGTTCTTCGCCGCGTTCAAGACGGATACGGACTGCGCTTTTGACAATTTTAAAGGCCATAGTTGATACTGCCATTATTCATCACTTCCTGCAACGATTTCAGACAACATAATAGTTAAATCACCGATAGATGTAGTATTAGATTCAAGCTGGTCAGGGCCATTTTCCATAAATGCAGCTTGCTTTGCCTGTTTCTCTTCCATTTCCTTACGTTCTTTAAGCTCGGCTTCGGTATATAGAACGTAACGTTGAATATCTTCATATTCATCATATGCGTCTTTGTGTTCTACATGCTCGTGGTCGATTACAGATTTAATTTCTGCACCGTGATAAACATTACCTTCACCTTTGTCTATGTATTCAAAGACGCCAGCTTGGTCATCAATAACCTTTACGTGCGGGTCTTCGTTGGTTTCGATAAGCATTTGCGAGCCATCTTCAAAGACAAAACGTTCAACTTCATAATGTTTTTTCTCTGGAATTTCAAGTTGCTCATTGTGATGCATGACAAATTTCTTATCAGGCTTTAAATAGCCTTTCGTTGTATCAACGTCAGATTCTTTAATCTCAACGTCTTCTTCGTTTAAAATCTTCATTTATACTCCTTTTATTTCTTAAAAAATTAACCTTTATTGATATAAATGGCTTTAATTTTAGCTCCGGCAGGAATATTAATATATGCTATTGGTTGCGCATACGTAGAAATTGCAGCAGCTGATGACCAAGTAGAAGCTATTGAATTATCTGCATTATAAGTCCTTGCCCTTACACGAGCATTACTATTATGTTTTAATCCCATAATAAAAGAATTAAGAGATGAATTAGAAGAGCTATGATTAACAACGGTTCCTTCATTTGCCTGTACAGTAGACCAAGATGAACCTTTATCTGTAGAATATTGCCATTCGTTCTTTTTTGAAGGATAATTTGTATTATTGTTATCAATTGTAAAACCAACATTACCGGCTGTTTGCAGAATTGTAGCGTTTGCATTAACAATAGAGGGTGCAGGTGGCTCAGTATAAATAGTGTTTGTAGTTTGATGCGCTGACTGCCCAGCAGAGTTATATGAATTAATTCTAAATTGGTACCTATGATTAGCAGAGACAGTATATGTCGTGCTGGTAGCTTTTGTATTTAAAATATTTTTCCAGTCATCATTATCAATTTTCACGTCTACGTAATTACCTGTTGGATTGCTTGTACCAGAACCATTATTTGTCCAAGAGATAGTAACTGTTGAACCAGATAATACAGCTTTTTGATTAGTTACTATAGGAGGGGTTGTGACAGATGGAGGTGTTGCAGGAACATATACATTTCCAGAACCTTCTGTAGCTCCAAAAGAACCAATAGCGCCACCGCCGCCCTTAAACCAAAGTGTCCTTGCAGACGTACTATTGCCAACAGAAAAACTAAAAGTTCTTGATATACTTTGACCATATGGAATGGCAACTCCTGAAATAGACTGTCTAGAACATCCTTCTACTTCTGCCCAAAAAGTGACGCCGCCAGCGTCCCAAGTTATGCCATTGTTATTCATAGTTACTACTACCGTTACGGTATTTTGATTAGCGCTAGCAGAAGCACTATAATAAGAATAGCCCATTCAATTCCTCCTTTCCTTTTAAATCGTATTTTACTAATTATACATAAAAAATGGGCAGAACTATTTACATAATTCTGCCCAAAAATTTAAGCTACTTGTACATATCAATTAATGTCTTGACATGTGCCGCACCGTCAATTAGTTTTTTGTTTTGCCAATCAAATAGATTCTGCACTATATCAGTTTGTTCTCCAAGAGATTCATAAACCTTGAGTAAATGTGAATGTAATATCTGTATGTGAGAATACTCTTGCTTAGACAAATCATTATACATACTAGACAGTTGCGGTGAATCGTCTTTCAATGACAGCGCTAGCTCCGCATACTCCTTTGCACCGCATATTTCATCATCGACTTGGTCAAGTAGCGTTTTAAAAATTTCCATTACGCAATCTTTACCACAATAATGTTGGCAATACGGACACTCGTAGCACTTAACGCCTTAACGTTAATTGTTGCTTGCGGAGCATTGCAAGGAACCGTGACAAGTGCGGAAAACGCCTGAGACACAAGATTACTTGCTGCGGCACCTGTGTCGATAGCATGTGCCGCTGGAAGAGCGTTGCCGTTGCGATACATTTGTGTTTCTATTGGTCCTGCTTCTGTTGCGGCAAATGTGAAATTCGCCACAATCTGATAAAGACCGCTATTGTTAATAGTGATGTTCTTACCATCGCACGAGACGCACTTATTGGATACTGTTGAGTTAGGTACTGGAATGGTGTCGCCAGCAGCTAGCGTAATTGCAGTAGCACTATCATAAGTGAATCTGCCTACTGTTTTGATGCCCATAATAAACTCCTAAAGATAGATAGGATTAAAAAGTAACTCCATTGCAGCCACAGCCACAGGGAGTAGCGAAGTTAGGCACTACGCCATAGCCATAAGGGGAAATACGAGGTACGCCGCAGAACATGTTCTGGGTTTTAAGCTCGGAAACCTGAGCCTGTAGAGACTCAATCTTATTCTGTGCAAGAGCATCTAGAATCTTTTGGGTTTGTGCGGTGGTGTTCTCGTTAATAGAAGCAGCGTTCATTGCAGCGCTGTATTTAAGGTCTGCTGTGGCCTGCTTATTCTCGCAGCAACAATTTGCTAGCTGGCTAGAGAGTGCATAGTTACCATCTTTAATGGCATCCTGAGTAGATGCGAAATTGCGTAGATTCTCATAGCCAACAGATGCTAGACCTTGTGAAGTCTGCATAAACTGTGTCTGCATTAGGTCAGACATGCGGCCAACGCTATTTTCAAGGTTATTGAAATTCATAGCGTTGCAAAGACCTGCTTCGGTAACAGGCTGTTCTGTAGTGGTGTTGCGATTCCAGCCATTACCATACATGAATAGGAAAAGAACAATAATCCAAATCCAGCCACCAGCACCGCCCCAATTGTCGTTGTCTTTGGTGACTGCCGCAATATCGGATAGAGACATATTTTCCATAATAATCTTCTTTCTATCGTGGTATATAGAAATATTTTATCCTGTGCGCACAAGTGGATAAACTAATTGAAGAATTTGGCTATATTCATAGCCTGTTGTTTTAGCGTCTCAAATTGCTGTTGAGACATTTGCCCAGAAGAGATAAGAGATTGAACCTTCTCTTGGGCTTGTTGAGGTGTGATGTTACTACTTTTAATGAAGTCCAACAACTCGGTCATTGGGTTGTTTTGCGGCATTTGTGTTTGCTGCAATGTTTGAAATAATTGATTCATACTGCTCCTTCCATTTGTTGAATTCATCTTTTGTTATATAGTTATCCGCAGTTTGCGGCTCAACTTTTTTGAAGGAGTATTCTGAAATAGTAGATATACCATTCATATCAGTTTCTTTCAAATAAAAAATATCCTTATTTGAATCCATAAGTAGCGCTTTCGTTCCACGAGGCACGGCACAGCTTTCCGCTTCTTGACGATTAGATACAAATCTAACCCCTTGAATTTGGTTTGCGGGTGGGTACGCGCTATTCTGCATAGGCATATATGGCGCATATGGATTAAAATAAGGATATTCGTTCATGGTGTTTCTCCTTAGTGATATGCAGTGATACATATATATAAAAGAAGATATGGTAAGAGTTAATCTATTTATTGTATGGAGTCTGATTTAACTTCATTACCATATCTTCGTAGTGTCTTTAAGATTTTTCTCTCTATTGTAGAGAGAAATTAGAGGGTAAAAATTATAATACTTTGCCCAATAATTTTAAATTTTTATCCACAACTTACATCTTGAATCTGTTGGCTGAGTAGATGAAACTTGAACTGAATATTCAGTATTTGCACTTCCAGCAGTAGTGGCATATTTAACTGATTGAAAACCAATATCAGCTGATGTAATGCATTGACCGTAATATGAATCGTCTGAGTTGTATAGAGAAACATTGGGAGTGCCGTTTAAGCCTTTAATGCAAAAGGCGCCACCCTTATTGTGGTCGCCAATAGCTGCGTCATCGCCAACAACATACCAAGTATTATTGGCAAAATACGGTTCTAGCTTAGAAGGAAAATCACTGATTTGAGCTCTAGTATGCGTGTGACTGGCTGCGGCTGCACCAAGTTCAGATAGAGTAGGTTTATCATCACTTGTATAGATTTTATACCAGCTATCCCAAGAAGAAGCAGATAAGTCTGAGCCACGTAAAGCTAAACGTGGATGTCCCGCACTCGCATATCCAAAAGCAAGCTGATAGCCATGACCGCCAGATGTTTCACCCCAAGGGGCAAGAGATAAAACGCCGCAAAACTGTCCATTGCATCCAGTCGGAGAATTAATTTTACTTGCAGTTTTAAAATCAACAGTCAATTTCTTCTTATCGAATCCAGCGTCTTTTGGCGCAGGATTCTCATTTCTTGTATCTGCAACATCAACACCATCAGTAGAACTAGACTTTGTAGCTGTATTTGCCACGTTAGCACTGTTTGCGGAATTTGCTGTGTTTGCACTTTCTGCTGAATCAGCATATCCAGCAGCTATTTTCTTCCAAGTATTAGAAGATAATGCTCTTTTATATAAATAAGGGGAAGCTCCATCTGGAATTGCAATTTGAAATGGAGTGCCAATATCTGCATCGGTAAATACACTCGCCCATTGATTAACGGGAGAAGATGCGTTATCGCCAGTTGACGGCACTCCCCTGACAACATAATAACCAGTTTTGGTATGATTATCTAGATTCGTATCAGTTGTTATCGTTTCTGTCAACAGCGGTATTTTAGAAAATTCACTACCATCAGAAAGATAAAGTTCAGCCATTTAAATCAATTAAACTAGTTAATGTGGGCTTAAAGCCCCCCCCCAAGAAGTGTAAGTTTGCATAAAAATTCCTTTCAATCTTAAATTTTAATCCATATCTTACATGTATCGCTAGTAGGCTTTGTGCTAGATATGGTTACAATGTCGCTCGCTGCCTTGGCATTGAGCTTTGTGTTCATTTCGCTTTCAGTGTAATATCTATCATCGTGAGTGTGGCTAGAGTCGGCTTTGCCGTTTAATTTAGTATTGATTTCGCTTTCAGTGTAATATCTATCATCGTGAGTGTGACTTGACGGAGCATACGTAGAAGGTTTACCACTAACATTACCCCATAACACACTATTGGCAGAACCAGCACTGCTGGCATATGCAACATTACCAACATCATATCCAGTAGCTTGTGCAGTATATGCTCTTGTGTCCATTGCAGCTCTTGGTTCATCATTCATTAATGTCCACGCTGAGCCATTAGCACCGCGAGCACTAGCTGCTAAAATACGTACATTACATGCGTTATATATGCCTGTGGCATGAAAATATAAATCAGCATATCCAGTTGTTGCTTTATCTGAATGTATTTTTAAAATAAATTGATTAGCATCATATCCGTATCGACAAAGCCATTGAACGCTTCCATGAGTAGCTACTGTACTTTCAGCTACATTGTCATTGCGTAAGCGAACTGCTAGAATACCAAATCCTCCACTCTCATAGCCAGCGTCTACGCATAAAATTACACTACCATCAAACCAATTTTGCGCTGATTCTATTTTCAAACAACGCCAATATGGTTTAGCAACGCTAGATTGAGTAACATATCTTACAGTGCCATTTAGAGATTTCGCATAATCGGCAGTTCCAGAAATATTACATGTTACAACGTTTCCTTCTGGATTATATTTAAAATTATCATTATAGACTCTGTGAGTATCATTGCCACTATCTGAAAACCAAATTGGTCTTAAGGCATTTGTTGTGGCGTTGCCATAATTTTTTACAGCATTTGCTGCTCCTCCTGCGGAATCTGCACCTGCATAATTATGGCTATGACTAGCAGCTGCCGCTCCCACCATATCTGGCGTCCACTCTTTAAAAGATCCGCCACTGGGATAATACGCTTTAGCCAATTAAATCATTGGCTACTGATGCCCCCCCCCAGCAGACCTCATTAAAGGTGCGCTGTGTTAAAATATTCTTCATAATATCACTATACCTTAATCCATAATTTACAAGTACTCGCATTGGGCTGCGAAGAAGAAACAATAACTTCTTCTGGTCGCCAAGTATTAGTATTAGTATCTGTAAGAGCAATAGTCGCATTACCAGACTGATTAAGCGTAAAACTGCCCTTGTTTGCACCGTTCTGTGTGATTGTAACAGTGCCGTTACCAACAGAAGGAATTGTAGGCCTACCAGAAACATTACTCCATGCGACAGAGCCAGCTGTATTAGCATGGCTTACAGACTGTGAACCAATGGTAGCAGAAGTGATAATTTCCTGTGAATCGCCACCAACAGGTAGATAAGTTTTATTACTAGAATTTGTACCTGCATTAAAATTCGTATCGGTGTCATAAGAGAACACTAGACGTTCATCACCTGTTAAGTTACCAACAGTCCAAGCACCATTAGAAGTCTTTTGACCTACAACTGGATTATATGCCTGCGAATTAGCAGTAGTGCCGAAAGCGATAACGTTATTACGAGCTTGAATCCAACTACCACCAGCACCACGATTGATTTTACCAGTCATAGTGCCGCCAGCAAGCGGTAGATAAGAGTGAGAGTGGCTTGCGGCAGCTGCGCCTACGTCCCCAGCAGAAAGCGTGATATTTGCGCTCAGTGCCTTACCGTTAACTGTGCGGCTAGTGGGAACATACGAACCAAACTTCTCGTTTAGAATTTTACCTTGTGCCGCAGATAACGATTGGTCTGTAGAGGTAGAAGTAAGGTTATTCTGAATGCCACGCCAAGTATTTGTGTCAGTAGAGTTAACTGTGACATTGCCGCTTGCGTCAGATGTTACTGTTGTCGCACCAGTACCCTTAATGGTAACTCCACTACGGAATGTATTATCATCTGTAACATTGATATGAGTATTGCCATTCGTAGTAGCAGCATTTGCGGTACCACTTGCGGCACCAGCTACGATGCGAGTAGTATAGTGTGTATTAGTATCAGTCGTTGGTGGCGTATAACCTAAAGCAGTAGTAACATTAGCCTTAGTAAGTTCACCACGAATTGTTGCAGAAGACTTGTTTTCAACATTGCCAAGACCTAAATCGGTCTTTGTGGTCTTGTGCGGATTGCCAGTAGTAGTAGAGTGATTATATGCGGCACGAGATTCATCACCATAACCAGCAGTACCATGAGTTGTACCGAGAGTAATTGTATCTGAAATGACTACATATGTTGTACCACCCCAACGATAGATTTTATTCGTATCTAGAGCAGTGTAAATCTTACCGCTTTCACCTTTAGTAGGGAATTTAGCAAATGAACCAAATTCCAGAACATCGTCTACGTAGCTAGGAAGATTTGCCGAATCAATTACACCGCTAAGGCGAGCAACAGGAAGGTTGCCACTAATTTCGCCAATTGAATAACTGGGCTTTGAAGCAGCTTTCGCCCAAGCGGGAACATCACTTGCGGGCATACTCGTGGGGAAGTCTGTAATCTGAGACTTAGAGTGAGTGTGCGTAGAAGCGGCAGCACCGACACTAGAAGCAGTGATATTAATACTTTTTGCTGCACTACCATCATATGCACCCTGAGAAGTACCATTTAAAGAAATAGTAAGCGCATTGGGATTCTTTAATGCACCTGGAATTGTTGGGATAGTAGGCTTGTTTGAAAGGTCATTATATGAACCGCTTGTAGCAACTGTAGCAAAAGAAGGCTTGCCAGTTACATCAGACCAGCTAGGCTTGTGCGCGGAATCGAAGTAGTAGCCCCATGCGCTCCAAGCACTAGAATTGAATTGGCGAATCCAAGTCTTTGTTGCGTTGGCGTTACCCTCAGTCAAAACTTGAACTACATAACCACTTGCGGTCTTTTTTACCTCAAGACCGAAAGCATCTACGTTTGCTGGCTTATTTTTAACAGCATTTGACTCACCACCATAGTAAAGACCAATGGTCTTAACATCGTCAAGATTTTGAGATTTAAGCTCGGTAACATTAAGTGCATTTGCCGTAGTAGCTTTAGTGGCGTTGCCAGCACTGGCCGCATACTTTACGCTCTTGGCAGAGTCGGCAGTATTATCAACGTTTCCCAAGCCGACTTCTGCTTTGCTATACGAGGGTTTGGTAGCTGCTTTAGCCCATGCTGAAACATCGGACGCAGGCATTGAAGTCGGAAAATCTGTAATATCAGCTTTAACATGCTTGTGACCTATGTTAGACTTGCCGTCAAGTGCGGCTTTAACTACCTTGTTCTGAACAGGATTCGTTGAAGTAGTAGAAAGTTCTGCATCAATTGTAACACGATTTGAACCTGCGGCAACACCGTCAAGTTTAGCCTTATCTGCGGCAGACATAAGACCTGCGGCACTAGCAGTAGCATTGCCGTATACAGTATTTGAATCTGTAACATTAAATGTACTGCCATCGCTACCCCTGAGAGTGATTGTACTACCGCTCTTGGTTAAGTTATAAGTTGTATTTGTATTGATATTGTCTTTAATCTGAATCAGAGAGGATGAAGAAATACCCATCCACAAAGTGCCAGTATCGGTGGCAACATATAATGCACCGTCCAATACTTTATTTTCGGCAGTGAGTGCTTTGATATTAGGTTCTTTATCTCTGATAAATTTTACTCTTGCTATCTTGCTCACATCCTTTCTGATATATTATTCAATAGAAGACCAAGTTAAATCATCTGGCGTGGCAAAATCAGATGCATCATGATATGCGGCAGATTTTAAACCATACACGGCAACAGATTTATCTTTAACTTTGATTGTACCATTTGTAGTGCCAGTAGTAATAGATGGAACTGTCAAAACATCAGATGGTAAAATGCCGTTTGCAATGGTATCGACATATGCTTTAGTGGCAATGTCATTATTATCACTAATAACCTGACCAGCCGCATATTTAATTTTACCAGATAAAGTGCCACCAGTGAGAGGAAGATACTTCGCTTTCTCTTGGTCTGTATATGCTTTTGCATCTTTAAGTGCTTTATCTGCCTTGGCTTGCGCGTCTGTCGAAGATGTACCAGATGCGGTCTTGATTGCTGAATTCATCTCGCTCTTGGTTGGATAGTTCGATAAATCGGTCTTAGACCCGCCGAGCTTTTCAAACTTACCATTAACCCAAAAGTATTCAGTATATTCATTATTAGATTCGGTTAAATCTGGCAACATATAAATTGTATTTTCTTCGCCAGTAGAAGGAAGAGTTGACCCTTTTGCCAAAACAACACGTTTAAGGTGCGGAGCACCTGCTACTGCATTTGCAATAGCCGTGTTCATAGCATCTTTTTTAACGTATTCTGCTGGAACTTTATCACTCGGAATGTTAACATCCCAGTTAATATCAGAAGCATCTACGAGTTTGAAAGTGCCGTTATTCTTTTGTTTGATTTTATCAATAAGTTGAACAGGCATTATTTCACCTCCACCGTAGTTGCACCTAATCCTGCATTAGTTGACCTATAGATATTATAAGAAGCGGTATAGCCACTTGCATTTGTGAAATCAAAAGTCTTTACTTTGTTAAAACCGCCCTCGAAACCTCCAACATAAAATGCGGGAGTTCCAAAAGAAGCAGGGATAGCAAAGTAAATATATTGCCCAGCATTGGCTGTGACGCTCCATGAACCCGTGCGGCCAGATACTAGATTTCTAGTAAGCCCTTTGACAAATGCCGCGTCTATCTTAGAAGTGTCTGTTATATTGCTCACACCATAGTATTTACCATTTAAAAAGTAAATTATAGTCTGCTTAGTAGATGTGGCTTTGCGAGCGTCAGTAGCAGTCAAAGTAAATGCGGTCGTTGCGGTAAGAGGTGCCGCAAATGTAATTGCCGCAGCTCCAGATTGCGTCTTGTTGATTTCAAATGATTGACCACCTGCTGTAATTGTCAGTTTAGAAGGTTGTTTGTTCAAATTCCAAGAGAAGTTGGAAGATGGAAGACGAGAACCTATTTCAAGTGTGCCGCTATTGTTAGAAAAACTATTAACGGACATCGCTTTATAAATTGAAAGTGTGCCGTCAGAGGTAATATCAAAATCTCCGCTTGGCTTGATAATACCTGCGGTAGAGCCAGTGGCAATTTTAATATCGCCACAGCTGTATTTGATATTATTTTTCATGATACTCGTGGTATCTGAAAGAAAATAGATGCCGTTGGGATCTATTTTGGTAGACCCCAATGCATCATACTCTGATTGCACGCCTGTGTAAAATCTAATATCAGCAGACATACAATCTCCTTAATCTATTTTAAATTAAAGCGTGCCCCACTCAATCAAACTTTGAGCGAATTTTTTAGCAGCAGCTTGAGCAGCGTCAGCCTTTGTGGTGGAATCGGTAGCAGCCGCAGCAATGGCAGCATCCTTAGCGGCATTTGCCTTGGTCTGAGCGTCAGTAGCAGCTTCACCCTTAGCGGTAGTAATAGCACCAGTTACTTGGTCTTTGGTGAAGTAGTTGCTAAGGTCTACGTCAGAAGTACCAATACGCTCAAAGGCACCATTGACAAGCATGTATTCAGTATAAACAGACTTGTTGGAGCCTGCGGCATCGGTGCTACCAGCATCGGGAACCATATAGATAGTATCTTCGTTGGCTTCGGAAACCTCGGGAAGAACGCTAACGATTTCACGCTTGAGGTGGTGCGCATTAGCTACGGCAGCAGCAATAGCGGTATTGGCTTCATCTTTTGTATAGGCATCGGCGATACCGTAACCAGCAAGAGTAGTAGCTTTGTCAGCTTTCTTGTCGATGTTGGCCTGTAGCTCGGTTTTAGCAGCACCAACTTGCTTAGTAGTTTCAGCAGCCGCAGCTTCGATGGCTTCTGTTTTCTTGGTAGCAGAATCAGCTTTAGCGTCTTCTAGAGCTTTGTCGGCTTTAGAAGTAGCGTCTGTGGCAGCAACGTCAATAGCATCCTGCTTAGCATCAGCAGCAGCTTTCTTGATAGAGCCTTCGCCTTCACCTTGAATAACCGTTAATTTTCCGTCTGCGGCAGAAATGTTATTTTCAGCTGTAGTGACGCGCTTGGTGAGAGCAGAGAGGTCTGCGGCAACAGTTGTTGGTTTAACAACTGTAATGTACTTAGTACCATCCCAGTAGGCAACATTATCTCCATTGTCACCTACGATGTATAGGGTATTAACTTTACCCTGTGTAGGAAGTACGCTTACTTTCTCGTAAATACCGCCAGAATATGGGGTATTACCTTTGTAAATGCGCTGCTCTTCTTCTACAAAATAAAGAGTATTAGCATCTTTATTTTCAAGACCTTGATAGCCAGCAAGAGTAGCAGCTACAAATTTAACTTGACTCATTTATATCTCCTTTAGATAGTTGTCCATTCTGTATTATTGGCAACACACATATATGTATGAAGGGCCGCATTCCATTTATAAATTGCTTTATCGGCGATATATATCATAGTTTCTTTTCCTTCTTTTGGGAAATCTTCAACAGAAGTACCAAAAGTTATAGTTTGCAAATTAGAAGGAGTAAGCTGTTTCCAACCGTCTTTATAACGCCACATCACGCCAGTTTCTTCTACATAATAATAGCCTTCAACTGGTGCTAATTTATCAATTCTATCTTTGTCTGTAGGGAATTCTTGGATACAATTATATTTAATTCGTAGACCGTTATAATCTAAATAGAGGTGACGGGTATCGGAAACAAAAACTAAATTTCCATCGCTAACTGGTAATTTATTTAATTTTGCGGCCACAGTTGTATATACACGAACTACAGCCATTTTAACTCCTAAAATTCTACAATTGTTAAAGCGTTATCCGTATAAGATTTAGAAGTTTCAATGGCTTCTTTCTTTGCTGCTGCAATTGCTTCTGCACTAGCAGTTCCACCGGAACCTACGCTTGTGTCGATATACTGTTTAATGGTAGTACCTTCAGCAATATCACCGACTTTTTCAGAAAGAATAGTCTTTACTTGAGCAGCATCAACTTTAGTATTTAAATTCTCTTGGATAGGAGAAATTTGACCATCGGTATATGCTTTAGCTTGCTCAAGTGTCGTGGCATCTTGAGTATCCGTATATGCTTTTGCATCTTCAAGAGCTTTTGCAGCGGCACCCGCTTTTTCATAATTAACAGCAAGACCGTCGGCATATTCTTTTGCGCTTGTTAGAGTAGCAGTATCTTTTTCAACAGCAGCGGCAATGGCGGCAGCTTGAGCCGCATCAGCTTTTTTCTGCGCTTCTGCAATCGCAGCAGTTTGTGCGGCATCTGCCTTGGTCTGAGCATCCGCAGCGGCAGCATCAATTGCAGCTTGCTTGGCGGTCGCAACTTCATTTTTAGTCGCGTAATCAGAAAGGTCTACCTTGCTGTCACCGATTTTTTCAAATTTCTTGACTTCATTAGTTACAACGAGAATGTATTCATCATAATGGTCATCAACTGGAACCATATAGATAGTATTAGCATCAGCTTCATCGACAGCAGGGAGAGCATCGACAATAGCACGCTTTAAATGGTCTGCTTTCGCAATAGCAGAAGCGATTGCAATATCAGTTGCTTCTTTTGTATAAGCGTCAGCAATACCGTATCCAGCTAAGGTAGTTGCTTTATCAGCCTTGCCAGCGACAGTAGTATCTGTATATGCCTTTGCATCTACAAGAGCTTTCTTTACAGAACCTTCACCTTCACCAGTCAGACTATCTAATTTAGCTTGAATGGCTTCAATGGTTGCTTTAAGATTCTCAACTTGTTCAAAAATTACCTTGAAACCAGAACCAGTATAGATATATCCTTTGTTATCAGTAATATTAATATAGATAACGCCCTGCTCTTGGTCTGCTTCTGGAAGAGCTTCTACTACCTTAACATACTCTTTTACCTTGGTTGGGTCAATTTCACCATCAATTCCAATAGGAGAAAGATTAAAACCTGTACCCTCAGCTTTTGGTTGAAGCATATATGCTTTATACTTACCATCAACCAATGCGGTAATGACTTGACCGCCATAAGCAATAGCTGAATCTGCATAGGTCTGTGCGGCTGCTAATGTCTCATGGACACTCGAAGCATCAAGTGGAAGAGCATTACCACGAGAATAGGCTTTTACAGCAACCAATAGTTTTGTGCTATCAATAGCCATAATTTATAACTCCTTTCTAAATGGTTACTGTAAATGTCATTGGAGCTGCGGCAGGAGCAGCCATAGCGTAGCTATAGACTTTATAGTTTGCAGCTGTTGCTCCGTTTGCACCTTCGACAGACACGGTTTGCTTGGTAAAGCTAGAAGCCATACCAATATCATTTGTTTCTTCATATTTAACTTGGCTTACATCACGAAGAGCCGCAGGATAGGCGAAAACAATATACTGTTGCCCTTGAGCGACTTTAATGGTAAGTTTGGTACCAGCAGTAGGATTAAGAAGCTTACCAGTAAGACCACGTACAATTGCAGAATTTAATTCAGGGACAGAGCCTACGCCAGTACCATAAAAAGCGTTCCGTTTTCCAATATAAGAAAGTACATTTGATGTAATAGAGCCAGCAGTAATATGACCAGCTGGGGAATCGTCCCCAAGATTATCCTGCTTGATTGCACCCTCAGCATAAGAAGCAATAGCTTTAAAAGAAGTAGTACCTTCTCCAACAGTAATTGAATGGTCAGATAGAATCAGCGGGCTAGTGGTACCCTCAAGTACATCAACAGTTCCATCAGAAATTTTAATTGCGGTAAGAGCGCCAGCATCTTGCTTTGTAAAGTTTGCTGTCATTGTTGCCGTAAGTGTAGTACCAACTTCATAATTACCTGGTTGAGCACCTTTTGAAACCGCAAGAGAAATCTTAGGTGCAATATATGTAGCGGGTACACGTTTCATAATAATCTTTTTGATTAACGTGTCTAAATCAGTACCAGCTTCAATAACATCGCCAGTCTTGATACCGCCAACACTTCCGCCAACGCCTAGTTGAACAGTGTGAGCTTCTTTAGACTTAGCATTGCCAAGAGTATGAGGCACTTTAGAATCATCTACATAAATCATATTATCTTCTGTAGAAATAACGACACTATTTGTACCAATAGTCCCAGCGGCAATACTGTCATTTAGTTTTGTTTCAGAACCATGAAAAAAACTAATATTTTTTGCATTTTCTGCGTCAGCCATTTATTATAACCCCTCTCTATTGAGTATAAAAATTTTATATATATAAAATAAACCATATAACTAAAATTCTCGAATCTTAACCTCTGCACTGATAGCTATCTGGTCTAATTTATTTTCTACTGAAACGGCTTTATCATATGCACTTGTCGCAATTTGTTTGATTTCTTTTGTTTCCTTTGTCCATTCTTGAAACTCTTTACGTTGTTCATCCATTTGTTTTTCCATCTTGTCCCCAAGAGTAGCAAGATGGATTACAGCATTTTGAAAAGCGCTAAAATCATCAGAAACGACAAACGTAGAGCCGTCATTTGGGTCGGACAATACATGTACAAGAAAATTCGTGCTAGAAGCAATTGATACTGAATCAACTAATTCGACACAACAAAGCACGTCTCCTTCATGTAACATGGCTTGCGGCCATTTAATTTCCCATACGATAGGGTCTTCATGTGTTTTTGTAAAAACATTATATCCTTTTATATCTAGTTGAACATGCCGCCAACTCAAATAAACTTTTGTATCTGCGACACATTGTGCAGCAGCTTCTTGGTCGAAAATAATTCTAAAAGTACGACCATTTGCATCTGCGCCGCCAGCCACAATAGGGTCTTGAATGTCTTGGTCAAGAGACTTCAAATTGACTGTAACTGCTTTTAATTCCTGACCCATTTATTCACCCCTTTCATTGTTCTTTTGGCTTACAATAAATTGTGGATTGGAAAGATTGATTCTCGGTAGCTCGCGTATCTCTTCCATTAAGCCATCAATGAATGAGTTGCCGCCTGCCGCTTTATAATATAAATATCTACGCTCTAGAGATTCTAGGTTAAGGTCATCAATAGCCTTGATTTCATAGCAAAAATAGTGATGCTTGTCAATGATATAACTGCGGGAGTTCTCCTGTAATCTTTCAAGAGTAAGTTTTTCGTGCTCTTGGAGTGCTTTAATATCATTCGATTGATTGCTAATTTCTTGGCTAAGACTCTTAATTTCTGCTTGTAACGAAGCAATACTTTCTACAATCTCAAAGTGCTGTGTATCTTTAAGTGTCTGATAATTGAAGAATTTTTTTAATTTATTATAAAAATATTCTAATAGCTCACTTAAAAATTTAAAAGCGACAGCTAAAGTTACAACTAGCATAACGATAGCCCCGAAAGAGTATTGCGACACCAGTTGCGACAAAGCATCCATTCTCGGCAATATCCCTTCTTCTCTACATAATCTAATATAATATGAAAATAATTTACATTTGATTTTAGGAATTTGCCCATAAAAAAAATGAGGGAAACATAAAGTTTCCCTCGAATTAAATAAATTAAGCAGTTCTATACCATACATAACAATTTTGATAAGCTGGTAAATTATTGTGAGCTTTGCCACACCAGTTGATTTATTAAAAGTCTCATTTCAACTACAAGAGTTATCAGTAACCCAAGTCAATCTGTGACCCCTTTGAACACCACCATTTACAAGGTGAGCGTAATATACCAATGTTGCATTTCCATGAATGTAAGCTGGCATCTCGTTGAGACTCAGCTTATGCGTTGCTTCGCCGCTGTTTGCTTGGCGGCTATAGACCCATACAGGAAAGTTTTCAATTGAGTCCATGTGCCGCCAACCGTAGGAAAGCAGGAGATGTTGCATTCATGCTTTGGTAGATTAAGCCTACTGGATATACAATATCCATAAGGTTTACAAAATTACTCATTTATATCTTTTCTAATTAAATAGAAAGAATATTATAAAATTTTCTTAGGCTGTTCTTCTATATATATTAACAGAATAGTGATATGGAATATAATTATTGCCTTTGCCAGCACTGTCGGTAGTGAAGGAGTGCATATGCGCCCCATTGGTAGATGTTCCTTGCCCACCAAAAGTACCAACAGAACCAAAATAATTACCAGCACCTTGAAGAACGTTGCCACCACCTGGACCGTACCATGCGATAATTCGTCCATCAATACTGTGATTGTGGTTGCCATCACTATTAGTAGTACCAGTATGTTTATGTTCGGGCATTTGACTAGTAGCAATAGTCTTACTGCCGCCATAACTTGCAACTGCTGAAGAATATGTTGAGCCACTTGCAGCAATAACAGCATCTTTAATTTGAGTCCATGTGCCACCTACGCTACTCGCAGGAGAAACACTAGATGTACTAAAATATATACTTCCTACTGGATAAATAATATCAAGAAGATTTACAAAATTACTCATATAACCCTCCTAGATTGAGGGCATTAACTAAGAGGAATGCCCCCACCAGAAGAGTATGATTTTTCATGGTATCTAACATCTTCAATTACCTTTCTTAGATAATTTGATATTAGATTTTAGATTTTAAGCAGTTCTTACCCACACTTTACAAGCATATGAATAAGGAATATAATCTTTTCCTTCTCCTGTTAGCGCAGAATCGCCAAATTCTCTAAGGATTCTTCCTGAATTATATTTTCCATAATATAATCTATCAGTAGTTGCATTAGTACCATCCCATCCGCAACCAAGATTATTGACCAATGGATGATTATGCCTAGGCATTTGACTAATACTAATTGTTTTACTACCAGTATAGCCAGAAGTATCCTTATATGCCGCAATACAGGCGCCATCTTTAATTTGCGTCCATGTGCCACCGATAGACGTTGCAGGTGAAACAGTGCTAGTAGTAATATACATACTATTTATAGGATAAATAATATCTAAAAGATTTACGAAGTTGCTCATTATTCAACCTCCTTATTTGGGAGGTTGTCTAAAATCATAATATCAAATTGATTTATAGATTCTAAGCTACCGCAGTACCCCCCCTAGAGAGGTCAATTCATTAAACTTATTCACATAAAACTCCTTTTCTTTCTTAGAATTATATTCTATATCTATATGAAAAAAGGGCAAAACCCATAACAGGATTTTGCCCAAGTCTATCTATTAAATTTTAATCCACAACTTGCAGGTATCAGAAGTGGGTTGAGTAGATGAAATAGTTACAACATCATTTGCTGCATATTCAGAATGTGTATGCGACGCTCGCGCGAACATATTTTTATTGATTGTTTTTAATGTATTACCATCATATGCAGCTATCCAAGTAAAACCAGAATAGGGCAAGTCCGCAGCACTATAAGAAACTTTTAAATCACGCCCATCGCCAGAGTCTTTGATTAAGCCAGCTTCATTAGCATATTTTACTAATTTGCTTGCGTCTGCCGTATTGTTAACAGCATCAAGACCGAGCCATTTTTTATATTCTGATTTAGATACGTCTTTAATTTTTTTATCATTATTTAATCCAAGAGCATAAGTAAAATCTGCGGCAGTAAAACTGTTACCAGACCATCCTATTTTAATTACATTATTCGGATTATTATAGTCTACTATAGAATCTGCTTTAGATGGGACAAATTCAGAAAAATTCGTCCCATCGCTCACCATAAAATCAGCCACGTCTATCAGCTAAGCTATTTAGCGGGGCAGATGCCCCCCCCCAGAAATGTGTTGTTCATATCTACATCCTTAAATTTGTACCCACAGTTTAACATGTTCTTCTGTTGGCTTACTCATGCCAACATAAACAGTACCAACATCATCTGCAAGTTTACCATTTGTAACAGCTTTATTTGCAATTTTGCCTGATGAAACGGCTCCATCGGCAATCTTAGCCGCAGTCACTTTACCGTTACCAATAGTAGTAACCATTGTGATAGGACTTGCCGTATTGAAACTTGTAGCTGATGCTGTAATATCTCCGCTCAATGCGACAGTATTATTAAACTTGTTTGCAGATTGAGCGTTTGTAGCGCTAGTCGCATTACCTTCTACATTGCCAGTAAGAGTACCGACAATTTTGTTAACATAAACGTAATTCCACTTGGCGTTAGAAGAACCAAGAGAATAAGAATTGGTAGCGCTAGGAACAATATTCTGACTGGTTAGCGAACCTGTCAGTGTGCCGCCAGATAGCTTTAAATAACTCGTATCGTGATTGTGACTAGCAGTTGCAGCACCAATATTAGCGCAAGTAAGATTGACATTGCCTGTGCGGTAGCTACCTTCCGCATTGCCTTTAACGCCAGTGACCTCACCAGCGACTTGCCATGTACCGTCTCCGCGGAGAAATTTGTTTTGACTTCCAGCCGCAGGAGCAGGAACAAGGCCAGAGTGACCAGCTGCATTAGCGGTAGCAGCTTTCATGACTTCTGGTTTAGTTGTATCTATATCAAACGAAACATCAGCAGAACCATTGAAACTAAATGTCTGTTTACGCGAAGCTGATGCAGTCCCATATGTCACTCCAACACTTAAACTATGACCGACTTTACCAGCAGTAGTCGCGTTGGTAGCATTGTCGGCATTAGTTGCATGACTTGCATTAAATGCTGTACCAGCTTTATACTCTTGGTATCCCGCGTCAGAATTTAGCTTGGTATCATCAACAACAATATACATAATACCAGTATCGTCTTGAATGACGCTATCGCCAGTCTGCACTCGCTGATTAGTTAGCTGAAAGCGTGCTGTTTTATTAGCGACATGAACCAATCGTTCCAACGCACCTTGCGGAATAGTGCTTAGAGGTAACACCCCAGTGACACTTGCAGCATCAATTGATGGAATTGTAATTGAAATATTACCAGAACCATCAAAATTAGCACTACCTGCGCCGCCATTGTTGCCGCCCTTAACGCTAATTGAACGTGCGTTCTTTAGTTTCGTAGCAGTGTCGGCGTTACCAGTGACGTTACCAGTAAGATTTCCCGTAAATCCGCCATTGCCAGTAATCCTGCCTGCGAATGTAGTAGGAGACTTAACTGATTGCGCGTTAGTAGTTGTCTTGTCTAGCTTATTGTTCGCATTGTCATTGACAGCTTTAACTGCTTTTGGTGTAGCGGCGACAACGCCTGTGGCCGCATTATCTGTTGCATTTGTTGCGTCTGAAAGCCAGACTTCACCACGCTTATTATCGGTAGCATCTGGCGCAACGTAAATCGGCCTATATGTTTTAAGTGTAGGGTCATATACCTTAGCAACAAAATTATTTTTCATCGTAGAATCATTTGGATTACCTTTAGCCATTTACTACCTCCTTATTCTTCTTCGTCTTTATAGATAACGTCTATAATTGTTTCTGGCGGCATACTCTTCTCAAAAGTAAATTTTAGCTTTGAACCGAAATTACCATCAAGCTCAAGTATACCTGTTTCATTTACCTTATATGAAAATTCACTCTCATTTGTAGTGATTGTAACGTCATAATCAGGAATTTGCGGGAAAAGGATAATATCTTCTTTTCCTTCGTTTAATGCACGGTATTCAGAATAAGCAATCGGTTGACGCTTTGGAATCTGAATACCGATATGTACATAAGAATTACCCGCGCCAGCCTTAAACGTATGACTAGATTTAATTGAAAATGGGCCTTTAATCTGTTCAAGTTTCATGTCTATGCTCCAAACTTATAGGTGCTAGACCAATAGGAAGGAATCGAACTATCTGAAACAGTAACAGAATTCTGTAAGAAAGCAAGGCCATCAGAAGTTAAAGTTTTCAGGCTTTCATAAGTTGCTGCACTTTCATCCATTAGCTTAACATCGCGCATACCTGTGTCCGCAATCTTGCCAAGATAATACCACGTACTTAAATTATAGTCAAATGCATAAAATTCTTTATCGCTCTTGGCTTCATTATATGGCTGATACGTAATAATTTTGCCTAAATTAGATTGACCACCAGGCTGGTTTTGCGCACCAGTAAGGCCAAAGGGAAATTCACGATTTAGATATTCAATAATATTAGCATCTGTAAAGCCTGCTGCATTTAGCTGAGTCTTTGTGACGTTAAAGCCAATTAAAATACCAGCTTGGTCTTTAATAGTGCCGAGGTCTTTCCAATAGACATTTGAGCCATAATTAGGAATAGATGTGTCGTACTTCATTGCATCGTTATTTGAAATCCAACCATCAGTCGCATTTTTAACACGGTGTGATGGGTCACTGTAAAGAACAAATAAATGCCAGTCAGATGGACGAACCACAAGACGTTCGATTGAGTTAATTGGGTCACTGATTTTTACAGGGTTTGGATTGCTATTGTATTTAACATAAATACTCTTATCATCACTAATACCAGTTCCCATGTAGATAGATTTAACGGTTGTGATTTTATAATTCTCGCCACCGTTTTCAGTCTTTAAGTTGATTGTCTCACCAGTATTAAAGATAAGAGTTGTTTCACCAATATCGTTAACACGCGCGGCCGTTAGAAGTTTCAGCTTGGCTGGACTAATTTTATCACCAGTAGTTGTATTGATTGTAATCTGACCATTTGCTTGATTAATTGTAATATCTTTGACCCAAGTTAAGCGTTTATCAACAGACGCAGTACCATCATTGAAAGAACATACAAAATGACCAGTATTTTCATCTAAAGTAACTGAACTAATCCAACGAATATGACCGACCTTATTCCTACCATCGTTTGACAGTTTTCCGCCATCTGTGCCCGCAAATGTTCCGATAACATCGCCGTTATCTTGAATCTCAAGACCCTTTACCCATGTAAGGTTTGTTTCATATGCAGGAGAGTCATTGTTAAAGTCCATCTTAAAATGTCCGCCTGCGGCACCGTTACCAGTAGAAAGAGCAACGCCTGTTACCCATTTAATTTTCTTATAAAAGACCGTATCATTATTGTGTGTATAAGATACAGTTAAAGTACCTTTATCATCAAGCGTAATATTTTTAATGATATTGAAGTCACCAAGATAAATTAAAATAGGGTCTGGGTTAATCTGCTTATCGTAGATATATAATTCATATACTACAATCTGACGATGTTTGACAATATCATCTTCCATATTAGGATAACCAGATTGACCAACAGTAGCAAGACCAGTAGTAGGATTAACTGTAATATGTTCAGTTGAATATACTTTATTGCGTAATGCTTCTGTCATTTCAATAACTTTAAGATTACGAAGTGTATCACCTTTTAAGCCTTTTGGAATACCCATATCCCAGTATTCCCAGAATGGGTGGGTCTTATCGTCAATACGTGTAATAGAAGCCATAGCATTTTCTTGCTTAATATTACCAGCTGTATCATACTGGGAAACTGCATGAGCTTTATAATCAATTACAGTATAAGGGAACTTCATTCCCACATAGAACCAAGAGTCCGCATCTTCATCATCCTTACGGATATTGACCCATGTATATTCAATATCATCATTAAATGAATTGCCACTTTTGCCCGGAACTAACGTGCGATTTTTGATATTGAATTTGAAATCTTTTTTAAGCGTACCGCCACCATCATGCCAGTTGCCATTATCATCTTGTTTCCAGTTAGTGATAACAGTACCATCGGCATTTTGACCAACTGGATACCTACGATAAGTATTTTCTTCAAGTGCCTTTGTTGACATATGCGTTACGTTGTCAATAGTATCTACTTGAAAGAAAGGCGTGCCGCTAGACGGGCCAACGATTTGTCCTACGTAAATACTGCCAGCAGTCTGTGTATTCTGGTAATCTAGCCCGCGTCTAAAAACCTTTCCATTATCTGGATGATTTTTATTCTTTGTAGAAATCAGACAGTATTCTCCATACCAGACTTCTGTGAAATTACTACCACGCGAAAACATCTGTCGCATTTCATTTACAGAAGCGAAAGAAGCCTTAATTACAAAGCTAGTTCCTTCATGTCCACCATAAAGTGAATCCATTAGTCTATTCACCGTCCTCTTCTACGTCTTTTTGTGTAAATTCATAGTCAATAGTAAATGAATCAGTATAATCACGAGCCACAACGCCAATAGAAGAAACAGGCACTTCTGATAGTTCATAGAATCCGCTCGGACCAATCCTAATCTCTTCACCATTAATAGCCATCATCAAACCAGAATGGCCCCAAATACCAATTCTATCAAGCGTAGCATTATTGTTCATGCTTTCCACTAGATTACTTAATTGACATAGCTCACACTTAATTTTATCTAAATCTACAATGCGGCCAGAGGTCGTACCACTTGCTGTTGTATGTTGAATATTATAATCTTCTGCCTGTCTTGTCATTGATAGCACAACAGAAATGAATCCATCTTCTATTGGCCTGAAAATCATTTCAAACAGACCATAACGTTCACCAACATCTGTTTTCCATGATGCCGCCATAGCTACAATATTTCGTTTATCTGTCTGTGTATACGTGTTGCCACCAGTGCCAAGATAATATTTTTTATTCTGTTCTCGATAATATAAAGCATCTTTAATAGTAGTCTTACCATATTCGTATTTAAGCGGTATCATAGCATTAATGCTACCATTACTTTTTTCATATAATGCAACGTTATAAACGTTACTCCCGTCTCCACCCGCGTTAACGTTAACGGTCTTAATATACTGATACGAACCTTGGTCTGTATCTGAATTTTTTGTTAATTTAATAGTAAATTCCATAGCATAGTTCATGTCTTGCGGAATTTGAACTTTTAAATAATAATCTTGACCTTTAACAAATTGCTTGTCGGGAATGATAGCAACGTCTTTGAAACCTGTATTTTGTTCATCTAATCCAGTAATATCAGCATTAGAGTCAACATAAGATTTTTTGAAAGATAGTTCAGTAAGACCTTCTCCAGCATACCTATATTGACCGATATTTGTGGTTGCCAATTTCCCTCCTTTTATTTCCAAAATATACCTAATATAAAATAAAAAATAGGGCAAACCAATTATACGGTTTTGCCCTATTTTTAGAATCTTTCTATTGACTGATTACACGAAACAGTCATTGCGTTGCCCGGCCCAAGAGGAATAGAAAGTGTATTTAAATTATAATCGCCATATGTATTTGTAGAAGTATCATTTAATTCAACTCTAGAATTAGGCTCTAGATAAAATACTGGCAACGCAGTAATTGATACTGAATTTTGATAAGTTGTATGAAGATATAATTCATACTTCACTTGGTCAAAAGCACTATTCTTATAGCCACCAGTAGCCAGATTATAAAAAATTTCTCCACGTACCTGAGTATATGGCATACCATTGTCTTCACATTCTTGTTGCTTTGTCCTTCCCTTATCATCTTCATCGGCATTGATGAATACAATATTAGGAATCTCAGGAGCAAACAAACAGTTTACGGCATCAGATGATACGGCATCTGTTCTGCGACCAATGGCAGATACAGAGAATCTTCCTAAGTCAGATGTTGAAGAATCAATAAAGTCTAGAAAATAATTACCATCAGTCAACGCAGAAGTAAGCAATTCCGCATTTGCTTTCTCACCTATGAACTTCTGGTCTGCAAGGTCATAAATTTGCGGCCAAAACGCATCGAGTTCTTCAAAGTAATAATCTGTATCTATCCTACAACTATGTGCATATTGTAGGATATTTCCCTGCCAACCAGAAATACCATCAATTTTAGCATAATAATTGCCAGAATCAATTCCATTTTTCTTAGCCAATAGACCTTCAAGATAAAGCTCAGTACGCCAGTCTTTTACAGTATAACCATCAATGATAATCGGTATTGCCGCAGAACTGATGTCTCCTTTATCATCTACAACAACGGCAGAAGTTGAAGCATCTATTGGAGGATAATATGCTGTACACTTTAATGCTTTATAAGTATCATCTTTCCAATAATAAGCAGTTTTATTAGTAGCATCAAAATAAATAGTATTGAAATCACCAATAGTAGGAAAATCTTTTACGCTTGTATATACAATCGGAAACGCGGCTTTTAGTTCTTGAGTAGACTCTTCTGTATATAATAAAACGTTGTAATAAGTATTATAGTAACTATTACCTTGTTCATCTATTGTAACGGGTGTCGGCTTGCGGTCAATACAAAGATGATAACGAACGTCTACCTGTTGCTGGCTATTTGTACCTTGGCGCTTACCTTGAATAATAAAGTCATTTTTGATATTATTGAACTGCGGCGTTTTACTAATACTAATAATATTATCTTTGTCATTAAAAGCATATACACTTTTACCTGTAGTTGTTTCTACAAGATAATCATGCTTCTTCATGTCATTGACTAAAGTTGTCGCTTGTGTAGTATTAAGATAATTTTTAATTTCCCTAAAATGAAACACACCAAATTCATCATAAAAATATTCAAAATTACCAAGATAACTTTTAATTTTATCTAATACAGACGTTACACTTTCGCCAAGATTCGCAGATAGCTCAGAATCATATACAAAATCATCATAAATATAGCCGCAATCTTGACCGCTTAAAATTTCAATCGTACCATCTTCTAATTTTTCTGGCTTATCGACATACGCCGCATACCATATCCTGCCTGCGCTTCCACTTTGCTTAGGTACAAGATAAAGCGGATTAGAACCAGTCCATTTCATTACCCTTTTAATGCGGCGAGGCACATCTTCAATAACGATATTGTTTAAATCTTCCCCACCATAATGATTTACTAACTCTTGGATAATATCATAAACTAATACCTTTTTAGTAACATATGCACCACTTGCGTCCTGTGTGTCCATTTCATCGAATATAACAGCCGCAGGCAATGTGCCGGAAACGTCTCCTGATAAGCCGCACATCTTGTCTTTCAATGTCAATTGCAATGACACGGCAGATGAAACAGAAGATGATGCACTTGCACTCGCAATAAAAAAAACGCCTTGAGGAAACCATAAGATAGGATAATCTAAAAATTGATTGCTATGGTTTTCAACACCAATCTCAATGAAGATTTTCTTGTTAATTGAGAAATCATATGACATATTTTCAATATCATAATCGCCGCTACTAATAGATGCAGTCAATGAACAAGTGCGTCTAATAGACGAAGAACCGTCTTTAGAAAGACTACCAGACGCAATAACGCCTTGAATCTCCTTCAACGGTTCTTCATTCCAATTGAGAAGGGTTAGCCGCACATACTGTTTTTGATTGACAAAATTATCAATAGTCTTGAGAAAGTTTCTACGCTTTAATGCGCTATTGGCATCTTCATAGAAACTGTCATTTAAATAAGGATACGTCCTTCTCATTTTCCCTCCTATTGATAATTTGTAGTCATTACAGTGCCATAATAGTTAATCATACCTTCTACTGGCATAAAAGCAATACCAATAGTTTCTGTAGAATTATTATTCTCTATATTATCAATCATACCAAAAGCAAAATTATACCATTGATAATTATAATAAATCTTTAAGTCGCCATTGATATTATATACAGTGTTTAGTATCGGCTTCTTAACTTCGCTAACATCCATATATTTTACAACCTGAACTGGTCGTTCACCAATATCGTTCCATGCATTTACAAAACTATCCTGCGGTGGATTATTGTCTTGAATTACAGATACCGGGTCTTTTGTTTCAGCAGAATCAATAACTCTAATCCAATTAAAATTGTTAATTGTCGCGTCATTAAGCGAAGCATCAACTCGAAATTCATTCTCTTGCAGGTACTTGGTTTTATTCACCTGCTTCATACGGATTCCTAAGAAGCACATATCATCTACTGGAACGTCTCTCAGCATATGTAAAACACCTGTGCCACCTACGAGATAGTTTTTATATTCTGTTTCATTATGGTATTTAATACTAGCAACCGCATATGGAGTGACATCTAAGCAAATACCCTTCCAATATTTCATGCGCTTGCTTGAAATCATAACATCACCATTCATCTGAATAAAGTTATATTTATTCCTAATCTTTCTGCCAAGATAAATATTAGACTTAAAGATACCTCTCTCTTGACCGACTACTACTCGGTCAACAGACGCGCTTGAAACAGCTTCTTTTGAGCTAGAGCGCTCTTTATAGCAAAGCGTGTATTCAACAGTGATAACATCACCAATTTGAAAATAAAGACCAATAACATCTAACTTGTTTGGAATCTGATAATATCCACGCTCGTTAACGAAAATATTATGATTACCATTACTACCACGAGTCATAACACCAAAATAGTATCCTTGCTGGACTCGCTTTTCAGCAATCATCTGAGACACACCATTTGTTTTATCTGTCACTTCTGTAAGTCCATCTGAACCACTTTGGAAGGTATAGTAACGAGGTTTAGAATGATAATAAATTTTAATATCTTTAAGTACGATTTCTTCTGCTTTGCGTTTCGCAAGAACTCCACTATATTTTTTACTTAATATATCATTAATATCATTTCTAATATCATTATTATTCGTAACAGTAAATTTATATGTTTGACCAGGTTTAATAACTTCAATGTAATCTTTAGGCTCGTCCTCGGAATCTTGTTTACCATTACCACTAATAGAACCAATCATCTTACGATTATAAATACCAAGAGTATCAAGAGTGTCTAGAGAAGAAGCATCTTCCACCTCGTAAATTGTAGCAGAAAAATTCCATAGTCTTCGGCCAACGGTTTCATTAGGCGTCAACGTAATATCTGTAAGCATAACGACCATAGAACCTTCTGCCATTGAGCGATACAGTTTAGGCTCACCGTCATTCAACCATGCAATTAGCTTTTCACGGAATGCACGTTCATAAAGCCAGTCATTCGTTGTAGTCGTTAAATACTCTTGTGAAGTAATACTGGAAACAGGTGCGTTAGGATACTGATTGCCGCCAATCTTTTCCCAATTCTTAAAATCGTTACGAACTAAATCTTTAACGCCAGTTTCATCTTTATATTCTGAGTATAGGTCTTTAAGTGTATCATTATTATGATGAATAAGTTCTGTCTTATCCGCAAATTCAGAATAAACATCAGACTCAGCACTAATCAGGCCTGAAATACTAAACTGTTTATAATTCAATACAGCATTTTCTGCAAACTTAGGATATTTACCACCAAGGGTATCAATCTTAGCTCTATTAACTACTGGCTTAAAATTACTCACCTGATAATTATACCTTACCGCATATTGCTCTTTTCCACGAGAAAAATACGCGTCATAGAATTGCGGCAAAACGACTTTTGACATTTTAGGCTTAGCAATCGACATTCCAGTAGAGCTAAGAGCTTCTACACGATAGCGATACCATGTCAGGCTTTCTACGGTATTATCTACAATTGAAAAATCGACTTTTTGTAACTTTGCACTATAGATTGTTTCCCATTCTTTGAAATTGTCTTTATTAGATGCACGCCTTACGTATACAGATATGCTATCACTAAATGAATATTCATTTTTAACTGAAACTTTAATTGATGCAGTTTCATCGTCAACCTCTGCAACAATTGTAGGTTGCCATTCATCAGCACCATTATATTCACCTATTTGGAATTTATATTCTTTACTAAGCTGATACTGATTCTTTGTGCGGCAAGTAACGCGGCATACATAATATGTACTGGTAGGGTCTGAGGTAGAACCATCTGAACTGTTCTTCAAAGATGAAAAATCAATATTATATACAATATTATTTGGATTAAGATTTTCACCAGTATAAATTGTAGGAGTAGAGAACAATACTTTATCTGAATCATCTAAAATATCAAACTGATATGCTTCAAGAGTTTCAGTTTCAGTATTTAAAACTACCTCTTCGCCACTTTCATTTTTAGTGACAAAAAGAAGACCTCCCGCAATTTGCGTTAAGCCTTTATTAAATGTCATATATGAATTGCCTGTATAATTTTCAAATACAGACAGATAAATTTTAGGTTGGTGAATAGGTCTAATTAGACAAACAGAAGACCATTCTGAAAAATATTGCGTATGTGATAAAAGATAACTATTCTTCTTTGCTTCATCGTTGATAGGTACTTCATCAGTTCCATTATAGCTATCAAATCGAATCTGAACCTTATAGAATTGATTTGTATTGAAAGCATTGCCCTCGATATAAGCGGTAGGTATTGTTACATAATACATACCGCTTACTTTATCGAATTGTAAATCTTCAATGAGAATGCCCGAAAGTTTATTCAAAGCATTCTCATTGTTAAGTTGATTTACGCAACTGACATGCACATGCTTAATCTCGGATGCAGAATTAAAAGAAGAAAGAGTAAAATACACAACAGCATCTTCTGTGTTTACGAAAGCATTTTGGAATGTCGAAACAACAGGTGGATACAGTGTACTAACGACTGTTGCCATATTTCACTCTTCCTTTCTATTGGTTAGAAGAACTTGTATCAATCCAAATGCCAACATGTGTATTTGTAGGCTGAACTTTACCCGTATATACAAATGTTGTATTTTTCATGTAGTCCATATAGTTATCGAAGAATTGGGCAAGAGAATAATTTCCTTTATCCCTACGCGTGTCCACTACATTTTCAAAGCCAACTCCAAATTCAGAGTAAGGCATGGTAAGTGAACCATCTTTGGCCTTTTGACCAACCTTTTTAACAAAGGATTTTACTGCCATTATTTAACTTCCTTCTCCTTGGGAGTGGCTTCTTGCTCCGCTTGGTTAACTTCTTGCGCCTGCTGTTGAGCATTGGCCGCAGTTTCCATATCCATAGCTCGCAGCATTTCACCCTGAGCTAGAGGATAAAGACCGACAAGGACAGAGTTAAGAGCGTCTACCATAACAGTAGCGCCAACTCCATTCTTTGCCATAAAATCGTAAATCATATCTTTTGCAAGAGCGTGAACCCTCATACGTACTTCTAGTTCATTCATATCCTTTTATCTCCTTTTAACAATTTTTACCCTAGGGGCGCCAGTCGTAACAGTACTTGCAGCACCAAAAATGACATCGTGTTTGTGGCCTTTTACCTCAGTAGTGCCGTGTGAGCCACCAGTAACGAAGTGGTAGTGAGAATTGTAAGTAGAAAACTTAACATAGACATTATCGTGGTTATGGTTTACATCTGCTTTACCATTCGCAGTAGCTTGCGCCGCAGCAGCTTTATTTAAGGCATTTTGTACGCCAGTTTTACGAGCATTTACTTCATTATTAAGTTGCGTTTGTAGATTATTTAACAAATCATAAATACATCCCAGATGGTCTGAAATCTTGGTTGAAGTTCTATTAGCACCCATGCAGTTATGTGAATAAGCATTATTATAGCAATATTCGTTACTATAATTCCAGCCATTGATACTACGTATATCTCGTTCAGCAGTAAGTGAGGTAGTTGATTGTGAATCTGGCGTACCTGTGAACACACCCCAATTTGAAACAACACCATGACCGATGCTAACATATGTTCGTTTACCGACATGTGGCACTTCATCATAATTAGATTGAATAGTACCAGTACCAGACCTGATGTAAAAAGCACCATTACCGCCAGACTGTGGAACAAGACTAATGCTTACGCCACCTTGTGCTTCATTGTCCTTAATTGCAGTAGCAATTAACTTAATACCATTAGGCGAAGTATCGCTTACGATATTAATTCCATTATTTGCCGCATTAAATTTAAGACCTTCACCAATGAGGGTAGTGTTTTGTCCTTTATTATCATTCAAAGTTAAGACGGCTTTGGCATTATTTGCACCAATAGTAAAAGTACCATCTTCATTGTTTGCGACAGAAGAGAAAGCCTTTGAATACATCAAATAATCTTCCCCGGCTTTAATTTGAAAATCTTTGTCCGCAATGTTTGTAATTGAATTAGTTGCATTAAATCTTAAATTACCGCCAATGGTATATGTATAATTACCATCTTTATCTGTCTTATCATCTTTTGGTATTCCAATAGCAGAAAGAGTAAAATCACCCGTAGACATGGTAGTTTTCCTGCCTTTTGGATTCATAAACTCAAAATTATTATTTAGATATAAAACAGATGTTTTCATCTTTCCATCTGTTGTATCGTCTGCCGCAGATAACGCAGATAATCTTAAATAAGAATTTTCATGACCAATAATTGCCTGTTCTGAATCTATATGCAGTCTATGTGTTGAGCTATCTGTTGATTCCTTGCCTAAGTCTGGCGCATAAAGGCTAACATGCTTACCGTATACATTGAAACCTCTTGGGTATTCATTGTTGACATTAGTACCAGTAGAAAGGTATAAATCAGTTGTCTCTTTTTCAGTATTTTTAACCGTGCCATCAACAAAGAATTTAAACAGGTTAGTATCTGCCCAACCAAACTGTGCGCCAATATACTTAGCATCGAGCGCGCGTTTACCAAAGGCACCAACTTTGCCAATGCCCATTGAAGACTCTTGGTCTTGAATGGCATTTGTATAGAATTGACCAAACTGATTGATACCGACTAGCGGATAACGATGCCACTTGTTGTCTTTCTTATAATGCCTATAGATTGAGAATGTTGAATCTTTACGAGGGTCAATTTCTACCTCAAGACTATCACCTTCGGCAAGTGCTGCATTCGCACCATCAAATGCAATGTTTGAATTTTGCTTAGTAAGCGGTTTGCCTTTAACTGAAATATATGCAGGATTAGCCCCCAAGATAAGACCCTGTTTGTCTGATGGAATTGAAAATTGCGAATCCTTCACAGGATAATCTATATATGGCCTATCTACTTTTGCTTCTGTGAAATTACCATCTTCATCAACTTCCGCATTTGCAATGTTATATAATGCACGAGAACCGATTCTCCATGCACCAATATAGCTTTCGCCACCTGGGACTAATTTGATGCGGCCTTCCTCAAAATGATTATTCTGCGATGCCTGCTGTTCTGGTAGACCAAAAGTAGCAGAACCGTCTTTAGCATCTAAGAGGATAGATTGCTTACCTTCTGAGAAACCCATTAGACCAATTTGAGACTTATCAGAATCATAAGTCTTAGAAGTTCCCATAACAACGCCAGTGAATTGATTGTTTTTATTCTTTTCACCAGCACCAATTTGCGGCGCAAGGATGTAATTTTCATCTTCATTGATTTCTAGATGTGTTCCATCCCAATCATTGAGAGATTTAAGACCATAAGTGTTCAGTGACATGTATATAGGAATATATAGTTCTACAACAGGATTGGCCGCATCTGCCGACGTATAGATTTTACAATGGACTAAATTGTTTCCATATTCACCATCATATACATCATTTGGAAGAATATAAATTTGATTTAATCCTTTTGTGCGGGCTGTCTTTTGTACACCGTCTGATGTATTCTTTTCTGTAATAATCTTGAAACAAGCACTTAACGGATTCTCGTTATATGTTTGACCCGTCTTTAAAGGTTCGCCACCTTCTGCTATCCATTCAATGAATAAATCTTCAATATCAGAACCAATAAGTGTAACGCCTTGGTTCTTATTATACAATGGATTACGTCCATCCGCATTATAAGTAATAGATTTTAGAAGAGAAGTCTTATCAATTTGGATGTCATTATCGGCATATTTTTTAATCACTGGGATACCATAAAAAGCATAATACTTATATGAAGAATCTCCAACGGTATAAGTTGTTTGAGCCTTTACAATTTGGTTCATAAACTTACGTTTGGTCGCGTCAGTTGTATTCCAAGAAATAGTTCCATCATTACAGCTCATATACTTACTTTGGCCGTATCCCATCGACCAAGAGACAGTAGAATCATCATTGATTTTTTCATTACGCTGATAGAGCTGGAACTGCAAGACCTGTTGCGACATTGCCTGTCCTGTATTCCACTCAATTTTATTATTCTTGTTGATAATAAGCGCAAGCATTTTATTCTTTAGACTCTTGAAAGTAGGAGAAATCTTAGCAACAATATCTGTACCGTTCGTGCCATTTTCTCCAACCTTTGTGAACAGAAAATCAGTCATTTGACTATATGTAACGCCTTGATATGTTACAATAGCTTCAATCTGATTTGACACTGCTGAATAGTCAAAGTTTGCGGCAATCGCCATAGGGTAAATTTGTGAAGTACAATACTCAATTTTCTGATTAGATTGATTGAGTACCATTCCTTCTTTTGGAATAGTAATCATTGAATCTGTTAATGGTACTCGCCATTTAATATCATATGTATCTTTATTGACTTCAAGGCCAGCAGGGTCAAAGAAATGGCAAGTAAGCGGTTTAACCTCTAATGGGTCTTCGTATCTATCATCATCAGGAGATACGCCAGATTCGCTATACTGGAATACTTGGTCGCCATTCTCAATAGTGATATAATAATCAGTATGGTCTGCGGCAGTTGCGTTTTTTAGAGTAAGTGTAGCAACACCAATATTATATTCAATATCCTCTACAGATTCATCTTTTGAAGGCTCCCTATCGCGCAAATAAACCGCACACTTAAAGGTAGCTTTAGAATCAATGCCTTTAACTGGATAAGTAAGCGTATTTTTATCCCATGACGCACCTTCAAGTGCATTCATTTGATTCTTTAAAGCAGACAGATTATTATATCCGATACCCTGCTTCATACCTTCTTCGTAGCGCTTCTTTAATTCATCTACAGTTTCAATGAAAGATAACGTCTGACCATAATCGTCAACTTTAGACCAAACAAATCTAAAGAGATTATCTGGATGCCCATTTGCTTTACCAGCTTCAAAGTCAGAAGATTTACCATCCAAAAGACAAGTTAAAATAGGTTCGCCACGGTCAAAACTAAAACTGACTCCAAGAGAAGAAATAATTTCAATGTCACGTTTTGCTGCTTCATTATATAGCGTGAAATAGTCCTTTAAAACCATTTGCTCTTTATAAACGCAAACGCACATATATTTATTTTCATAGGCACGATTCTCTGCACCAGTAGTAACAAAGCTATATTTATTACCTTTGGCTTCAAGATAAGACCAACCAGCTCCACCGTACATCTTATAATCTTTAGAACTCGCGGTCACTCGTCCATCTTCTTTGAACCAGTAAAACATTGCATCGCCTGAAAGGTCTTCATTCTTGTGACGAAGAGTGCTGACAACGCTTAAAGAAGAGTTTTCAGTTAAGTCTCTAAGAGTTGAGCCTTTCGGCATAGACAGGTGCATTTGGTAATCACCATTTGCCGCACTGATTTTTCTAAGGCCATAAAATTCAACATCTTTAATAAAAATATCATCGCCCCAGCCAATCGGTCTGTCCTGTGATTGAATTGGGTCAGTAGCTTCTACAAAATCTTTACAATAGAAAATAATCTGGTCAATATATAAGAAGTTCTCAACGTCTACGGGGAAAATCTGATATTGGTCAAAATAACTTTGATATTGAAGCGGCGAGCCAGTCATGCTGTTACTGTCAATAGTATACGATAGTTTTTTAACTAATGCCTGTCCTTTATCGTCTGTAGCATCGCCATCTTTAAAAGCTAAAATAAAAGTGATACCATATTCGCCAGTCTTTGTAAGTTTGTGCTCTCGCGGCAAAGACGTGCGGAAAGACGCTTCAACCAGCACCGCTTCGGCCTGTTTAATATTATTCTCTAGCTCTTGAGTATCAATAGATAAGAATTTAGGTTTAGAGCCGCTTACATCTTCATCTTTCTTATATAGAACTTTGTAATCTTCCTTCTTATAAGAACGAAGTCCCGCAGGCGTAACTTTGTTTTTATCACTAAGGCAATTGCGGCCAATAAGATTATAGTTACTAATAGCTGAAGATACAAAGCTAATATTGTTATCATCTTCTGCTGCCTGCGCAACACCTACGATATTCTTTTTCTTGGTGAAATCACCTTCTGGGATAAGGACATACACTGATTGACCTTGAGTATATGTGTTTCCTTCTTGGGCATATGCTTTTAGTTTGCCACCATTGTAGGAAACGAGATATTCACCTGTAAGTGAATTAGTACAGCCAGCGACAGTGGCGGTAACTGTTTTATCCGTAGCTATCTGTTCTATTCTATTGGATACAATTGTATCCACAGCTTCAAGAACAACGTCTTGTAGATTCGCCATTGTCAACTCCTTTTCAATCCAAATAAAAAACGGGAGAACATAAAGTTCTCCCGTTCATAAAATTATGCTCTAAGACATATCAAAACCACAAATATCCGATTATAAAATTTTGCCCATGTTTATCTGAACTTATAAGCGTATTGAACCGCTCTATCATTCAGAGACATTAGTGCAGATTCAATTTCTGCCGCACTATTCGCAGCTGGGAATTCAGCCGTGATATGTACGTTTTGGTCAATTGTCTCGGATGCGTTATTCGCTCTCGCACCACTCACCGCTCCAAGAGCAGTAGAAAGTGATTGCGCAAGACTTGTAGATTTAAGGCTGTCTGCAAAAGACCTTACGGATTCAACTGCCGCAAGAATATTTTGCGTATCTGTAGCATTAAGAACAAGTTCTTTCTGATGCAGGAATGCGAGCTTGCCATTTTTGGCATCTGCGGTTTTATCAGACCAAGAACCAGTATACCCACCAGTATCATAGCCAATTAGATTCTTGGAACTATATTTCATAGAACCGTAATCAACAAGTTTACCAGACCTAGAATATTGGTTGATAATATCCTGAACGTGGCGGGCAAAAGCGGTGCCATATGCGCCAGTCAGCTTGCTAGAACGTACAGGGTCATTGCCCCAGCCAGAAGCCCAACCATAAGTCCAAATTGCCTTGGCAATGCCCCAAGCAGTATCTTCATTAGCGCCGGCTCCACCGCCGCCACCGCCAGATGAAGGGCCGTTAGCGTTACCATAGTGTTCATAGTTGTAATTCTTTTGTTCAGCCTGCTTTAGAGCTTCGCTTAGATTGGCGTTCTCTTGTTCTTTCTTAGACAGCTTGTTTGCAGTTTCATCAGCGAGTTGCTTGAATGCCTGCATATTGTTGTTAGCATCTGTAATACGATTGGCGTAATCAGTCATCGTAGATTCGGTCTTTTTGACCTCGCCAGATACATCTTTAAGGATGTTGACGAATTCTTTTGTGCTATCCGCAAGTTCTTTTGTCTTATCAGTTGTGCCGCTAATACTATTGGAAATATCATCAAAATTAGTCTTTGCTAGGTCAGCGATAGTCTTTGTACCATCCGCATAATCTTTGCCAGCTTGCGTCAAATCGCCAAGCATCTTATCTGTATCGGCTTTGAACTGGTCCATATTCTGTAACCAAGAGGTCAAAGAAGTAGACCAACGTGTATCAATCTGGTCGAAAGCATCTGTGCTGCCATTAACAATCTGATCATACACGTCTTGCAGATTGTCTTTATTTTCGCCAGTTAGCATGTCGCACATGCCGATGAAGTCATTGATAATGTTCTTCTGGGACGTGCTTAGCTGTTCACTGGTTCCAGCGAGATATTCTTTAAGAGAGTCAATGATTGCCTGTGTTCTCTTGGTCTTTTCTTCAAGAGACAGATTAGCATTATTCCAAATGTCATTGACTGTAGATTGAGCATCCTGTAGCGCAGATAGTGAATCTGCCTGAGTTTGCTTCATCTGGTCTTTAGACATATTATATGCGTTGTTCTGTGCGTCTAAAAGGTCAGACTGTGCGGAACGTACATTATCATCGTTCGCTGTATAGACATATGAATAATTGCCCTGAGTATCCCTACGAAGTTTCATTTGAGACTTATTACGCTGAGCTTCTTCAAGCGCAATTTGCTTCTGTAAGATTTCAAGCTGTGCGTTTGCATAGTTTACATCGTATTCAGATAGCTTCGTCTTATCACGCAAATATTCAAGCTGCTCTTTCATTTGCGCTGAAATCTTCTGCTGGATAGCTAAATCATTTGAACCATCTAAGAGGTCAAGATACTTACTCTGTAGCTTTTGGATGTTATAGGATTTATTAACATCATCGAGATAATAGTCAGCGTTGCGGTTGATTAGCTCCCATTGCGTATTCATCCAGTCAAGGTCAGTACCAACAGCCTTGGTTCCCCATGCTTTTGTAATCTTTGAAACTGTATTTGAATACTGCTTCTGTAGATTCTCTAAAGAGTTTTGAATAAGGTCGTTAATGTCGGAAGTAGCATCTTTAATCTTATCAGATACTTCATTCCACTCTTCCGAACCTTCTTTCATGGAACCAAGCATATCTTTCCAAATATCGCGCTGCTGCATTAGTTCATTCAGCTGTGCTTTGTAATTATTCTGCTGTGCGCCAAGGATGGTATTTAAATCATCGTAAGACTCTTCGCCATGAAGCATTTCAGTGATGTCTAACCAATGCTCAAGTTCATCAGTAATAGCTTCGTACTGGTCTTTACGCCTATCCATCTTATCGCTAATATCATCGATCATATCCATGACGTTATCATGAAGATTTTCAATCAATGACCAGTAGTCCTGAGCAAGTCCTGCGGCCTGTTCGTATACTGTCTTAGCTACGTCATAGAGGTCTGCGGAATTCTCACCGAAAATATCAGATTTACCAGTCTCTTCAAACTGCTTCATCTGAGCGTTAAGATCGGTTAGATTCTTCATAGACATATCGAAATAACCAGTACCGTAGTAATCTACACTCTTGTCACCATTGAGCGCACGCTGCTTAGCAGCTTTTAGTTCGTCTACGCGACCTGCTGACCATTTTTTATATGCGTCAGATGTACCTGCAGCATTTGCTGCATCCTCTTGTTTCTTGATAAGATTGTCATAATATTCATCAACACTCATGGTAGCAACGTCAAAGTATTTGCCGAGCTTGGCTACATTATCGGCTGCTTCTTGATATGATGTTAATTTAATACCACGATTGAACGCACGGTCAAAATCAACGAGACTTTCTTGAATATCTTTCAGATTATCAAGAGCTTCGATTTGGGTCTTTAATACAGAAATATGTAAGTCCTCAATTGAGTCTTTAAGGTCTTCAATTTGAGACTTTGTATCCTCTAAGTCACCGCTCCACAGCTCGTCATAGCGCTGATATTTCTTGTTAAAATTATCCAGCGCTTTCGTAGCAGCTTCATATTCTTTATCAACGGCATCTTGTTGTTCTTGTGAAGTTAATCCAGAATATTTTGCACCGATACTATTAACTTTATTCACAAGGCCAGTGTAAATATCAGCATAATTTGAAATAAAACCTTCGTTGTCAAACTGCACACCAAAAGAAGAAGTCAATTCCTTGCGTAAATCTGCTGCTTCTTTTTCCTGAATTTTTTGTTTCTCTTGCTGTAAAGCAACTTGACGCTGTAAAAGTTTATTTTCTTCGGCTAAATTCTGTGCTAATTTATCACCAGTCAGTCTATCTCGTTCAGAAGTTAAGCGGTCATACTGGTTGGAAATTTTTTCAAGCTGAGCATTAACCCTTTCATAAAGGTCTATCTCGCTTTCAATTTCTTTGTTCTTTTGTGGAGTGTATGACGAGCCACCGCCGCCACCTCCACCGCCTTTACCACCACCGCCGCCACCTCCACCGCCTTTACCACCACCGCCACCAGCGTTGGAGCCGTGTCCACCACCGCCTGCACTACGGTAATTACTGCGGCCGCCACCATTTGGATTTCTCGTGACAGACTTAATCGTTGGAACCATAATTGATTGACTAATAGCACTTACTGTAGTACCAGCAACCTGTCCAAGAGCTTCGCCCATGCTTTTGCTCTTTTTACCACTTATATTACTCTTAACCATTTGAGTAATTTGCGGCAAAGATATAGTTGCTGGCTGATAAGCAATTTCAAAATCTACGCCAAGACCTTCAAGCGCCTTAAATAAAACTTGCAACTGTTGAGTAGTATATTGGCCTTCTGATAGCATAGTGCGCAATCCATCAATAAATGGGCCTTCATTGATTGTTGCACCAGCTTCAATATCCGGAATATTATTATTGACATAATCAATAATAGAAGACATACTGTTATAGATGTCAGCACTACTATTCGGATTAATTCCAGCATTAATTAAAATTTGATTTGCAGCTTCACGTCTTAATGCTTGTAAGGCTTCAACGTCTCCATTGGCTGCTTCTCTAATTTTATCAAGATTATTGGCAACAAAAGCACTTTTTTGGTCTAATGTCCAGTTAGACATATCAATATTGAGCATTTTACCAGTTGCATCAGCAAGCTCTTCAATTTTTGAAGTATAGTCTGCTGAGCTTTCAGATAATCCTTGTAATGGATTTTCAGTATCGGCAAAGATTTTATTCAAATCTTCCATACCATTCTGCATTACAACTAGTTTAGCAGTTAATTCATCATAATTTTGATTATTCTGCTTAATTGATTTATTGTTTGCATCAATTCGAGCTTTATTTTGTTTCCATTCATCGCTAGATGCATCAAGATTTTTATTAGCCTTTTGTAACTGCTCATTTTGTTCTTGGAGGTCTGCGTTACTCTTACTAACATTATCACCATATTTAGCAAATGCTTGATTCGTTCCTACAAGATTAGTTTTATATTCCTCAAGTTTTTCAGCACTTTCACCAACATTAGCAAGCTCAGAAGAAATCTTTTGGTCATCCCAGCCGTTTTCAAACAAGGCTTTATCGTCAATTTTATAAGATTTAATAGCGTCTGCAAATGCTTTTGCATATTGCTCACCATTTTTAAACCCGGCAGCTTTCGCAACTTCGTCTGAAATACCAAGATAATCAGCGGTAATGCTATCAGAATCATTTTGCAACTGGAAGATTTCAGAAACATCCATTCCAGATAAGTCAAATCCGCTTTGTTTATTACCGCCAGCAACGGCATTTACAAAGTCTGTACCGTATTTTGAACCAGCAGCAGAATTTGAAATTTGAGCAACAATACTTGCAGTATCAACCCAATTGCTTGATGCTTCTGTCATAGCTTTAGAAGCAGCTAAATAATTAGTTAATACTTCTTTGGAAACTTGTTGTTCTTGACCAAGAGCATCAGTGAATGTAAAAGTACCATTTTTTTCTTTATTAAAAGTCCAACCATTTTGCTGAGCATAAAGTTCACCAAGGTCAGAAGACTTCATGCCGCTAAATTCACTATAATACTTGTCTGTAAGGTTGGCAGCTTGTGAGGCAACCATAGCAACAACTGCGTCATTGTTCTTTTGGCTAGAATCATAACCAGCTGTATTATTAAGAGCCTGCTGTGCCGCATTTTCAAGAAGCTGACGATTTTGAGTATTTAACTGCTCATTTTCTCTAAATGCACCGACAATTTTGTCGCCATTGTCAACAATAGCGTCTACAATTGCATCGCTAGAGTCTTGACCAGCTATTTCCAATGCTTCTTTAATATCACTTTCTTTATTGATACTATTGACACCGTTATAACGGAGCATATCATAAACAGCATCTAGTTCATTATCAGAAATCGAACGAGTACCATTAGTAATGTATGAACGTTTACGTCCAGCAGAGTCAGTTACGGTTTTTGTCCCTCTGCCTTGGAAAATTACATTAGCTTGAACTTCTTTGTTATTGGCTTCAACTTGAGCTTGGTTTGCATTTTGCTGCATCTTAGCAACAGCAAGTGCGCCATAAGCCACATTTTGAGCCATTTTATCTTGTAAATTATCTAAACCTTCATCTGAAATAGTTAACTTACCATTAGTATCTTTATATACATATTTCTGTAGCTCAGGATACGCTTGTAAAAGTTTAAGAACTTCATCATTGACTGCAATAAGCTCGTCTTTCCAGTCACGAGTTCCCTTTTCAAGTTTATCAAGAGCTTCTTGAGATTCTTTATAATTAGCAATGCTATCTTTAAGATTCTGATAACTATTTTGAATCTCTTGGTATTCTGTAGCAACATCGGCAGCAGATTTAGCTAAATCATCTGCTTTCTTCTGCGCTCGATCAGCTTCAATGGCAAGAGCGTTAAGGCTATACCAGATGCTATAGCCAACTGCAACAACGCCAGCGCCAAGAGCAACCAAGGGAGCAACAGCTGCTATCAAGCTACCGAAAGCAGAAGCCAGCGTACCAGCAGCACCCGTAATTTCACCGAATCCACTAACAATCTTAGCGGCAAACCCGCCAGCCGCAATACCTTCTGTAGCTTCTTCAACGGTTTTCGCAGCTCCAGCAGCATCCCCGGCAGCATCAACAACGTCTGTTACATCATCAACAACCTCGGCAGCGTCACCAACTGTTTCGGCTGCATTACTAGCAGCTTTAGCGGCAGCGTTTTCTGCTTCTGCGGTACTATTTTCTGACGTTGCAGCAGTATCGACTTTATCAGCGGCAGCTTCTTCTAGTGATGCTTCTGCGCTTTCTTGTTTAGCTTTAGTATTTACAGCTTTAGCTGCGGCATTTTCAAGTTCGTCTTTTGTGTTTTCCTTTGTGCTCGCCGAATCACCTTTTTTAGCCATGCTAACAGCATCGGCTACCTCAAACACATCATTAGCAAGTTTTTCAAGGCTATCTAATTTAAAAATATCCTTAAAGGTTGAGAAAGACTGAGCAAGCATTGGCGCAATTGTGCCAAGAGACATAAGAGTTTGTAGAAGTTTTTCGCCAGATGTTAAATCATCATCGTTCCAAATGTCCCCAATAGATTGAATCTGTTGATAAACGAAAGCAAGATTTCCAAGAGCGCCCGCAAATTCTAGAGTTTTAGAAATAGCATTTGCAAAGTCAAGAGACTTGATAAATGCAGCACCACGTTCTTTAGCAGAGTCAAACAAAGAATCAACCTGAATTAGCTGAGAAGAAAGTTTGGTCAGGTCTTCATCAGTTTTAACTAAGTTGCTGTCATAGTCATTAGCCGTCTTATTCACAGCTTCAATTGCTTGCTCTAATTGTTTAAAGGCTTCTTGTAACTCTACAACTTCTACATCTTGAGAAGTTAATAAATCAAGTAGATTTTCAGCAGCGTCAGCAACGTGGCTATTTTCCACTTTGTTCATATCATTAAATGACCTGCTAGTTTTCATAATGTAATCTAAAGCATCGCTAGCTTGATTTCCTTCAGCAAGTTTATAAATAGCATTTAGCTGGTCTGCACTATCTCTGTATTTCTTTGAATCATTGGCGACAAATTGCAATGGCTGCAAATCTCTAGCAAAAGATTCATCTATATAAGACATATCTGATTTATATAAAGCAAAATCTTCTTGTTTTACAGCGCTATGGTCATATTTAAACTGCGCACCACTGCCATATCTCTCACTATATTTCTGCAAACCACCAGTATTCACACCTGTAATATTGCCATTTTCGTCTCTAATCAAAGAAACATCTTCTGCGAGTGTTCTATTTCTAAGTTTGTAAGCTGAATTTGTAGCATCAACAGATTTTTGTAATTTCACTTCAAGGTCAATGGCTTCTTTCTTTAAAGCTACTTCGTCTTGAAGAATACTATTATATGTTTTTTGAGCGTCGGGGTTCATAATAGAAGCATTACTCTGACCACCTTTAATCAAGTTCACAATGTCACTATAACGCTCGTCTGTAACATCGTTAATACCAAGTTTTTTAAGTTCAGCATATGCCTGATTTTTATTATTTGCTTGAATCTTAGACAAATCTCTATTATATAACATAGAAGAAATGCCGTTACCAATATTCTTAGCAAATACTTGTGTAGCAATAGGAGCGATACCAGACAACATGCCTTTAACGCCACCAAGAGCGTTAACAAACTGATCTGTCAAATCAACAAGCTGAGTTAATGCATCTACTGGCGCATAAAAATCCTCTGTGTCAAAAAGGTCATCAAATAAATTCTCAGCGCTAGCTTGTAATTTATTCATACGGCCTTCAAGTGAATTGACATATTTTTCATTCATTACATCTAGAGTACCACTAGCATTCTCAGATGCACCTTTATATTGATTATATAAATCGGAACGATTCATTAGAGCTTGAAAACGCGCAACTTGATACTTACCAGCTAAAGATTGAGACAGACCTGCTTTTTGAGTTGTGTCAAGACCAGCCCAAACTTTCATCAAATCTTCAATAATATCGCCAACATCGCGCATGTTATTGTTTTGGTCAAAAACACTGACACCAGCGCCCTGTAGCTGCTTTGTAACAGTACCTAATGTAATGCTATCGTCAAGGGTCTTTCCCGTCTTTAAGTCTGAAAAACGCGCATAAAGTGTTTTTAATCCGTTACCGATTTGTTCAGGAGCCTCACGAGTAACAGACTCAATTGTAGCAATTTGTGCATTAAGTTGGTCTGTAGATACACCAAGAGTAGCCGCAGAAGAAGCCGCTTTTTGCGATGCTTCTGCAAGCTCTTTAACGTCAGCAGCGGACACGTTGGCTACTTCTGCCCATGAGTCCATAGCGCTCTGTAATTGAGAAAGATTCTTGTCTAGACCGTATGCGTTCATATACGCCATAATCTGGTCAGAGGTTGTAGCTGTATCTTGCTGTGAAGCATTAGCGAGCTTTGTCGATAACTGAGCCAGTTCATTAGACTGATTCAGTGAGAACCCTGATTGCGCGAATAGTAATGTCGCGTTCGTCATCGCGGTCGTGGTACTGCCTAAAGCACGTGCGGCTTCGTTCGCTGACTTGGCGTATTGATTCATATCCTCTTTACTGTAACTAGTTACAAGCTGAATCTGCGTCAAAGAGTCATCAAGTTCTTTAACATAGTCTGTTGCTTGTCTAATAGAGTTCGTAACTCCATTAAACGCACTTGACATAACGCCCCAACGAACAGTGTTGCCCATTGTATTGAACATTTTATCAACGAGAGAACTTGTAGCCTTGACACCAGTATCAAGTTTACCAAGAGAACCTAAAACATCTAAAAACGCTTTTTGACCTTCGGCTCCCGCAAGCTCAAAACTTTGCTGCAAAGATTTTAAGTTAACATCCTTACCTAAATTCTTTGTAACTTTAGAAATATCAAGCATACCAAGATTTGCATTAAAACTTTTCTGTAAAGCCGTGGATACCTTATTAATATCAGCAAGAGCTTTGTTCGCTGTATTTGGAGATAATAACTCTTGAGACTGCATTGAAATAATTTGCTGTTGCGTCTTAGCAAGTTGAGCTTGCAATTGAGACAAACCAGTGTTATCTAATGTAGTTCGTAGATTATACGTAATAGTATTCGAGTATTTACTAATAGCAATCACCTACTTTACATTTATCTGTACGATTCACAATCGTACCTCCTTTTATATCTTTATTAACGTTAATATAGGCATAAAAAAAGAGCCTACTTTATATAAAAGTAGGCTCAAAGTAATTATTGAATTTTGCCCTAAAGCTCGAATAGCGGGCCGTCTTCCTCTAGCGACTCTTCTGTTTCTTCTGGTTCAGAAATTTTAGGTTCCAATACATTATCAACAACTTTTTCAGGCTCTCCAACAATCTCAAATTTAGGCTTTTCTTCGTTTGCGATAGCTTGAACTTCTTTTTCTGGATTATTATTCATACCCCAATTATTGGCGATTTCAAGAACTTGATTTGCACCAACTTCATCTGAAACTGTTTTAAATTTTTCAACGGCTGTTTGAATAATATCTCCACTAAATTCTTGGAAAGATGAAAGAATACCACGAGCAGATTGTAGGTATTTAATATAGTCATCAAGCCATACACTGCCAATTCGGCCAAGAGCGTCCATATCTACCGCAAAGTTTTCATTCATATCTGCAATAGTGCCATCAGCCAAAAGAGCGTCCCAAGCATCTAGAATATTATCTGAAACCATGCGGCCAAGCTCTTCCTTACGGTCAGGATATAGAATAATCGCCGCATACGCATATAGCGCACGTTCAAAAATAAACTGATTGACGAAGCCATTATCCTCAGCAGACTGTGCCGCGAAATGGATAATGTCATACATGTCTTGTGAGGTCAGCTTTTTAGCCGTCTCTGTTTCAAAAAGAATTGCCATAAAAATCTCCTTTTATCTCTATACCTATATGGTTGTATTATACCACACTTTTAAAACAATGTCAACTAAGATTTAAAAATATCTGGCGTAAATAAATGACCCATATTAAGTGTGATACTAATCTTAGTATTATTCAATACCTTGTAAGCAAGTTTATTACGATTTAACGCCATGCGAAAAACGTTATCTCCTGTCTGTGACGGCATAACTTTACTTCGTAAAGTACCTAAGTCAAAACCTTCAACAAGATAATATTTGTTGCCACCATACTTCAAAATAGTATCTGAATTATCATAAATCTTTCTAAGAATATCATAAATTGAAAATATCTTATTATTTACAATAAGCAAGGTTGAATAATCTCCTTGAATACCACTACCAGCTATAGCATCTACAAGACTCAAAGCACCAGCCGCCTGCCTGATATTGTACCAATCCATAGCATCAACAGTAGTACCAAGAGCACCTACGAGGCTATATCCGTACTGACCAGCACCCGGCGCAAATGCATTTAATTTTTTGGCTAACTGCTGATATGTCATACTTCTAGCAACAAATCCTTCAACTCCAAGAGCACGCGAGCCTGAGCCACTACCTTGAAAGGGCGCACTTTCACGTAATTTAACATTTCCGCCAAATTCAAGCACAATGCCGCCTTTATTCCAATAAATATGAACATCTTCCTTAGATTCTTTACCTTCAAGAGTATCTGTTATCTGTTGGGCTGTCCAATTAGAATAAAATTTACCATCTGCGGCAGATACCATCTGCTTTATCTTTTCATCATTTTCCATAATAAGCTGTTGGCCTTCATTTGCGGCAACATTAATTGCATGTGCTTCTGCCATTTCATGAACTGTACCGCCAATAGAGTTAAAAGCAGCTGCAATAGAATCTGCGGCAGATTGAAAGCTATTCTGAATATCAACACTACTACCATCACCAAGAGAAGCAAGAATATCTAGGTTTTCCCGCACCTTCTCCATTGCAAGAACAATCTTCGTTTCAGACTCCTTGACCATTCCCGCACTAATACTCGCATCTGTTGGAATGCCTTGTAGGTCTGATGGGACATTTCCGCTTGTATAGTATGCGTCAACTAGACGCGCAGCAACTAAGTATTCATAATTAGATGCAAGTGTCCAGATAATATTATTAACAGCTTCATTGACTGCTGTAGTAATACTGGATACATGAGTCAAACAATCTTGCACAGACGAACTAAATGCGGCACCTACATTTGCTAAACTGACACCATCGACAAAAATATCACCAGACGTACTATACGATTTAGCAATACCTTTGCTATCAAAGTTTGCAATGTTTTTCATTGCCGCATCAATATTTTGACCTATTATACCACCATTTGAAATCCAGTTATCCATCATAGATTTAATCTGTCTACCAGTATATTTTTTACCACTGGCCGCATTTACCTGATTAAATCTCTGAGTAAATGTACTTACTTGGCGTTTCATAATACGGTGCATCGTATCATCGTCAATATCGGCTTGTCCTCTGGCAATAGTATAAGCAAGATACTCTTTACCGCCATTATATGCTTGAACGGCACGCCAATTGAAATTGCTCATATTACCTCCTAAATAACATTAGTATATATTGCAATAGCAATACATATTATTGCTATTTAAAAAGAAAAAGGGTGTCCCAGTTAAGGAACACCCTTTAGCTTATTTAGCTACAGACTTCTTTAGTTTAGAAACACTGGGAATAGTTTCATCTACAAAAGTCTTAGTAGTCGAATCAACTGCATTAGCAGTTACGTCTGAATGTTGTTTGTTAGCCGCAGATTCAGTTGACGTTGCGGCTTTTATTCCCCCGCTGTTTCGGAGAAGACAGACTTAGAATACCAACTATCTACATCGGAATCCTTTGTACGACCATCGTGACCAAGGACATCTTTATTCTTATAGTTGTGAGTTGTATCAGTCTTGTCAACAACCTGTAGCGTAGCCATAACCTTCTTCTTCTTGTTGAACTTGGTGTAGGCAGGCATACAGTCAATAGTGAATGTAAATGTTGATGGGTCACCATTATTAGCCATAGAGAACGTAAAGTTACTCTGGATTTTACCACGAGGAATGATAAATTCAGCAGGGAGGTCTACGCCAGTCTCTTCATCACGGAAAAGGGTAGACGCTTCGATATAATAGTAACCAGCAAAATTCTCAGCATCAATCTGCATCTCATAGGCTTCATCGTAATGAACCTCATAGCAGTCAATACGTACAGTGTCGCCAGCCTTTACAGCAGCATCCTGCTTACTATCGCCGGGAGTATCGGCAGCAAGCTGGAAAGCAATTGTCTTACCTTCGGCTTCAATTTCACCGTGGTCACCAAGAGTAGCAGCGGTCAGGGTCTTGCCATCATTAATAACAAAAACCTGCTTGTCGGTAACAGCAGAAAGATAATTAGCTTGAGCACCAGCACTATCGAGAGTAACAGGATAGATAGGAGCTTCTTTTGTAACGATGATAGTCGCACCATTACGGTCTTCATCAGTTAGCTTGGCGATAATCTTATCATCAGAAGTTTCAGCAACCATATCATATGTAGCATGGACATAGATAGGAGTCTTATTTTCACCAGTCTTCTTGCCATGTACTAGACCAGCGCCAGACAGCATAGCGAAACTAGTAGGACTCATTAGAGAGTCTTCAAGTGTCAGAGTAAGCGTCTTTTCACCATCCCAAGCGATTAGACGAGGATTACCCTTACCACCTTGTGCATAAACAGTGGTAGCGGCACCTTCAAGGCTAGAAGTCTTGGCGGTGTCAATATAAAGCATAGGCTGACCAGCATCGAAATGCTGACCACCGAGGTCTACGGATGTAAGAGGCTTGAAGACTACATCGCAGATTTCTCGCACGCCAAATCTATTCATAGATTTCTCCTTACATTTAGGAATTTGTATACATTTTCCTTAGTCATAGAAACATAACGCGCTAATTTCTATGTCTATTATATAACGCGGTAAAACCACGATTATACTCAGTAAATACCGTCCATCCAATTATCAGGCTCGTCCATCTTACTAACGTCCATCATAGGAGTAGTAGCAACCTTCTGATATAAGTCATATGCCATCTTAATTGTATACCTCTTAATACTATCAAACAACTGAAATGGAGTATAATTATATATAACATTAATATCAATTGCCAAACCAATAGAAAGAGCAGAAGCATAATTGCCAAAGATACTATTAGCTTTCTTCTTATCTTTATCGCTCTTTATCTGATTTCGTATTTCTCGACCACGTTGAAGTTTGGCCGCAATTTCAGCAGCTGCATCATTAGCAGGATTAAATTCTTCTTCATACTTATCAGTGCCTACTGGCAAAAATAATTCTTTCAATGTAATTCTGAAATTTTCAAAATTCATAGGATTAAGTTGCCCTACTATCGGTCCATTTTCCTGTACTCTAAAATTGATACACCCAGCGTCATATTCAATTATATAATTAGGAAAAATAAGGCCGAAAAGGTTATCTACATTTCTTTTCGTGTTTTCGTCCTGTTGGATGATTACTAATAATATTTGAAAATCGTCCATATATCCTAATTGACTTTTGCCCACGTTTTTCATTTCTGCGGCAAGTTCTTTCGCCTTGACAAAAAGTTCAATTGACATAAGAAACGAATCTTCACCAAAAGCACAAATATCTTTAATAGACGGTTGCGAGATAGCAACATTTGCTCCCGCAACCGTCACTGGCATTCCAGAAAGATATTTACCTAAATCTCCTTGTAACTCTGTCATGCTGCACCAGCTTTATAAATCTTGCGGCGCAGGCTTAGTATTATCAATGTTCTGCGAATCGTCGCTTTCACTATGGCTGGCTGAGTATCGTAACATTACGCCACCTAAATATTCATTTAAAACAAGCTGTTGCGCACCTAGGAATTGTAACTTACCTATTCCAGATAGCCGAGTATCATTCATAATACCGTCAACATACCCAGCAATCATCCAAGGACGCAACTGATAGTCATCTAGTTCCCAATAGTCAAGTTGTGAGATAATCGTAAAACTAATAACACAGTTACGATAGCGAGGATTCTCAGAAGGAGAAAAATCATCAAAGTCTAACATGATATAAGACTTAACCTCTTCGTGTTCTCCAAAAGATAGTTTAGGAGTAGCCTTGATATATTGATTATCATGTAAGTCTTTAATACTATACTGTTCAATCTTACGCTGATATTGGTCTTGCGTCCTATCAAGACAATCAGGCGTGTTGATAATAAGTAATTTTTTCAGCATATCACTGTAAGGTCTACTTTCAACAAAGAGTTTGCGCCAAATGGTTTCTTGGTCTTCTGCATGAGAAAGAAAAGTAGACTTATAATTAGTTCGTAAGATATTAGAAGCAACGTGTTTCATGTAACCTCCAATCCTTATAACGATTTAATCTTAACTGGTAAATCTGTCTCAACATCACCATATGCCGCATGAATAACAAACTTACCTTTCTTACCAGATACAATTTCTACTTTGCAAGAATCACTATTGGAATCTACAATCTTAGCCATAGATTCATCATCAATAGAGAATGTAACTCTTTCACCTTCTGGAAGTTTCTTAATCCAATAGGTGTGAATATCATATGGATAAACCTCTTGCGGTCCTTGAATTAGTGGCTTCTGCCATTCTACAATTACTGTCTGGAAGAAATCTCCATAGCAAATATCAAAGGTTTTTACCGCACCTGCATACACTTTAACTTTACACATGCGGCCATTCTCATATTCCTCAAGTATTTTGACTCTTGGATTATTCTTGACTTCCCAATGAATCTTTGGGTCATATGCTTCATTTGAGATAGCATATCCAACAACAGAATTTTGTTTAGCCGTTGTCGCACCGCTAATAACATTGATGGGTGTAGTTTCGTCTTTGAGAATACTGGGTAGCTCTGCGATGCTGTTATCATAATACTCTTGGATTTCAAGCTCTAAAATACCCGGTACTGTAATCGAATCTGTAACTTGTACTTCCCATGTATGTCCAGCAAGTTTGATGTGAGTAAAACGATGAAAAAAGTCTCTAGTATTTTCATCATTCTTAATATAAATGCTGCCAGACAAATTAAGTTCATTGATGTTAATATTATTCTTAATGAACCAACGAAGGTCTGTTTCTACAGGACCCCGCATATATACCCAATATTCTTGACCATTTACGTCAAGCGCGTAGTCACAGCGAATAATCTCAGACCGCAGATAAGCCGTCTCTGTAATCACTGGAAGATAGACCATCCAATGAGTTCCGCTATCTAACAGTTCAAAAGTTTCACCAGCTTTTAGACCGCTCTTGAAATCGACAGAGATATACTTCTTGTCATAATTCGCCTTCAAACCTCCTGACATGGAATTGATAAGACAAGGCCAAGACTGATTATTGAATTTAATCATTCTCTTATTATAGTCATTCTTTAAAGCTGCTTGAAAAGACCTATATTTAGACTGATTAATTCTTCCCATGTTATCGCCGCCGAGATATTGTAAGCGAGCACCTAATGTCTGAATACTCATAGGCTCTCCATAACATCGTTGGCAATATTGCAGGCTTCAAAAATCATACGGCGAAAGAGCATAAATTCAATACCTTTACCTTGCTCTTTGATGCCTTGCAGTTTATATACGAGTTGATAAAGTTTTGGCGCATTAGGTGTTACAAGAGCCATACCTGTAATCTCAATAACTAGAGTATCTAATGGCTTAATCCAATCTTTACCATCCTCGAATGTAGGTAGAAGTTTAAAAATTTGATTTGTGATGCGTTCTAGACTATTCTTAACATTTTCTACCTGATAGTCTAGAATTCTATCATCTATTACCATTAACGCCATTTTACTTCACTGGTTCCATAATCATACCAAAAGAAGAACGAACATGGCCTTTTTTATCAACATATCTGCGGCAGTACAGACGTTGAGCGTGAAAGGCTTTCTGCTCATACTCCTGTTTCATCGTGATAAGTGAACGCATATGATTGGCCTGAGACGTAAATGAAAAGTCTGAACTTGAATACTTCTGACGAATAAGGTCAACTGTGGCAAGTTGATAACTAATCCATTCCGCAATCATATAATAACGGATGATAATTTTTTCCTCTACTGTAAGGCAAGTAGAGAAACATTTATTTTCATAATCTAAAGTAAATGGGTGCGCCCAATGCGGGAACTCAAATTTAGGAACTGCCGCAACCAAAATTTCTTCAAGCAGCTTTTCAGTATCCTCTTTTGTGAGTTCCATAAACATGTCATCGGTAACGCCCGCTAGGAAAAATTCATACATCTCCTGAAAAGAAGTTGGAGGTATGACTTCCATATCTTTATCAATATCTATATCTTGTGGCATTGAGCAAACCTCCTACTTATTTTATATTACTCGGTAGTTGCCTTGACGCGGCGCTTACGCGGTTCGGCATCTTGTTGAACTCGGCGTTGACGTGGTTTATCAACAACATTGGTATCGCTATTATCATAAGCATGGTTATTCTTAATAGCGGCATCAATATCGACACCTGTTTTATCCGCAATGGCCTTAATCTTAGCGCGGTCATTAATTTCAAGTTTAATTGCATCATCTTTAAGAGTCTCAATAATGCCTTGCGGCGCAAAATCAAGAGCGTCCAAGAGTACATCAATATCGTCTTCAAGCAAGCACTTCTTTACATCTGCTTCTGTCCAATCATATTCAATTGCATCATAAGGAACACCAAATTCTGCGGCAAGTGACTTATTGCCAACATTAATATAATTCTGTAGAAGAATTGAACCGCCGGGGCTGAAAAACAGCTCGCGTAGTTCACCTGCCGTAACACGCATAGTAACATCAGGCATAAGACGGCGTGAACGGCCAGAAGAAGGGAGAATGTACCCAGTTTGGCAGTTTACAATACTGCGGATAGGAACTAGTGTATCATCGCTAATTAGTTCAACTTCATTACTCATATTATATTTTCTCCTTTTAAATCTTAAAAAAAGAAGGGACGCAGAGCGCCCCTTCCAATAATTAATTATTTGAAATTAACAACGGGGTCGTTAACTCCATCAGCAAGGATTCCCTGCGTATCGGCATATACATAATATACCTTATCCATTCCTTCACCTTTTTCCATGAGCTTCTTAGAGCCACGAACAAGGTTGTCAAAATTGATTGTAAACTTAGAAAAATCCTGCTTGCTGCCAGCCTTAGAATAATCTTGTAGCAGCATGAAAGCAGTATAACCATCAGCATTTGGCATATCACTATTAAATGAATACGTGGTATCCTTAAAGTTAAAGATGGCAGAGACATTCTTAGGATTGCTCAAACGAATTGGGTTATTGCTTACATCAATATCTTCAAATACGTTACCCACAAAGTTTACGGTAGCACCTTCAGCAAGATTATAAAGGCTTACGCCGTTATTCTTTAGCTTACCCTTGAACGTATTGTTCTTAAAGGTTACATCCGCAATATCACGTGCGTTGCTGATGCTAAACTCAACCATATTGTAAATATTCTTATTGCCAGCATCGAATACATTGTTCTCAAATACAATCTTGCCAGAAGTCATGACAGATAGTGCAGTGCGGGTCGTACCTGAAATTTCACTATTCTTTAGTGTAAAAGGCTTCGTACCATTAACCTTGACGGCAAGTGTCTTGTCATTAGCATCTGCGCCAGTAGCTACAAGTTTGACATTATCAAGTGTGACTGCCGCGTCTGAAACCGCTACTGGTTTTTCAAATGCTACGCCGTTACCCTTAACGGTAATGTCATTGCTAAAAGTTACAGGCTCTTCGATTGCAGCGGTTCCCGCTGGGACAAACAGTGTACCACCAGCGGGAACATTTGCGATTGCTTCTGAGACAGTATCATAATCGCCAGCATTTACCTCGTCTTTCCCAGGTGTGGGAGGTTCTGGGTCAGGCATTGGCGTTGGGTTTAGCGAGTTGCTTTTTTTAGTGCTGTGTTCTGATAAGAGCAGATAGAAGGATTAGAGAATACAGCGACACCAAACTTCTTGTAAGTTTGGAGGTCGGTTGACCAATCGTCATTATCAGAGACGGTACGAACAGCAGTCTGACCCTCGAATACAATCTTGACTGGCTTTTCACCAACAGAAGCGAAAATATAAGCCTGAGAGGGGTCAACAACCTTTTCGGCATTGGTTTCATCAACCATAGACTGCTGGAGGATAATTACAGGGTGACCCTTGTAATCAGCAAAGAAGCCCTTGCGGAAAAGCTCTTCTTTCATAGAATCAGAAGCCCAGTCAGCAGAAGCAGGCTTCATAGTAGAAGCGAACTCACGAGTGCAGTAGATGGTAGAAGTGCCGTTGCCGTAAGCATCGGAAATGGCAAGCAGTTCGTCCATCTTAGTCTCGTCAAAGCCAGCACCGACATACTTGTTAGCAGTAGGAAGCTGTTCGACAGTCTGGGTCAGAGCCTTTAGGATTTCAGCGTAGATATATTCATCGACACCTTCAAGCATGATATTGGTGAAGTCGGCGAATGAATAGCGGCCATCAAGGAATTCCTCGAAGCCAATGCGGATAGCATAACCAATAGCGCTAGTAGCAACTTCAAGTTCCTTACCATCAAGCATCATTGTCTCATAACGACCAGCAAGGCCAACACGAGTTACGAAAGCCTTGGCACGCTTACGAGCAGCTTCGGTAATGCGAAGCTTGAAGACAGCCTTATCGCCCTGAGCGATTGTCTGAACATCAGCAAACTGATCAAACTGCTGCATAACCTTGACGGGAAGAATCTCGTCAATAGTGTTTTCAATTAGTTCATAGACAGCGACCTCGTTGCGACGGAAGAGACGATAATCGCCAGCAAGTAGATTGAACTGTTCACGAAGAGTACGGTTAACGGTATCAACGTCAAATGATTCCTCGTTGCCATTTACTGAAAAAGTAAGGGGAGCATTCTTGGTAGCGGCACGAGCGAGCTTTTTAAGTTCGTCAAATTTCATTAGTTCCATTATCTATCTTACTCCTTTCTTATTCAGCAATGACTTGTAGTTTAAGGCCGGGCTGACCATCAGGCATAGTGGTTAGCTTAGCGACCTTGACGGCTAGACCTTCGCCCTTAGCGCCCTTCTCAAGAACGCCATTGGTACCGGGAACGAGAACGTCACCGAGGTCATAATCGTCAGCCTTGACGTTGTTTGTGGTGAAAATGTCACCAGCATACATGCGAAAAACACGAGGTGTCATAACGCCATCATAGAAGTCAGACTTCTTCATGGCGTAGTCACGGTGCATCTGCTTGCGCTCGTCATAGAGCTTTTCTTCATTGAAGACCATCATCCAAGGGCCTTCACCAGTGAAGTTAATCTTGCCAGCGGCATAATCGTACTTTACGAAAGTACCCTGTTCAAGCATTGTAATAGAATCATCAGCGGGGAGCTGACCATAAACGCCACCACTGCGGGGAGCAGAGAGGTGGTTAGGTTCGACAACAGCAAAATTGTCGTGACCAGTAAGCTGAATCTTAGTATCAGCGCGGTCTACATGTAGAGCCATTTAATCCTCCTATTTAATAGTTTTGTGCTTCGCGGAGAGCAGATAGCATTGGGTCAGCATCTTCCGCAATAGTTTCATCATCTAGAGAAAATGTTGTGAGAGGGGTAGAATCTACTTCTTCCTCTTCATCAAAATTAACATTCTTCTGGACATATAGTAAAGCGAGCTTGCTTTCAATCTCGCCAATAGTGAATTTATCTTTATCAGCAATAATTTCCGCTTTGTCTTCATCAGAGAGCATATGATACTTGGCAATCATAGCATCCTTATCGGCATTAATGCGCTCTGCCTTAAACTTACGAAGCTCTTCTGCTTCTGCTTCGAGAGCTGTGAACTTATCAGTAAGCTCTTTTAGCTGTTCAGAAAGTTCAGAAACCTGATTCTCAAGCTCGTGCTTTTTCTCTGGCTTCTTTTCATCTTCCTTATCATCGGAATCATCAGAATCATCATCTGATTCATCTTCTTTGTCTTCGGAATCAGAGTCTTTTTTATCTTCTTTCTTCTCTTCTTCCTTAGCAAAAGTTTCTTCGGCGGAGTCTTCGCTAGATTCAACGTTTTCGTTTGTCTCAACGTTTTCGGCAAACTCTTCTACCACAGGAGCTTCTTTCTCAACTGTGGCAGTAGGCTCTACCTCAACGCTTTCAACGTTTTCTTTTGGCATAGACCCTCCTTTTGTCAACGCACTTTTTAATTCATTCATCATAGCAAATAAAGTATGTGAAAACTCTTTGTTATAAGAGAAATGTTCACTTACTTCTGGGCTAGTGACAGATGCGCCCTCAAAACAAGGTTCTACATCATCGCCCAAGATACAAAGTTTAGTAAAGATTGCATCATTTATAATAAAAAACTCAACATCGTTGCTATCAGTTGTCCAATGACCATCAACATTATCAATTTCCATTGACTGTCCTTGGCCTTGGTTGATACACTTATCCAGTTCAGGATATTGCCCAGTCCACAGATAACCAGTGGTCATCATGTATTCGCGCGTAGTGGTTTCACCAAACTCATTTGTATCATCAAATTTCTGAAACCAAACTTCCGCATCTGGAGCAACGAAACCGTATGGAACGGTCTTGCAAGAGAATTTTATTTCCCCATCTTCAATGTGAAGAACTTCACCATGGTCACCAAAGTCTTCTTTGTTCTCATTGTAAGCGGCAACGATTGGCGTGGCCGGTAATGAGTTCGCCATCTGGATGGCCGTGTTCTTGTCAATGAAAGAACCATTACGGTTCTTACCAAGATACATGACCTTAATCTCACATTTAGAAATGCCGGGGTTGATAGCATCTGGTGCTAGATTAATGAATTCTGGGCTATCAATTGTAGCCACAGACCTGTTTCTTAGCATTTAATTCTATCCTTCCGCTTCTCTATTAGCGATTGTTTTGTCAGACTTTTGGTCATCAGGCTTCTCAGGACGACCGCCCTTATTACCCGAAGATGGAGTCTGCTGTTGTTTCGTCTTCGCTGTAGTATCTCCATTGCTGCCATTGCTCATAGTAGAAGATAGAGCAGGAGCAACGAAAACATCATTCAAAGACATAATGTCATTCTCAAAATACGCGGTCATAAGTACCGCACTCTGAGATTGACCAAGAGCAACTTGCGGCAAGAGCTTGGAAAATCCAAGAGATGTCATATCTTTATACTGCTTAGATAGGTCTTTATAATTATAAACGGTAGTAGGCAGAATATCGACATGATAATAAAGTCGCTTACTGTTCTTGTTAAATGGTGCCAACAGACGTTCCGCAAATGTCTGAAATTGTAGAATAAGGTCAGACATAGTAGCTTCATCATTTGCAATGGATTTTTCCAACGCAAGATTACCATCTGCATTAAAAAGGTTCTGTCCAGTACCAGCTTCGTTGTACACAGAACGTTCAACTTTATTGAGCTGGTCTACGGAAGAGACATTACCTTTGTCCGCAAGGTCTGCCACATCAACATCCGCGAACGTTGTCAACACGTCAACTCCAACAGCGTCACCAAGCATGGCAACCGCATTAGTATGGAGCTGTTGCGCTTCTTGGACATCGAAAATTAAATCGCCGTTCTTATCAATTGGCATCTTTTGGATAATAATCTTCAAAATCTGTTGAAGCATCTTTTTCTTATCTAAATCCTGCGCATCCTCCAAATCCAACAGCTTCGGAATAATACTCATGAACAGTGGCGCGTCACCGCCAGTGATATTAAACTTCACTGTTGTCGATGGGTCAAGCAAAAACCAGCCGTTGGTATCGCCAGCATAATCAATGGGTAACTTACCATCCTTATAAGCAAGGTACGCTTTCTGGACTTCCTTCGGCCACAGTTTTAGAACTCTTAAACGATACGCAGTATCGGAAAAAGCATCATCGAAATATTTCATATTAAATTCAACCGCAGGATTGCCGTTAAGTTGATAACGGCTGCGGCAATAGGAAATAGGCAATTCTTGAATAAAACAAGCATCCTTTTGCTGTACAATAACGCCATAATATGCACCTGTACGTACAACTTTTAGCGCAATCTCGCCAAACACTTTTTTGAGGTTGCAATTTTCAAGATAGCGTGTTGATTTATACCAACCTTCAACTACTTTTTTAGATTTACCATCTTGTTTTAATTTTTCATCATATATCATTGGCGTGATAAACCAATCATATTTGAATAGGAAAGCCATATAACGACACAGGCGGCTATAGATACCGCTTGTCTTGAAGAAATAATTAGAAATCTTACGCTGTTCATTCATATTATTCTGCTCAATAGCCTTTAGCACATCTTCTTTGGTGTACTTCTTGCGGCGAGAATATTTGTCTGTAATAACCTGACCAATATCAAGAACAACATCATTAGAGAGAGTTTTGTTCCCTACCTTAATCTTATTAAATGCCAAAGGTCCTGATTGCCTATTGGCATTTGAAATGATGCGGCAATCGCGTTCATTCTTATCTTTAACGGTAGCCAAAGCTCACCTCCTAATATCCTGCTGCTTTCATGATATAATCATAACTTAGTCTTCCTTCATCATAATAAGGAATAGTAACTAATTTCAGATTATGTTCCAAGCAAAATTTTCTTTTTAATGTATCGTTATACTTTTGATATTTGAGGGCGCGACCACCACCATATTTTCCAACAGGTACATAATGCTGTGCTCCTTGATATTCTATAAGGAAGTCAATATTGCCGCAATCATCAAATACGCAAAAATCAAAACGAAGATTTCTGCCAGACTTGCCAACAAGTCCCTCAAATTCATACTCTTCCTCAAAAGGTAAACCTGCGTCTGTTAGTATTTCATATATTTTTATTTCACCAATAGAATCACGCATTGTTTGTCCTTTCGGAATTTCTTACTATACCATATAAAATTACACTCTATAAAATAATACAATTTTGCCCAACTTTTATAAAAATGTTTATATAAAAATAGGGCACGACCGCATTGGTCGCACCCTATTAATGCTTCGTAAAGAACATAAATCCACTTAAATCTCTGGAATTGCGGCGATTTCGCCTATCCTCTTGGCGTTTACACCAATAGAGTCCATAGATTAGAGCAGACACTTTATCCTTTAGAATCTTTCTATTAGATTGTTTCAGTATGATATTTGCACCTTCATTATCTTGTACTAGATTTGCCATCTGCGATTTCAGAATATCAGTGGCAACATATGGCCGCAAATAATCTTGACGCTGCAATGGCGACATCTTCTTTCCTTGCGCTTGCTGCAAGAGCTTATTTTTAGCTGTATTCGAGTCAATTAAGAACTTCAACTTACCGTTACGCAATTGCGTCTGAGTGTAAGAATACAGTTCTGTATTCATTGGAGCATTTGCTTTCATCATCCAAATCGCATTCTTAATTGTGTTTTCATTCTCGAACGATTTATAATTCTTACGGTCTTGCTCGTTAGGAATATCGTCTAAATTGATAATACCCATGTTAGGAAGAAGCTCGTCTGTTTCTGGGTCGTTCTGGTCTGTAATTAAGTAATCAAGCAGTCCTACGCCTACATTATATTCTATTCAGTTCGCTATTCTGAATACCGTATTCGGCTATATATTACTATATAGATTAGACTATATCTTTACAATTATAATTGTACTTTCAAATTTCCATAATCAATAACTTATTATGTACTTCCTTGCGGAATAGTCGTTGAACCATATCAAATCATAAAATTTTAATTAATTACTAAAATCAATATCTTTTGTTAAACAAGTCCATCGTTCGCCCCTGCGAATCATATTGGCATAATCAGATGGAAAACCAAAATAATTATCAATATATGCGCCAGTATGCTTATGACTTTTTAACATTTCAATCGCTTGTAAAATTGTTTCTTCTGAATATTTACTAGCATTATTATTTGTACCAGATTGGTCATGCCGCAAACCATTTTCACAAGCGTGCTTAATATTTTGCTTACAAGTACACCACTCAAGATTAGATAAGTTATTATTTTGTTTGTTTCCATCTATATGATTTACTTGTAATTCCGACATATCTTCTCTTGGACAAAAATTTTCCATGACAAGACGATGAACAGAATAACGATGACGTGTCTTACCGGGTGAAGTAAGCGTGACTTTAACGTATCCGTCTTTGTCTAATGCAGTAGATAATTTTCTATTATATTTACTAGAAATTACATCGCCGGTATCAGTAATATAATAATCTATTGCCAGTGGATATTTAGCATTTATAATTTTCATTGTTTTCATGTTTATAGACCTCCAAAAAAAGTCTTTATGATTTGATATTGGCTGCGGATTATCCACATCTGTGGACTTCCCCGCATTTAAAAAAGTTTTACACGAGCTAGTTAGTTAACCCGTTCGCGTCCAAAACTATAGCTTCGCACTTGAACGCATTAAATAATTGCTTAATTCTAATGGCTTGATATTCAAAGTGAGATTCAGACAGGGTGAAGATGTTCACTATCTTTTTATCATTGACGCCTGTTGTTCTTGCAGGAGAAGATTCAATAATTACAATTTCTGTCGGGCAGTTAAGGCGACCTACGTCTACGCCCATAACGTAGAATGTGTCTCTATTTTGTCCCTTGTCGTATCCATTCTTGGCGAGATTAATAATCCTGTGTTTGTCAAACTTATTCATATCGAAGAACGCACCGTCTAAAGTTCCTGACCAGACGGACCCATATTCACGTTCAAATCCAATCTCGTCCATCGAGTTGCCTGTCTCTTGGGCTTGAATGTAGTTCGCTGGCTGTAATCCTTCGACTACTGGTACTCTCCAATCGCCTCCTAGAATGAAAGAATCGTATCCATTACTTGACACCATACGACACAGCGCGTCGATTAGCTTGTCGTAAGCATAAGTACCTTTGAATCCTGCGCTTGTAACGTAAATATCGTTTTGATTCAACGTTTCATTTGGGTCTACTTTTCCATTGACTTTTCTAGAAATAACAAGCATCGGCGCAATGATTTCTTCGTACTTTTGCTGGTCTGTAATGGTTGCTACCTCTTCTGTAAGTACAGCTTGAGCACGAAAACCACGAGAACCAGAAGTCATGCTTACGTTCTTAATTGTACTTCCGTTGCGGAAACTGTATGTTACTTCATCTTTCGATTGACTTGTCTTTGCCAAAGTTCCTCGTGTATCCCAAACAATTTCTCTTGCTAGTCCGGGAATTAACTTACATATCTCCTGCATCTTTGATTGAAGAATCATTGCTGACTGACCTTTAGCATCTGCTACTGTAATCAACGTAGAACCTGGATAAAGAATTGCTTTGACCATTAAAGACAAAACAGCCATAAAAGATTTGGAAAATCCTCGACTAAATACTTCATAGACGGTTCTATATCGCATATTGATACGTAAAATCATACGCTGAGTTGGGTAAAATTGAAACTTATTATTAGGATTGAGTGAAGCCATATAATCTACAAATTTATCTGGATACATACGCCAATAGGCAATAATACGTTGATATTTATCTAAATTATCCTCAATCTTTTTTGGGTCAATTTCAGCAACGCTTTTTTTATCATGGGCCGCAATTTTCAATAAATTACTCAACGCCATACTGCTCTGCCAATCTCTTAGCTTCTTCCTCGCGTTCTTCAATTTGGAATTGTTGGAAGTCCGCAGCTTCTTCATCAGTTACCGCATTATCTTCATCGGTTTTGATACCCTCTGCAATAATTTCGTCTACGCTCTTGGCCTTATTCTCTTCAAGTTTCTTAATATAAGACTCAATAAGATTACCTAGGCCAAGCTCGTTCTTTACGAGATTGTCAGTATAGTTCTTCATATCGTTGATGATAAAATCAATCTTGTCTTGCGGCACATTGATTGGGTCATCTTTTCTTGGGATAATTCCACCTTTAGATTCTACGAATGCAACCAGCTCACCAATCGAGTCAATGTCTCTCTTCTTCTCTTCCTGCTTTTGGCTATCAGTGAATTTACCTGACTTACGCAACATGTCATTGGCACCCTGTAGGTCTTTAAATGTCTTAATATCACCTACATCTAGGGCTTGATTCATCTTTAAATCGGTCTTACAGATATTTTTCAATACTTGTTCACGGTCTGTAGATAACTCATAATCCGCCGCATACTTCTGGTATAATTCTTCCATCTTAACCCATTCAGATGGTTTATATAAAAGACCCCATTTAAGAGAAAGATATTTAATATCGTCTTCTGTAAGACTTTCTGTAATTTGCGCTTCATCAATTCGCGCAACATCTGGAATAAAGTCATTTTGCATTTCACCAGTAATATCTAGCGGCGCATTATTGATATTCTCTACAGGGTTCACACCAAGAGAAGAAGCAACATTAGGCATAAGGTCAAGCACTTGTGGCTCAGGCTCTTCCACTTCTTTTGGTTGCTCTTTTTTCTTTTCCTTTTCGGCTTTCTTGGCTAAGAATTCCTGCTCAACATCTTTGGCCGCGCTGATAACGTCTGCATTTTTCTTGATTTCCTCTGAATCAACTGTATTTTCGGGAACTTCAAGTTCTTTTTTATCAAGCACGCTATCAGGATTGCTCGCAACCTCTTCCTCACCTTGCCGCATTTTTTCATTAATGCGGTCTAAGACACTTTTGCGGCTCATTGTATTATATTCAGCTTGTGAAATCTCACCAGCTTTAAGGCTCTCTAGGAGTCTGTTTTCAAATTCTTCATCGTAGGATGTTCCTTTAATATTCTGTTGCTCTTTCCTAGCCTGCTGGAATTTTTCATTATTTATTTTCTCAGAGTCAGCATATTTCAAATTATTATACTGTTCCATATTCATAGTACGAAGATAGGTGCCGATAACTGACATTGGGCCAAAAGTAGCAGGATTCTTTATATAGCTTTTATTTGCCAGCTCAACCCATTTTTTCTCAACATATGGCACATCCATCTTCTTTAAAATCCATTTGAATGTATCTGGTCGGCGATTATCAATATACATTGTTAAGCAAGTCTTGCAAAGGTCACATCTTTCATCTGTATTAGGTATTTTATAAAAATCAGTTTCTTTCTTAGTCTTGCCGCACTTCGCGCATGTTTTCATAGGTACGTCTGCCATAAATCTCCTTTCTATACAACAAACCCACTCCAACCAAGAGAAGGAAGAAGTGGGTAGATAAGTATTATTTCTTTTTAGACTTGCGGCATTCACGGCATGTAGAATAGAAGCCGTCTTTCGCGGAATTATTCTTTGAGAAGAATAAAGGATGTGCCAATTTTGTCTTTCCGCATTTGCCACATTTCTTCCATTGCCCATATTCCACATTTGTGTAATACCACATAACATAATTCTTTTGAGCCTGTTCCGCAATCATCTTTGGAATCTTTTTGCGCCATAGCGTTGAGAAATATTGCGCGGTATGCGAAACGCCATATTCCTTCTCCATCATGCCGCATATCTCGTCATTTGATTTGCCGTCAATCTTCCAGACCAAAAGGTCATACAGCATAGCGGTTGTCTGGTCTTTAGATTTGAATGTCTGTTCAATTAAATTCTCAAAGTCTAAAAGCTCCCAGTGCATATCGCAATTGAGGTCAGTATAGCACTCCTGTTTAATTGATGAATAGTATGTAAGTAGGAATGAAATATGAACTGGATTGAACAATGAGATAACTCCATTAGATACTGGGTATCCACGTGAATCGAAATAAATTTTCTCAGACAAGTCCATATGCGCCATGTCCTTTAGCTGCGCTGAAACCTTTGACTTGGCAGGCCAGCCCTTGACAGACTGTTTTAACAGGTACATCTGCTGATATGTCTCTATAATTTGTTTTTTCAGATAATAACGTTGCTTTCCAGTAGCAGAAAGAAATTGATGTTTAAGTGATGTGATAATAGAATCGAATTCCCGCATACCTGGGATATTCTCTAAATCATCTTCTGAAATAATATCCTTATTATCTAGGATTTGATTCTTATCGTTATTGACGAGTGCATAGATGCCGTCCTCGCCATTTTCCATATTCTCAACCATTTCCTCAAAAGAAATCTGTCGTTTGTTTACTGTTGCTTCTCTATTTTTTGTGATAATACTGCGTTCTTTTTTCTTTTCCTTTTTGGTTTGATTTCTGTCTGCGGCAAAGAGCAGGTAGTCTGTCATCACACGCAGATAATTTGTATCTAGATTCTCTTGAGAAGTGGCTTCAATGGTTTCCCGCACACATTCAAGTCGTTCTTCCTGTGTCTTCAATGTGTAATCAAGTGCCATATCTTTACTTCTCCTTCTCTATCGGTTTTATTGCATTTATATTATACCATAAAGAGAGATTGAACGCAAGTGCATTTAGAAAAATTTTAGATATTTTTTCTATATATTATATTTAAGTATGCGGCAAATAGAATTACCGTTTTTTGCCCATAAAACCATTACACCTGTAAATTTTGGCCGCAAATGATTACATGTATCATGGTGCTGCTTTGGATTGCCGCGCCGTTGCCCTGAGCAACGGGCGTCAATATACTAACATTTTTGTATGTCTATTGGCGTAATGCGTATCGCTATAGTAAAATCTGTATAGTTATACCTATGAAAGCATATAGAAAATTCTGCACTATTACCCATGCTCACTCTCCCCTTGCATGGAACCTATTGGATGTGCTACTTTTCTAAGAGTATCCTATCCCCTCTGTATGCGGCACGGTAGAGATACCGTTCGTCTCCTGTAAACTAATAAACCAACGCAAGACCGCTTGGCTACAGAAATATTTTGCTGCAAGTGAGAGTACATCCATACTTCTCACGGCAGAATAAATCTGCAACGTTTAAAACCCAGCTATTCACCTCATTGGGGATTTTTGATTTAGGATAATTCCTAAGCCGACTGGGAACGGCGCTATAGTTAGTTTTGTATATATTATAGCAAAAGATTCAGTGCTTTTCAATAATTTCGTGAAAATTTTTTAATGCCGTAATCGGAAATGTCAAGAAAGCCAATAGAGAGAATGAAGAGGAAAGTGATAGGCTTATTGTGGTCTGCGAAAATCCTCATAATACGGAGCTTAGCGCAAAGTCGTATTATGGTATTTCAAAAAATAACTAAGGTCGGTAATTTGTGCAGGGCGGGGCGTACCCTGAAAAAAAACAGGGCAACGCCGGAAACACCCCCCCCCATAAGGGGGGGGGCTAACATGTTAACGGGTCAACAGCTTGGCATCTGCAAGTCGGTCTAGCGCCGCACCAACATAAGCGCTATAGTCGAACTCCCACCCACCTATAAGCGCATCGGCGAACGTCTCCACGGCCTACAATTCCCGATTGCCCATAACGTTTCATTGTGTTATAATTAGGACTAAGGAAACCGACCGACCAATAGAAAGGTTACAATTATGAGTTTCGTGCATACTATTTATCTTGAGAATGGCTACCGCTTTAGTGTTCCAGATAATGACCTTGCCGATGTTGCCGAGAAGGTCATAAACTACGTTAGCAAACAATTCCGGCACTACACCGCTAGCGATATTTATGGTATTGCTAATTGCGAGCTAGAGTTCTATCTTGTCAACCGTTTGGCAAATGAGGTATTTATAGGTCAAGAAGTAGATTATACATGCGTCAATGCTGAAGATGAAAAGTTTCTAACACTTGAGATACTTGACAAGATAAACATTATAATCCAGTAAACCAAAGAATAAGGCGTTACACTTGTAAAGGTGTAACGCCTTTTTGCTATGCGCGATTAGGTATTGCTCCACAATCCAATAGACAAAATAGTATCAACATTAGCAAAAATAATTTAAAGTTTCTACTTGCACCCATGCGGGACTTGCTTTATACTTTTCAGTAAGGAAAGCAACCAAAAAGAAAGGTTCCAGACAGATGAACGATTTTACTATTACCACGGTTGGTCGCAAAGAAGTTTCTTTTACTTTTGAAGATGCCATGTATGTCGCGGCGGCAGTCTATAAGCACGACTATAGCCAAAATGCTCGTACCGTCGGAGGTGACTTGTGGGCAGCATTAAAGTTCAATTTTGGTTGGTATTATAGTAATAAACTCATGAAAGAGCGTGGCATCGACTCTAAAATGTTTCTAAGTGACCAGTATTATATTTCTGATAAAGAGCTGGATGCAATTGTTCAATACATCTTTAATGAAGCGTTTACACGTTTGCTTCTTAAATAAAACTAAAGGCGTTGCCCAAAACAAAAGGGTAGCGCCTTTATTATTATCTATTAAGCACTTGCTGCAATGCTTTATCTTTTGTCTCATGGCTTACACTCACATGTGCGGCAAAATGTTTCACGTGAAACATAAAATGCAATCACAAAAAGCCCATTTATGGGCAGAAAATTATAATGCCGCGATTCAGTTTTGTCAAGAACTTTTTTAAAAAACTTTTTCAAAAAAATGCTTGCACTCGATGCAACGTTCCGTTATACTATAGTTGTAAACGCAAGGCACAAACTCAAAGGGGTTAGCAATGTTCAAGGATAGCACGATGGCTAAGTGGTATGATGTTGTCGAGGTTGTCGCATGGATTGCCTACGCCGCCACGTTCGTCTGGTTCCTGCTCACGGATGCAAACATAGCTGTGAACGCTAACCTGCTTGCGGCAGCGTGGGTGTTCCCAATGCAAATGTATCGCGCCTATTGGGATTTATAAATAAGATTAGCTAAAGGCTCCCACGGGAGCCTTTTATTTTGACGCTTTTTGTCGTGCCTATGCGCGTAGGCATTTTACTAAATGGCACCTTGTAGGCGATTCTGTGGGCTTGCAAGGGTAAAAAATTATGAATTAGTGATCACAACTTGATAGAGTTGTTTTTTCTGTGTGTTCGCTTATTCACGCCCTCACAATTTGACTTTTCGCTTGACTTGTATTACACTAAAGGATTAGATCAGGAGACTTATGGAGGAATTGTGTGCGGCAAATTGATACTTGCCAAACTAGCGCGCTTACCGCATAATAATAGTTGTCCAAAGGCGAGGGCGTAAGAGTAACAGGTAGTTACACGCCCGAACGGGGATAGAATGGAGTTAGCAATGTCTAACGCTCAGAATTACAACAAGGCCCTCGGTCTCGCAGCTCAGGCTCACACCGACAAGTACAACACCACCAAGACGCGAGTACTTGCCACGGGCGTTGAGCTTTCGGACGAGGCTTTCGATGCACTTTACCGCGCGGCGGTTGGTACTTCGGGTCTGGTTGGTACCGCGCCCACCGAGATTAGCGATATTGAGGCGGACGCGCTTGACCTGCTTGTTGCGTTCCTTAATGCTAATCGGGATGAATGGTTTACGTTCTCCGATTTGTGCGGTCGTTCTGGAGCTATCAAAACTAGCAAGGTTCGTGATTTGTATAGCGGTAACACCTATGTTACGCTTGATAATAAAGATACGCGCAACACTCTCAAAGAGTTCTTCGACCGTCTGATTAAGGCTAAGGTCTTTGAGGTGGATACGATGGTGTTCAAGTCGAACGGTACTAACGTTCTTTATGTTTACAAGGCGCGTTAGTTTCTGATAGCTAGGGCGGGGTATTCCCCGCCCGCCTTTAGAATTGGAGTTTGTTATGTTGTATTTCGTTTCTGTTAACGGTATTGACGCGGACTATCCGCTTGACGATTACGATAACTTTATCGTTGAAGCTGATAGCGAGCAAAATCTTGCCGCTGCTATCGTTGCTGCCCGCATGGATTGTGGCGAAGATTCTAAAGATCTTGACAGTTCCGTTTGGCGCGTGCGTGAATTGGGCGAAGAGTTCGACTACAACGTTAATCTTGAGTACGTTTGCAAGGGCGAACGTCTTTAGTTAGTCAAAGGGTAGGGCGCAAGCCCTACCCACCACCTTTAGAATGAAAGATATTTATTATGCTGTATAATGTTACATGCGTTAATAATGGAGATTTGAATTTTACTGTTAGCGCTAACAATGATAGCGAACTTATTAACGCAATTGCCGAAGCTATTGACGCCGAATGTTATGAAAGCTATTATGACGATATAACTTTAGACAATTATGACGGCTCAATTTGGCAAGTCCGCGAGCTAGGTGAACCTTTTAAGATTGAACTTTCAATTAGTCGCAAGATTGACGGCAAGCGTTGTTAATTGCATTTTCCGCAAACATTTGATACAATAAAGGACGTGGGGCAAACGTTCCACGTCCTACTATTGCAAGGGGAATAAATGAAAGCAATTGTATTAGACCTTGACGGTACTATTTGCAACCTTTACGGTGTAAATGGTTGGTTGCATATGTTGCAAGCAGAAAATGCCGCACCTTACCTAATCGCTAAGCCTTTAGGGGACTACAAGAAGCTAAACGGTTTGCTTGCCGCCTTACAGGGTTACGGTTATGCGGTCGAGGTCGTAAGTTGGTTGGCAAAAGGTAAGACCACGAAACAGTTTGATAGCGCGGTACGCAAGAACAAACGCGCATGGTTGCGCAAGTATTACCCTGCTATCGACTTGAATAACGTTCACGTGGTCAAGCATGGCACTAATAAGTGGCGCGTATCTAACTACAAGGGCGGCATTTTGTTTGACGATGAAAGCGGCAACGTACACGCATGGCAACGTGATACATCGAGCGGTAAGGCGGTACGTATTAAAGACGAAACTACTTTGCTAGACGCGCTAGAATCTCTTATTATCCAAGAGCTAGAATAGAGTTAGGGGAGCGGTAACGTTCCCCTATGTTTCACGTGAAACAATAAGGTGACAAATGAAACTGGACAAATTAATTTGTAAATTAATTAAATGGATACCCGTTATAATGGGTTGTATTGGTTTGATTGAATTAGCTTTAGGCGAGTTTGATTCGAGCATTATCTTTTTTGTATTTATGTTTATAACCTATGGAGCACTTTAAAGGCACCTTTTTAGGTGCCTTTTTCTCCATTACGCCATAGTTGGCGGCGATTTTACCACAACACGCAACCAAAAGCAAGAGAAAAATTAGAAAAACTTTTTCTTTTTTCTCGCGTGCGGCACGTCCCGAAAGTGTTATTATTAAAAGCGTAGAGATTAGCCCCAACGTTTAAGGAGTTTCCAATGGCTAATTTTTGTGTCCTAGATTGTGAGACCGCGCCAACTGTCAATCATAAGGATAACAAGGCGCACCCCGAGACGTCTTTGGTTTATGACTTTGGCTATACTATCCGCGACAACGACAACGACGCTATTCGTGAGCGTTCGTTTGTAGTCACTGATACGTTCTATCAAGTTGACCTCATGAAAAGCGCTTATTACGCCGACAAAATCCCTACCTATTATGAGGGTATCAAGTCGGGCGAATGGGTTGAAGCGTCTTTTAATGAGGTTTGGCGCACGTTCAAGGCTGATTGTAAAGAGTGCAACGTTAAAAGCGCGTGGGCGTACAATTGCCGGTTTGACGAGATAGCGCTAAACAATACGTTGCGCACGTATTCAAACGGTTTCGCTACGTGGTTCATGCCCTTTAAGCTACGACTTAAAGACGTTTGGGACTACGCAAGTAACATTACTAGTTCCAAGCGCTATCTAAAGTATTGTGTAGCAACGGGTGCATTTACGCCTAGCGGAAACCCGTCAACTAGCGCTGAAAGTGTGTACCGCTTTATCAATAACGAACACGACTTTACAGAAGACCACACCGCACTATCAGACGCACGTATCGAAGCCGCTATTTTGCTTGCGGCAAAGGCAAAGCACAAAAAGACGCGCCACGGTTCACGTGGTCAAGGTTGGCGAGACGCGAGCGCGGCATTTAAAGCACTTGACCTTTAAATAAAGGGGAGCCATTAGGCTCCCCTTTTCTTTTACCAATGAGCAAAAGCGATTCTAGCGCTCTAGGACGTGCGGCAAACGCCTTTATTAAAATAAGGACTTTACACTAATGGCACCTTAAAACGCGTCTCATGGCTTCTATGGCGATATTTTTTTATTTAGGTACCGCATTATCCGACCAAAAGTTAGCTATGGTAAACCGTGAATCATTGTTAGGTACCTAACTAATTAAAATAGTTTACTTGGGTAAACTATCCAAGACGCCATTTATGGCGCAAAAATTTTACTATGCCCGAGCTGTTTTGTCAAGCATTATTTTCAACTTTTTTTGAAAACATATTTCCTTCACAAATCCCGATTAAAACGCTTCAATTATTAAAACGCTTTAAAGTTAGCCTAGGGTAACGCTGATTGAAGCGCTTCAAGTTTTAAAACGTTTTAAATGCACTTGTTTAAACAACCATAGCCCCAAGGTTGGTGCCAAAATTTTACACCCGCCCAAATAGGTTTGTCAAGAAAAATCTTTTGACAATTTTGAGAAAAACACAAACATAACACAACCCGAAACCCAAATTTTTTTATGCAAGTTTTGCCGCAAATGGCCTGATTCTACTCATTTTGCTTTATCTAACTACAGTGCCGATATTTTGGGAATCTAAAAAAACTAGCCCATTTACCTGGGGTTTCCATATTTTGAACACAATTTTTAAAATAGTTCTTGCCAAAAAGTCTATGCAATAGTAAAGTAATAGTTGTCCAAAGGGGACAGAGAAAAAAGAGCCGAACGGCGGCTCACTCGCGTCTCGGGGACGGAAGGGGTTAGCTCATGGCTACCACTCGCACTAAGTTCCAGTTCACCGACTATCAGATGTTCGCGGCTCTCGTGAACGTGGCGGGCGAGGTTTCGCCCGAGGTCATCAAGTCCGCGCTGGGGGACAACTATGACCCCGAGAAGCACACGCCCGAGAACCTTGCCCGCAAGGTTTCGCATAAGATCCACGTGCTCAAGGAGAACGCTGCTAAGCCCAAAGCGCCGAGCAAGACAGCCGAGCTTAATAAAGCGCTTGCCGAGCAGGTCGCGGCAGAGTTCGCCGATGGCGAGCCGTTCACGCTCAACGATGTGATGATTAAGCACCCCAACGAGGTTAGGACGTTCTCCAAGGCGGGCGTTGTGGTCAACGTTCTGCTTGCCGAAAAGCGCGTTCGCAAGGCGGCACCCATCAACAACAAGACCGCTTATGTTATCGTAGCGTAGTTGCCTATGGTGGGGCGATAACAAGCCCCACCCGCTACCCTTGCACCTATAGAACAGCATAAGGACGGCTAGCCGATGGATTACAGACGCGCGGCATTGATTGAGGTATTCGGGAACTTGCCCGATACGGAACTCCGCAAGCTAGGGCACGACTTGCAAGCCCACCACCTAAACGCGATGAAAAGCGGCAAGGTAGTTTTGCTACCTACCGAGATTCATAAAATAGTACACGACCTTACGCATTTGGCGGGCAACGCCTACGCAAGCGGCGAAACGGAAAACGCCGAAACGCTCACGCAATGCGCGCAAGCGCTCATAACGCAATTTACAATAAAATAACACAATTAAATAAATAACCCCACCTACTCGGTGGGGTTTTCTTTTGCGTTTAATTCCTACTAAAAAGATAGGAAAAAGATCGCTGCCTAGCACAAACGTGTGGAAAAGTCAAGATATTTTGAAAAAATTCACAGAAATTCCATAGTTGGGTCGATTTTACACGATTAGGTACCTTATTGTCAAGATTTTTCAAGCAAAAACACAACTTTTTCACAACTTTTTGACCTCCTGAAACGCGTTTAACGGCCTTGCGGCCTATACCCTTGCGTTCCTAGGCACTTTTGGCTATCGCCCGTTCTAGGGCCATTACAGGGCCGCACACGCGAAAAAAATTAATTTAGGTACCGAGCGACCCGAGCAGGTGTTACCCTAGGTTAACTTCGAATCATTGTGAGGTACCTAACTATTATTTGTGGAGATTCCGTGTTGGTTTTGTGAAGAGTCTTGACAAATCAGGAATTGTATGGTATAATATAATAGGGGAATACTATACAATAATACCATATTTGGGACTGCCGCCGCCGTTGCGCCTATATGGCGAAAATGTGTAGAAATGGGGCCTGCCAGCCCAGCGCCCGCAAAATCCTAAAACAAAAGTCAATCATAAAATTAAATAAAAAAATCCCTCCCCGCCTATATGGCGAGAAGGGACAGAACTAGCACAGGCGTAAGCCAAGAGAGCGTTCTAAAATGAATTTTAATCGTTTTTGCGTACCCCTGTGTGACTTTTAGAGCCAATAGAAAGTGAGAATCAATCGCCAAAGGCGCGCTTGCGCGTCATAAAATAGGTTCACATAAACCAAGAGACAGAAGAAAAAGAAGCGTGCGGCACATGCCTTTTGTAAGTGAAAATCAATGCGGAAATGTGACTAAATTAGTTACATTTAAAAAGTGTTTTTTAATATATGTTTTTATTAAGGTGTAAATTACACTTTCTTGCCCAAAAATTTTGGCCGCACTTGAAAATCAATCCTATTTTGCCTTGGGCTTGCGCTTGCATACCATAGACATCTCATACGTCTTGGAATTGAGAATGAATCGGATTTTACCATCATCGCCGACCTCGATGCCATGCGGGGAATCCTCCCAGTCACCGATGGTCATGGTAAGCTCTCCCAGTGCGTCAGCAATGTAATTCATAACCAATCGTTTTTCAGACACTTTATTCTCCTTCTTGTCTGTATCGGGCCTGTAAGCTGCGTCATACTCGATGCCACGCTCTAGCAGATAGAGGTTGGCCGCACTTGCCTTGAGTATTGCCTGCTGTCTCTTGGACTCGATATACTCGTCAGGAATCTCTATGGTATGCTCGTTACCCTTCATATCATAGTAGGTGTGCCGCATATGCTTACTTCCTTCTATCTCTTGGAATAGGCCGGGAGTCTCGTCAAATGGACTCCACGGCCCTTCTAATTAAAAACTCTAATAAGTAGAGTCTACTTATTAAATATTTCGCTACAGAGCCTTGTACGTGAAGGTCTTGCTATTCACAGCCACCTTCTCGGCACGACCGTCCTCAACGAGGAAACGCATGTTGGCTGCGACCTTGCGGGAACTGACATCCTCACCCATGTGCATGGCTACGGCCTTGGAAGTTGTAGGCTCGTCAAAAGACTTGAGAGCTACATAAATCTCGTCAAGGAAAGCCTGCTTCTCAGCGGACTTCTCAGCGTCCTTGGCACGCTTGCGCTCGATAGCCGCAAGCTGCTTATCACAGAACTCAACTACCTCGGCGTTGTCGGACATGGCAGACTTGATGGTGTTGTAAATCTCGAACTGGGTCATGTTAATCTTCTTTCTCTTGGAACCCACGGGAGGTTTCTTATCCACTCCCTTTCTTTAATTATATTATACTATAAGTTTTCACTGGCCGCAAGAACTTTTTCAAGATGAATTTGGTTTTGAAAATGAAAAGTAAAATGAAAATCGTTTTCATTTGGAAATGACGCGCAAGCGCGCCGAAGGCGAAATTCGTTTTTGCAATTGGAATCGAAAATTAAAAGAGTTGGGCTAAAATTTTTTCTTGACATTGGTTTGCTGAACTGGTAAAATGCGCACTTACTCCCACTAAGTCATGTAATCATTTTCTACCTTATATGGCCTTTTGCCATAGCTTTTAATTATCATCAACACTGCTACATGCATCATTTTTAAATTTTATGTCATCGCAGAAATTACCAAGCTCTAACTTATTGTTTGAAAGAGCAAGTATGGCATCTACCCTATCTTTGTCCTTGGCTCGGTCTGCAAACCTTGCGACAAACTTCAGCCAAGTATCTCCTTTTTCTTCATCCATTGTCAGATAATGCTCTCTAACATCTTGTAAACTCATATACCCTAAATCAGTATAGACTTTCATTTCTCTCAGCGTGTTCTCAATAGATTCCTTCTGGGCACGTGCGTAATCATTTACCTTATATAATTCAGTATAAAGACCCTTCTTTCCCTTACGGTATACAGCCTTCCCCGCATATTCGATAAGGCCGACATCTCTAAGTACGATAAGGAACTCGTCTACTCGGCGAATATTCCTTGCGTTCTTGCAATATCCAAGAGCCTTCAAAATTTCAGTGCGGGAAAAGAAATAATTCTCACCACCCTTAAAGAATGCTTCATGAAGTTGATACCACCTTTTAAGATAGCAATATGTCTTGAAGCAATCTGCACTCAATGAACTAAGGCAAAACCTAACTGTATCCACAGGGATAGTGACATACTGTCCTTCCACTGGCTGCACGATAACGTTCATACCATTTATCTTGATAACATCCAATGATTCAAAGCAACTCATGACATTTCTGATTTGATAGTTCGTCAAGCCTACACTTTTCAATCTAGCTCGGCTGTCCTTCATAGATAGAATTCTCGTATTGTCCTTCTCCAATCTAGTATCTAACATTAGACTTCCCATAGCATTGTAGTCACAGTTTTTATTTTCCAATTTCTCTGGGTCTACGCTAAAACTTAACTTAGGTGCTTTGTGGCTTTCTTCTTTATCTGTCATATTTCTCCTTCCTTGCACACACGTGCATGACATATTATTTATTAAAATAATTTATTATATAATTTATTAGGGGTGTTCATTTTTTAACAGTTTTGAAGGGACTGGTGTTCATTTTTTAACTATTTTACCTTAACTGGTGTTCATTTTTTAACTTTCCAATCACTCCTTTCACTTCATTAAAAATTTAAGGTTAAAAAATAGTCACCAAAGTACCTGCGGAAATAGTAACTGGTGTTCATTTTTTAACCGTTTTGACACTGGTGTTCATTTTTTAATCGCTCCGAAAGTGAAAAAATAGTCACCAAAGTACCTGCGGTTTTGTCATTTGCCAATCCGTCTCGTCCGTTAAAGATAATTTACCGCGCCCTTGCGCCATTACCTAATTAGCACGCAAAAACGCGCAAGCACACTTCACACGGACATCAAGACACTTTACCATATCCATAGTATAACATACTTCGTCTATTTTGTCAAATAAAAGAAAAGACCCACGGCCATAGGCCGCAGGTCTTTTACTACGCACTATTTAATTTTTTCTATCCTTCTTTTGGATACAAATATACTCAGATTCCCAGTTTTCTTCATCGAGAGTGCCCGTATGAATCTTCAATGAAAAATCTCTTTCCGCTGCTCGAAGAGCATCCGTAAATGTTTTATAAGTCAAATAATCACCGACAGTATAATCTAAATGTTTAAAAGGAATGACACAAATATCCTTATAACCACAAGCATAAACGTAATGAATATACTCAGATAATAACCTTACGACTTTATTGACATCTTTGTCTTTGGCCGCAATCTCAATACTGAATTTATATATATTATCAATTTCATCAATATCAAACGGCAAACCCCAAGATACTACAATAACAGGCTTTTTATTGTCTTTTTGATACCAAGTAGCTTCAAAGCCCTTTTTCTGAAAATATAAAACAACTTCATGACACTCTTGGAGAGTCATGTTTTCGTATGCGGCCCTTATAACACAATTCTGATTATGTGGCTTGTCCAAATTCTTATATAACTCTTCGGTCATATTATCAACAAGGCTATATATATTATCAGTCCAAATCATTACTATACCCTTTCATGGCTATAAAATATCCCCAAGTATCCATTGTAGACTTCCAATTACTATTGACCTTTATGCCGCATAGTGCTAACATATCAGGTATAGGCCAAAAATGCCTACTGCCGAGAGGACACCAAATTTCACATTCAGGGCATACATGCTTGTGAAGTTCTTCTTTGCTGATAATGGCGGCAGTCCCATATGGCAGGCTTTCAAGCATATCATACACATAATCCATAATTTTAAACTGCCAGTCAATCATTGGCCCATCATCTTTGCTTCTGCTGTCTATTCATATCGGATACATATTATAACCTATCAGACACTCCATCAATCCAGTCAATACTCTCAAGAATAATTTTGCCATCTTTCTCAGTGATTATACAACCAAAAGCAAAATCCGTATTATAATTGTCAGTCACACCCCAACAATTGTAACACTCGCCATCTTCGTCTGCGCCAGTAGCCAAAGCATCATCAATCAGGTCATACATAGTAGGCAGCTCGGTATCATTGCATGTATCCTTATTAGCTGCAAGAATCTCAACTTGCTTTGTGGCACACTGATAAATATAATAATTCGCAGATAGCACGAAGTCCAAAGTCCAATAGACATTTTCCTTTGCATATTTTTCATTACTCAACAGCATATGCGCTCCTAGTCCCAATCGTTGACAGTCCAATAGACGCTCAAATGACCACCAGCAGCATCATACTCGTCAGCATCATGCCAGTAGTAATCACAGACGCACAGGCCAAGGTCCTCAAGGGTATTCTTAGCATCGAGCATTTCCTTTTCAGTACCATAGCAAGAAACCCAATAGGCACAGCCAGCATAATAATCCTTACGCTCTTCGAGAAGCATGTCGGCAGCAATATTCACCAAAGGAGTAACTTCCTTCCAGAGCTTGCGGCCATTGACAACCTCATATGCCGCATCCAGAAGACCGTCAACCTGCGCAAGAATCGTCTCAACCTTGGTCATATACTTTCTCCTTCTCTTGGAAGACTTTATCTTGTCCTATCCCTTTCTCTATATATATTATATAATATTATAGAGCAGCCCGCAAGAACTTTTTATAGGTCAATTTCCTCAAGAAACAGATGAATACAATACTTGCCGCCAACTTTGGCATAGCTAAGACAATCCCAATGTGCCTTATAGCCAAAAGATACGATAATATAATTGATGGCCGCAATCACATAGTCCATATCACTCATACAGTCAGCAGGAACATAGAAAAAATTAGGACAGTCTACATTTTCACGCATACGACAAATAACATCAGCAGTCTTTGTAAGAATATTTTTATCCTTAATACGGTCAAGAATAACATTAAGACGAAGGTTATCATACTTGTTGGTCATTTGAAATCCTTTCCTTGCCTTTCTTTAATAATATTATATAACATTATTAGACAGACTGCAAGAAAATCTTATGCGGCTAATGGCCTTATTCTTTCTTCTCTTGGATTACCTCACGCACAAGAAACACAGTCTCTTTAGCCGCATATAGAATCATAAGAATACCTGCGACAAAGCCAATAACACACAGGATAATGAAGATAAGTAGGCTCATAGGAGAACTACCAATCAATGTCACCAGTGTCATTATCATGTCCCCAGCAGGAGAGTATAAAAGACAGGACAGCGCAAATTCCAACGATTGCAAAAACAAGGCAAATAACCCCTAACACTTCATCAATCATAATCTTCATCGTCCCATACGTCAATCACGTTGCCGAGCCAATCATAGAAAGTTTCGCCACTGCCGCTTTCAATCTTATTGACATAATCAGCGATACTATCTGTATCGTCAGTAGTATTAAGGGCATCTAAAACATCTTTATAGATATAATCCATATAAACCTCCAATGGCAAAAAGGAGAATAGATTTCTCTACTCTCCTTGTGCGGCCAATCTAGTTTTCAAAATTCATTTCTTTCTCAACCTTACTTGCATATTTTTGACCGTCATCGAAGCCTTCATCATAGCCATCTTCATGACCTTCTGCATAGCCATCCTCACGGCCATCCGTATAACCAGCATCGTAACCATCCTGCCAGCTGGTAACTTTATCATTACGTACATCAGTACAATATGTCTTTAAAACCTTATTATATGCGCCAGCAGTCTGGAAATAACGCTTAGCAACACACGCATTAAATCCTGTGGACTCGCTCCACACGTCATTTTCCGCACACTTAGAACGAGTGACTTCACCATCTTTCCACCATACGATAGTCCAAGGCTTATCATACTTGACGCGCTTAATCTGATTAACCTGAGACTCATTAAACTTGCGGCGAACCTGTTCATCACGCTTTTTCTTCTCTTGGATTAGTTTCTCATGCCCATCCACAAGCGCAGCATAAAGATTCTCAAGCAAATCATCGGACAGTTCCATATTAACAATGCGGTCATTGACATCAGTACCGTAGTTAAACTTACCAAGGAATTTAGCATTTGTGACTGCAAGCTGACGTGCGGCGCGTGCAATTTCATTGGTTTCATATAGTTGATGCTGGACACTAGCATCTTTATACAAAACACTATCAGGTATAGGATTTTTCTCAATACCAAGCATACTAGTTCTCCTTACCAAAGTCCTTCTGGACCTGCTCAAAATACTTATAAAGCTCGTCATTTAGCTGTCCGAGCATTGCGGTACGAATCCAGACATCCATCTTCGTGATACCATCTTGTCCATGTCCGACAAATTCATACCAAGGAACTTCAATGCCGTAATCATCTTCAAGCAGCTCACGAATATCCTCGTCAGCGAACATATTTGCAATCATCTCATAGTCAGGCGCATAGGTCACAAGGAAACAATCAGGGTGTCCAGCAGAAGAAGCATTGCCGCACACATCATCCGACTCGAACATATCATCGTAGACTTCTTCCCACTCTGTATCGACATTATATGTGCCGTTCTCGAAGTTGGCAAAGATGAAGTTCTTCGCATCGTCTTCGACCATGTTCTTATAAGAAAGATAAATCAAACCCATTCTAATTCCTCTCTTGGACAAACTGATATATCAGAAGATAAACTAACACATTAGATTAAAGGCTTTCAATACTGCCGACATAGCCCTCATAGACAAGATGATGCTCACGAAGATTCTTGGCGGCAATCTCGTCCATGATACGGTCAAGCTGCTCAAGACTCTTGAACAGGCATTCGGTGTACTCGATGCCGCAGAAACGACCATCGCTTTCGTAGAACTTGTTGAAGATGACGTTAGCCTTCATGTACTTAGCCATATTGGAAAACCTTTCTTCCTTGCCTTTCTTTAATTATATTATATAATAATGAAAAGCAAACCGCAAGTATTATTTTCTGCTCTATTGGTCTACACCATGAGCGAAACCTTCGTCCCCTTCTTCTAGACCGAAGTAGAAGTTATATTCATCAGCCACGCTCTCAGGCATATCTACTGCATTCTCATGAATGGACTTGATAATATCCATAGTGATATGCAATACCATATCATCGACTGCGCCGCATACAATCTCATAAATCTTATCAATGGCATCGTCTTTGAACTTAGGATTGCGGCCTTTGCCAAGCTCATTGACCATATACACGATGTGCTCTTGGTTGTAGAACACATTCCTCAAAGCTTTGCCACGGACAAAATCATAATAATCTTGCAGCAAATCATCGGAGTCACACCAACGGTCTTCCATGTTTATTTCCTTAAAGTTTGCGGCCACAGATGGGGCAGAAGTTAATATCAATCGAGCTGGCAGTTGACTCGCCATCTTCATCCTCGATACAGATAAACTTATGCTCAGGATTTTTAAAGACATCGCAAATAGTGATGGAATAACCCTCACCCTCGCTATAACTATCATCGAGCATATTGGCGCCAAACTTAACATTGTCGCTGTATTCACAATACTTGCACATAGGGAATTTCTCTCGGTTTCTTTAATTATACTATATAGCAATGAAAGACGGGTCGCAAGAACTTTTTATACTAGTATCAATAATGATAACAAATAGTCACTTCTACGTCATCAGTATCATCACAATGATGCGCAGTGCGAATTACAACGCTGAATCCAGCGTCAGCATATTTTGCAAGAACTTTAATATCAGGCGCAGTAAGGCCAATAAGATAAAGAGTACAATACGTAGTATTATCATAGGGACTATATTTGAAAGATGCGTCAATCATAGTTTCAAGAGTAGTACGTTGGTCTGTAGAAGAAGGATTATTATGAATGTATTCGCGTTTAAACTCTAAAGGTTGAATCACATTTACTCCTTAATAAGACAAAAGCTCCCACGTATTGACCAAAAAGGCTTCGTTCGTATCGACAGCATATAGAAGAACATGACCATCGCCATAAATCTCTTCAATCTGGCAGATAATGAACTTGCGAGTATAGGGATTAAGATACTGTACACAATCGTTGCGCTTCATATACTTTCCTTTCTCTCTTGGTATACTTATATTATATACTATTATTTCACCATTTGCAAGAAAAATTTTAAGCGTGCGATTTAAAAAGCAGTCATATGATATAGCTGGTCAACTAAAAGATAAAAATAATGTCCAAGTATATCATTATCACACTCACAACGACTTGGCGGCAAAGTAATACTTGGATATACAACATCATTCGTGTTTACTTTATAAGTATTAAATACAACAACAAGACTGCCTTCCATTGGTTTTGTAGTCAAAAAAATACTACAATATCCCAATGGTTCTTTGTCATATTTAGACATAATTTCAAAAGAGCAGGACGTATCAAAATTATCAGCTTCATCTTTATAAAACTTAATAACGCCAACTTCCCAACACGCGCTGTTTGTATTAAAACAATAGACTTTTAAGGCATTGTAGATTTCTTTAAAAATATTCACACTTTTTCTCCTAATAAAAAACAGCCAAAGCATATAAATTATGTATCAAACGATAAAAATAACGTCCCAAAACATCGTCAGTGACTTCATATCGACTTAGTGGCAAAGTAACTTGAGGATACACGTTGCCGGTTCCATAGACACTTTCCTTATATGCCTTAAATGAAACAGTCAAAGAATCAAAAGAAGTTTCTGTATTGATTAGAGTGATGCTACACCGACCAAAAGATTCTTGGTTATAGCTGGCAAGAATATCAAAAGTACAATACGAAGTAAGCCTATTTTTGTAAAACTTTACATGACCAACCGTCCAACATTGAGTCCTATCAAGACTATGTTTTTTAATAGCATTGTAGATTTTCTCTAGAATATTTAAAGTATTTGAATCATTCATAGCTCCCCTAATAACAACGCATTAAAGTATCAACTTCATCTACAAAACTATAAACGTATTGACCAATAGAATCCCAGTCCTTGCCGCCATGATACGGAATAACGAACTTTGCAGTTGAATTGCCCATATGACGATTATACTCCCAAATCGAAAATTCTAGCTTGTGTTGCGTTTCCAAATTATGGTCAGTAATTATTAAATCATCAACGGATACGCAACCTTTAAGTGATTCATCATCAAGCCAAACCATACTGAAAAACACTTTGCTTGGATTAAGTTTATTTACAGAAATACGTACGGGCTTCCAATCAAAATGACAAAGAGGACGCTCGTGATATGCTTGCTCCACATGAGCGGTATATTCTTTCAGGCTCTTAACAATTTCATCAGTCAGGTAATAACTCATTTTATCTCCTTAGCGGTCACGAAACAGCGTCAGCATATCAACTTCATCAACGAATTTATAGATATACTCGCCAATAGTATCACAAGCATTACAATCATATGGCACATTAAACGTAACCTGCGAACCATTCGCAAAGGTCATAAAGAAATATAGCCAAGCTATTTCTTCAATGCCGTTACGAAAATGGCTAAAGCCCCAAACAGTAATTCGTCCTTAAAATTCACAAGTCTCTATATCTACCATATTAAAAGTTAGACTACTACCGGGAGTACAAGATTTATCTACAACAATGTTCTCAGGTTTCCAAGTATAAAAAGAACACTTGCCCCTAACAGCATACTCGTCTTCAACCATTTGCGTATAGTCTTTTAAGCTCTCAACGGCTTCATTAGCTAACCAAGTGTTCATTCTCAACCTCGTCGAAATCGCTCATACTTAACATGCAATCAAGAACATGCGCCGCATCTGCGACCTTATCTAAGACACAAACGATAGTGCCGTCATTGTTCCCATCATTATCGCGTAAGCATAGCACGAAGTTATACCCGGCACTAGCTTTATTCTCGTTAGGATAAATATGGATATTACAGTCAGCGGTCTTATATGAAAAGCCAGAAACTACACGGACGTATAGATTATCTTCTTGCTTCTTGACGATATTAAGGATATGCCAAGAATACTTGGCAACATTCTTATACATAAAATCGTGGATAAGCTGATTCATAAACTTGTTCATCTTACACTCCAAGCATATCACAAATAGTGGCGTAAATACACGCACCTTCCATATAATTCACACTATATACGTTTATATCCTTAACATAATCACTGCCGAGTTTTGCAACAGTAAATCGCGGTACATACTCAAAATCATCGCAGGCAACACAAGCTGTGACGGTCACATGCTTATCGCCAAAAGAATAAGTATAAGTCTGCTCGTCCATGCTTGCGATTGCCACATCTTTGTGGCGCATCTGCATTACATGGTTGACGTTAGCGAAAGCCCGGTTGATAATCTGCTTAAACTTCTTGCTGCTCTGGGTCATGTTTTATCCCTTCCTTGTCTTTCTTTATATATATTATATAATAATATAAGACTGGCCGCAAGTATAAAATTATCGGTAAAGCATCTTAACTGCCATGTCGATAATGTCATTCATATAGATGCTGCCGACCTCACATTTATAATCCTCTACATTCAACTCTAATGCATCACAGCCATCATAGAACGAGAAAAGTACGCGACCCATGAGATAGTCACAGCCATATGTATACTCTTCAAAACAACTTATGGCGCAAGAGCAAAGAAGTTGATTATCTGCCTTTTGCCGCACATCGAATGATACTACATTATCATGCTCTTTAGGCTTACATACTTTCCAACTATACATATCGCCATTACTGCACTTGCCGTGAATAGTGTCAAACAAAACTTTGGCGCTTTTCATTTTCTTTCCTCTCTTGGAAAACAAAAACAGGGGCTTGTGCCCCTGTTTACAATTAATATAGAGACAACTTATTCTCTGGTACGTAAACGGTAGAGCCATTCAGATACTTGATAAGGACGGTTCCGTTGCTATTGAAGTGCAGAATCTTAACGACACTTACAATACCAGCAGGACCAGTATAGGTAACATAATCTCCGACAGACAGTTTAAGCATCTTCGTCCTCTTCCTCTTCGTTATCCTCAATCCACTCATGGTCTACAGTCATATATCCGGCTTCTGCCAAATCATCATACATGTCAAACCAGAGGTAATCATTCAACTCAGTATTAGTGCGAATAGTTCCATCACCATACAGGTCGGCTTCTTCAACCATATTAGAAATATAATCGTAAGCGTCAGGATGTTCAACCAAATCATCAAGGCGTGTTTTGCCGCCAGACCAAGCAGGGAACCGATAAAGGGGAGTGTCACAAACGTAACGCATATCTTTCTTCTTTCTCTTGGCTTTCTTTAATAATATTATATAATATCAAAGAACGTAGGTCAACTAGAAAATAGTAAGGACTTTTGATTCTTTTACCATATCACAAAAGAGCATAACTGCGAAGTTCTGAACAGGACTCTCGCCCATTACGCCCTTCTCACCTAGATATGTGCGGCCAATCTTGCTATATGTAACATCCTTCCCATTCTGATATTCACAATAAATATCGAAATAGACAGGTACTTGCTTGCGACCTACCACTGTGAACTTGATACCACGATAGTAAAAAGTGCTGCGCGTTTCACCGTTATACTCACCAATCAGCCAACCCTCATTATATGCGATGGTATCTAAAGCCGACAAAATGTTAGAGATAAGGTTGCAATTCATAAATCTCCTTAAAGATTGCGACCACAGAACGGACAATGCTTAATCTCACGCGAAAAACCTATACTACCACAATATTCACCCATCAAATAATACGCTTTGTCTACATCTGAATAATAGAGATAAAGTCCAACTTCTCCGTCTGGATTCTCGTAATCATTGCAGTTGATACTCTCTCCCCAGTGGGTGTTCATCTTGAAATTACAATACTTGCACATATAGTCTCCTTAAAGATAATAGACATCTTCACGCTTAGCGGTGTGAAACACGCCGTCTTCATCAACAATAACAAGGCTATCGCAGAATAGAAGAACATCAATGACTACGCCATATACATCGCCATACAGAGCCTTATAAAGAACCATAGAGCCAATCATATAATTTCCTTTCCCTCTTGGTCTATATATATTATATAATAATATATAGCGAAACACAAGAACTTTTTAATGCGGCATCAGAAGATGTACAAAGGCTCCATAAGGCGAGATAATCCAAGGGATAATGGTGGCAAATTCTATAACCGCAATACCCGCGAAAACTGCGCTTAGGCCATAGCAGACATAACTTGTAGCTTCGAGAGCTTCATATTTATTCCTTACACAGCTTTTTTGATACTTTGTTAACGGTAATTTCTCCCAGTCAGAATATTCCTTACTTTTAGCCATACAAAATCGAGCTACAACCAAAAGAGCAATAGCAAGAATGGCAAGGATTATAACTCTACTAGCGTATGCCGCAATCACATATGAAGCCTATGCTGGAATTATGTCTTTTGTAACAGCGCTTACAGCGATTCCAAGCTGATTTGCAATTTCTTTAATAACTTCTGTATTCATTGTTCACATTCTTTCTAACTAATTAAGGATATAATTAATAAAAGAGCCATAAGGAGAATATATCCAAAGAGTAACGGACGAAATTGCATTAACCGAAAGAACAAAAAATACTGTTGCACAAAGTGCAACGAGAGTACCAATTATAAAATAAAGACTTGAATCGTAGTTTGGATTTAAATCGCCATTTCTTTTTTCAATTATGCCCTTTTTCATAAAAAATACAGTTAAAGCTAAAGTTACCGCAAATAAACATCCAAACATAATAACTCCGAAAATATTATGTCCTATTTCAAATTGAGCAAAAGCGGGAATCGCTTCTTTGGTAACTTCATCAACTGTAATGCCAAGTTGATTCGCAATCTCTTGAATAGTTTCTGCGTCCATTATTCACACTCTTCCATCATTGCACGACCTAAATCGGTGATGACACGACCACGCGGCTGCTTTTGAATATAACACTTGGATAGCAGATAAGGCTCAATCTTTGTTTGCACAGTATCTTTATCCATACCAAGAGTAAGACAAATTGTATCCACACCTACAGCGCGAGTATTGCTGTTAAGGAAATTCATATAATCCATATCATCTTGATTAAGACCAAACTTATTAATTCCCATCACATATAGGGCTTCATCAACGATTTCAGGATTGATTACGCCATTATTCATAACCAATGCAAAATCATATACACGGGCTACATAAGAGTTGGCATTGCGTGGAATACCGCGAGTAGTTGCCGCAATCTTATAGACACTCTCTTCATCAATCTTAATTTTCTTCTCTTGACAAATCTTCTCTACGATAGATGCCATATCAGCTTTAGAATATGCGGCTAATTTAATTTGAATAGGGAAACGGTTCAAAAGCGCATCGTTAAGACCACCATAAAGATTAGTTGCGGCAATAAGAGTAAAATGCGGCAAGCTCACCCTTGTCGCCACTCCGTCCACTACAACATCTGCTTGGAACTGCTCCATTGCAAAATATAGAGACTCTTGCAATCTTTGGCTAATTCTATGAATTTCGTCGATAAAGAGCACGTCATTCTCTTTAAGATTAAGAAGAATCTCGTCAATTACCTTCTTATCATTAATCGCAGGGCCAGAGAAAGCCTTAAACCCATATCCAAGCTCGTGTGCGATTACATTAGCCGTAGCGGTCTTGCCGCAACCAGACTGGCCTGTGATAATCGTATGCGGGAAAGATTCCTTCTTAATCTGCGCTGCTTTAATATAGATTTGCAACATCTTTTGGACTTTTGGCTGTTCTTTCAAATCTTCAATCTTACAAGGACGGAAACCGAACTCAGAAGCCATATAAAATCCTTTCTGCTTCATTTCTTAAATATATTATATCATTTTATATGGCTTACTACAAGAAAAAAATAGGGCTATTTCTAGCCCTACCATTAGTACTTAGGAATTCGTCCATTAAACTTGCGTTCGCCGCATTTGGTAAATTTATCACAATCTAAGTAAGAACATACAAAGTTATCTTCTTCATCGAAGATACCGTTATCACTATGGAATACATATACATTGTGCGGCTTCTCATACTCTTCCCAAGCGTCCATATTGTAGGCAATATCATGTGCGAGGAAAAGTGCAATATCTGCATCACTATCTAGAATAGGAATTACCTTCATTCCACGATAGGAATCAACACCATTTTCAAACCAGTCCATCATAACAAAAAACATATTTACCACTCCACTACTAAAACAAAATGACCGTTACAAGGTGTCACGTAACAATTATAACCAAGACTATGATAATATACAACAATACTGCGGCGAAACTCTACATCCTGCGCACGTTCATCGTCACAAGGAAAAAGCTCGACCTTGCAACGAAACTTCATACGCTCTGCCGCAGCAATAATCTCTTCATTGATTTTATCTTCTAGCTCTTGGGGAATGTCATAATCGTACTTATAAAGAGTATCATAGACCATCGTGCGGGCATCATTAGCAATCATAAAATACCTTTCTAAATCATCGCGCGACAAGTTACAACTGGGCGACCTTGCCAATCGCGCATACAATCTCTATTAAACCAAGTATCACAAGGGCGATACTTAGGCTCAAACCAAGGACAATTAGGACAAGAAGCACGCAATGGTGCGATACTGCCCGTCTGCCGCATCCATGCGCGGCATACGTCTCCATGAGCACATGCGGCCATTATTCATGCTCCTTACGATAACGCTCGGCATCTGCGGCAGTCGCTAGGAAATATTCATTCTCATGGCCCGGCCAATTGTATTCAACGAATACTCCCATTGTACGCAAAATCGACTGTGCGCCACGTAGTTTAGCTTCATATCGCTCACGGGTATCAGAAAAGACCTTCAACTCGTCCTCAGATTTACTTTTCGTAGACGAGCCGATAATGCTGCGCTCAATGTCTTTCGTGGTATTGAACCAACTCAGCACGCTTGCCTGCTTCTCCTTTGTTAGATAATCATAATTATCTGGATAATCAAATGTACACATATTTACTCTTTCATCACTGTAATTGTAGACTCACTACCGAGTCTATGTCCTATAGTTGCATTATACCCAAGTTTCTGCAAGATTATACATATATCTTCACATTCCTTTTGCGGCATTTCATATACGCAATACTCAAAACCAATAGGTTCATCATTATTTTCATGCTCTTGGATAATGCTTAAAATTTGCTTAAGGTCATATATAGTATCTTTTTCCATAATTACAAATTTACTCTTTATTTCTTAGCTTATTGATGCGCTCTTTAATTGAACTAAATATTACAGAATCACAATCAAGACATGCTTTATCTGGCGCGACAGTACAATTATAACATTCTCCAGATTCGCTTAGGTAACGACAGATGTTATTACTGGAAATACACTTATCTAAATCTTCTTCCAACTTTTCCCAACTGTCATGCTGAGTTAGGTAAAGGCTGTCTGCCGGGAGCATTCCGTCTTTCTCTCCACTAATATCCGGGCTGAACACTTTCCACTGCGCCCAAATACCGAGAACATTGCATCTGTATGTAAAGCTGGTGATGCGCACCTTTTTGCCGTTGGCGTCATACATCACCTCGGTATCCAGTGGAATCTCGCGGCCCTCGGCATCTTTTGGTAGTGTAATTTGAGTTGCCATTTAATCTCCTTCTACACAATCATATACTCGTCTACAAGACTTGCAGCCTTAGCACGAGCAGGCATATAACGTCCAGCCCACATGCGCTTGATAACATCCTCGGGTACACGTTCAACACCTCCGCGCTTAGCGTTTTGCGGCAAAGCAATGTCAAGGCCACGGTTGAAGTACACAAGGATAACCTTATCGGCGTTCTTGCCGCAATTCTCAACGGTCTTACGAAGCGACTTCCAAGAGATATGGGTAGCATCTGCAATAACGTTAATATCATTACAGAGGTTGTCATTAATCTGATTATAGAAGTCGCGAGTAACATTCTTCTCATATTTGAAGTAATCCATAGAGGGATTGAAATCAGGGTCGTTCTTCATATAGGCGAAACGGATGCTATCGCGGGAAATCACCTTAGCGTTGAAGTCGACATTATGTTCACGCGCCCAAGTTGTCTTCCCAACTCCAGCACAGCCTGCAAGAATATAAAGGTTAGCCATATTTATCTCCTAATCATATAAGCGGTTTGCTTTTCTAGCTTTATCATACTCTTTTTCTGGATTATAATTGCTATTACACTGATGTGTTAAATGCCAAAACTTACACATCTTGCATTTATACGGACGTAAAACTTTTGAACTATTTATAAATACTGTCTTTGCGGCACACAATGCATCATACTTACTAGAATATTTCTTTTTTGACTTACAGACATCTATATTGTGATACCGTACATGTACGAAATGAGGACAAAGAAATCTCTTATCATACAATTTTGTAGTATCTTCAATCATAGGACGTGTATCGTTATAATATCCACAATCCACATTGCTGCAATGTTCTTTGATTCTGTTTTGACACACAGTACAAACAAAAGTAGACATTGTATATTCTTTCTCTTGGTCTTTCTTTAAATATATTATATCATTTTGAATTGCCGTATGTCAATAAAAAAATAGGGCAACTTCTATAAAAGAAGTTACCCTACATAATGTGTGGAGGAAGTGACTGGTGACGCTCCAGATTCCCTGTTAAGGAACACATCGCTTTCGAGGCGAGTCCGAACGCTGGTTCGGTTCCACTTCCTTATGGCGGCTAACCAAAGTGCTGCCCTCCATTCCCCCTCTGGAATGGACCGCTTTCTAGGCGGGCTTACTCGCTGGACTAGTTGATTAGCCAAAGCAGGAGGTGTATTCACGGCACCTCCAGAGTAGCTGTTTTCGGTGTTTCAGCTCACCAATTACTCCGTGAAAGCACTTGCTTATCTCCTAGCAAGAAGGCTCGCTATCCTCTCGAATAGCTATGCGGCGTTGCCTATTCTACCGCAAAAGCTGTTTTCGGCACAGCTTCAAAGCCACCGCCAATAGGGGCGTGAACATACAAGGCGGGGCAACTGGAATACGATTCCAATACTTGAATCACAAGTACGTTCTGATTAGCAGTCAGACCTAACTCCCCGTTAGTTGTCTGCCCCATATAATGCGCGGCAATAGGACTCGAACCTATACGGGGTTCCTCCCCCATCAGTGTGTACAACTGGAGCGTCTGCCAATTTCGCCATACCGCGTATAAACAACACCAGACCTCTCTCGTCAAGTTTCGCTATGAGGAAGCGCTTCTGAGTTATCATTATCCTGTATCTAATGCTGTTTTAAACTGAATAAGAGCGGCATAACAGATTCTAACTGTCACCAAGGGCTTGGAAGGCCCGTATGCTAAACATTACACCAATGCCGCATGTTGATTATATGATTTAGACCAAGATAGTGCAAGATTTTGGACTCGAACCAAAAATTTTCGCTAATCTGGCGATAATACAGTTTATAAGTCTGCTGTTTTACCATTAAACTAATCTTGCACTATTTTGGTCTTTATCAGATTGTAACTAATGATTATAATAATTATCATAATAATCTTCGAGCATTGCGGGAATGCCGTCAAACAGCTCATTCTCGCCAAGAGTATCTAGAGCAACATCAACAAGGTCGGCATCGTACATATCATAGAGCAAGTCAAGATATGCGTCACGGTCAGATTCACTAATCTCCATTGTATTCCTCTTCGTCAAACTCTCCATTGTTGCACATCCAATCATTAACGCATACCTTGTCAGGTTCGTCATCAATTAGATGCTTGCGGCAAATTCCTAGATACCAAAGGTCTGTAGACTCATAATATTTGCAATTACCGCATATATTAGTCGCTTCAACCATTATTTCTTCTTTCTCTTGGTTTCTTTAACTATATTATAGCATATCTTTTAACCAAAAGTCAAGAAAAAATTAGGCATAAAATTCGTTAAAATCATTAAGCCAGTCCAAGAGAGCTAAAGATGTAAGTGGAGCAATGTTCCATAACTGCTCAGCACAATAAGTGCTAGTATGAGAAGGATTCTTTTCCATAGCGTTTACAACAAGGTCATAGAAAACAGCACGGTCAACCTTTTTAAGTTCATCAACAATCTTCTCAATGTCTTTCTGTTGACTAAGATATACAATGAAATCCAAAATCATAGCAGTCATTTTATTAAGGTGCATACTACACATTTCACTCATATTTTGACTCCAATTTAGGATGAATTGCCCATTCGCCACACCTGTCTCCGCTTTGCGGCGAAGGATGAACAGTGCGGACATTATAATCATAGTCGAGAACTACTTGGGGAGGAAAACGATAACAACTTTTTTGCACATAATAACGGCAATTTGAACAGATTTTCATTGGCCCATATTTAGACATGCTTACTCTCCAAGCTCAATTTTCTTCTGCTGGACATCGAGCCAAATGTCGTGGATGTTGACAGGGGTAAGATTATTCGTGTCAACGCCCACGTGATATGTCCAGTCAACAAGGCCCTTGGGAGCCGCATCATGAACATGACCGTACAGAATGACATTGGCGCTGTCTCCACGCATTTCCTCGGGACGCTCGTGAATCATAATGAAACTGACATCATTGTAATCAAGACAAGATACCTTGTTTTCGATAATCCAGCCGAGCTTTTCCATTTCAGCAATGCGCTTCTTGGTATCATGATTGCCGGGAATCACATGAATTTTTCCATTAAGACGAGAGCCGTACTTAGCTACAGTCTCAAGCGGTCCCATGAAACAATCACCAAGATGGTAGACAGTATCCTCAGGAGATACAACAGAGTTCCACTTCTCAACGATATGTTCGTTCATATCTTCAACAGTATTAAAAGGACGCGACTCTGGACAATACTTTATAATATTCTCATGACTAAAGTTAGTCAATGCGAATCTGAGATAACCCAGATTGACATTGGCATCACCTCCAATGAATTATACATATGACCAAATATAGCCATATGCGGTATTTATCAATCCTCTAGCACAGGATGCTATGCAAGTGCTATAAGAATTTTCTCTTTCTCCTGATAAAGATTCTGCGGCATCAGCAACGCTATCGAATATACGTATCTGCTCTTTGGTGTCTTTATCAATTTGAGCAATTTTTTTCTTTTTGTTATTTGCAATAAAGTCTTTATTAAAATCATCAAAAGAATCTACATAGCACCATCTATACCCATAAGCAGTTTTTTGTTTGCCTCTACATACAGCAGAAATATTCATGCTTCTATCGCCGCCACCAACACTATCTGCGGCCTCTTTTAAAGAAGCAAACTTTTGTAAAATCTCGCCATTAGATTTATCAATTTTATATACTTCTCTGCTGCTTATTTTAGAATTTACTACTTCCGCAGGAAGTATTGTAACATCATTTTGCCTGCAAGCCCTTTGGACAATAGTGCTTGCACATTTATACTTTCTACTTACTTCGTTTACATTCTGTATCTCTAGATATGCTTTTGCCAATTCTGAATAATCATACATGGGCTTTTTATGAACGTCTATATTGTTTTCATGTAAAACTTTAGACACTGTAAAATATGATACATCAACTTCTTTGCTAATATCTTTTACTGAATTATTTGTATTTATATACAAGTCCAATATTTGCTGTTTCTTCTCTTCGTCTAAAGGTGGCTTTCTAAAGGCACTGCCACCAATTGTCATGTTATATCCTTGATAATACGAATCATAAAAACTTATCCAATATATTTCTCTATCATTTAATTCTTCTGCTAAGCATTCTTCAATTTCTTCAATAGAGAAATTATCTATACCATATTTCCTCATGGCTCTATGAAGAGCGTATTGACACCCTTTTATGGCATCTCTTTTGTGCTCGTTAAATCTTTTTTTCTATTGTACCAGTTGTTTGACCAATATAAACATTTCCGTTTATATTATTCGTAATTTTATAAATATATCCCAATATTAACAACCACTATTACTATATCTCGATTTC